ATTTTTTTTTATCTATTATATAATTTTCGAGAAAAATTGTATTTTTGAGTATATATTTTCAGCGAAATATTGTATTTTTGAGAGTTAAACCAGCGATAGAATCGCTAGGAACGGGGGCGCAAAGGGGTTAAGGCTTTTTTACCTTTTTACCTTTTTACCTTTATTTCGCCCTGCAATAGATAACCGGCTCGCCACTCTCATCATTCTGCATGATAAAGCCCCAGTATCCTAGCTCCTGCAGATAAAGCGAAAGCGGGTCGCCAAGCGGACAGACTATCGCCTTGAAGTACTCACGAAGTCGGGCATCGTTAAACACTTCGCAACCGTCTACCCAATGATCCAACGGCTTATACTGATTATTGAAGGCTTCTATCTTTGCCGGGATAACGAAATCCTGCAGCGTAACTTCTGCCTGTTCATCATTATCCACGATGTCGTAACCGTACTGCACGTGTTTCTTACTTTTTCCCTTCCCCATGGTCGATATATTTATTAATTGCTGTAAGTACCAAAACTATCACGATAAGCAGAAAAAGGGCGAGGGCGTTCTTTCTGGCTTTCTGAATCCAGTTAGCCTTTCTTGTCTCTGCTGTATTCTTTTCCTGCGTATCTGATAAGCTGTCGGTGGCCTCCCAGTGGGTGCCCACATCATTACTGCTACTGACGGCAAGGCTATCGATGGTCTTCTGCATCGTATTGATTTTCTGCTGCTGCATCTGCAATCGCTCCTCATAAGAAGACTGGTTGTTATAACTGCCCTTGCGATGTGTAGTGCGGTTGGTGGTAGTCTGCTTATTGCCGGAGGAATCAGTGGTCTCGGTAATCTGCTCCTGGATAGTCTCCTCATATTCGCCCGTTTCCGTAGACGAAGAAGAAGTATGCTTATCCTCGCTCACCTTAATGGCTACGCTGTCATTCACCATTACCTGCTGATGCACGCTATCCTGCTGAATAGCCGATACGCTATCCTTCACTTCCTGGTGGTTATCGCTAACCGCCCGTCGAGAGGCAGCACATGCCGTAAACATCATCGTCACTACTGCTATCAAGAGTAGTTGAATAATCTCTTTCCTTTTCATACGTTTTCATTTCTTTTAATGTTTCTGATGCAAAGGTAAGAAAAAGGGGAAGAATAGATGGGACAAACAAATAAAGGTAAAAAAGTAAAAAGAGCATTTAAAAGTAAAAAGGTAAAAAAGTAAAAGAACAGCAGGGCGATATATCCCGCTAGGCTCTTTTTACCTTTTTACCTTTTTACCTTTAACCTCGGTAGAATACCGGAGCAAAGGAACCTTTGCAGTCGAAGAACTCCTTTGCTTTATCCTCGATACCCAACTTCCGTATCATATCAAAGTCATCATCGCTGCACTCTACGCAGAACCTTCCGTTCTTCATGCCAACGAAGGAAATGCGGGAAACCAGTGATTTCTCAGCGTCGCCTATAACGAGCTTGCAGAATGCCTTCCACTTATCGGCACCCTCGCCTACCTTCGTTTCTATCTTGGCAGATTTAGGCTGCACGTTCTTCTTAACATCGTAAGCCTTCGCATCGAACAGCTCACCTTCAGAATATTTTCCTGCCTTATGCAGTTTGCCGAGCGGCGTATAGAAAACCTCAAAGGTGATATAATCAGGGTTTCCTCGTTTCTTATCTTTAGGATAATGTTCCGTATAATCAAAAGTAATATCTATATCATTCTTCTTTGCCTGTGCCACCAGGTCAGCCTTTGCCTTATCCAAAACGTCCTTCTTAAACTTAGAGTACTTAGCATACTGATAAACCTTTTCCTTCGTTTCCGGGTCTATCTCATAGCACCCCAGGAAGTCCTTCAGCTTCTCTACCGTAACCGATAAGGGGTCGCTCTGCCCCTTCTTGCGTGGGCGGTCCTTATTCTCCATCAGCCAGAGATAAACCCTCGGTGTTACTCTTCGCTTACTGGTCTTCGCTACACGCGCCATGTGCGGCACATATCCCTTGCTCAAGTCAAAGGCATAGTCGGCCACAAAATGATTGATGTTTAACTCGACAACACCCGAATAAACATCCTTGATGGTACCATCCTTGCCTACCCACGTTTTCTTAGGCAGCGAAATGCGGTCGAATACAGGATAAAAGTCCGAAATCTTATCTTTCTTTACGAACACCCTCAAAGCACCAATTTCTTCTACGATAGGAACCTTACCATCGGCAAACTCCTGAAACATTTCCTTGTAGTTGCTATGATTATCTACAAGTTCTGACATATCTATACGGATATGAAGAGCTTCCCTCTTCTGTTCCTCAGACAGGAACGGAGATTTTGGATAAGTCTTCTCCTTATATCGCATCTGGTCGTAGTACTGATTGATGTACTCCTGCAACTTTGCGCTTACTTGCAACATAATATCCTGTTGCAGGAGTGAGAAGGTGCTACCCAGCGAAGCATAAGAGCATGGAGTCTTGATCCACCGCAAATTACAAAGCTGCTGTTCCGTTGGCTGGTTCTCCAAATCACGGAAAGTAACCTGATTTTCATTTATTCGCTTGTCTTCTTTTGCGCCCATAACTGTTACTTATATATTTTCTTTCATTTTTATATATACAGATATAATAAATAGTATCAGTATCAGTATAGGAACTTGAAAAACGCCCGAAATACCGATAAACACTAAGGTTTCCGAAAAATCGAGGTTCCAAGAACTATACCTTTTGGTACCGAAAACTATACCCTTACGTACCGAAAACTATACCCTTCCAAATTTTAGAACTTGGTACCAAAAACTATACCCTTTGGTACCGAAAACTATACCCTTTGGTACCGAAAACTATACCCTTCGGTAAAAGACTTTAGTAAGAAGGTAAAAGAGTTTAGTAAAATTTTACCTCAAAGTTAGCCACAAATGTAGTGACTTGTTGGGTACCAAGAACTATAACCCTTTTGTACCTTTTGGTACGAAACTCGCTACATTTATGGCTAACTTTTCATCATAACCATTTATAAATCAATCATTTAACCATTTGGCGCAATGAAGATTACATTGGTGCAACGTATTTCTAAGAGCATAAATGCTTATAAATCAGCGTTTTATGATATAAACTTAGCCACAAATGTAGTGAGTTGGTACCAAGAACTATACCCCTCGGTACTATTTCGGCACCTCAGAAGGTAAAAGACTTTAGTAAGATTTTACCTAAAACCAATTTTCAGTTTACCTTCAAATCTGACTTTTCGTTTACCTGCATTATCCGTTCTTATGTCTATCCAGATACTCGATGACTGCCTGCAGAGCGATGTCCTTGATAGGCGTACCCGTCTCCATCTTCATCTGCAATATCTGCATGTAGTAGTCCATCGGCACATAGATGGTGATACCGTTCTGCGTCTTCTTGCCAGTTTTTCTCATAGGTGCAGGGTCGGGAGCAGAAATAGGAGCGGCTGATGCGGGAGGAACAGGAGACTGCGACGGTGCTTCAGCCTGTGGTGCAGGTTCCGACTCTGCGGCACCCTGCCCGTTCTGCTGTTTCTCCAATGCCTCGGCAGCGCGCTTCTGGCGAGCTTCCTCATTTGCCTCATAAATCTTTTCTATACCTTTGATGGCTGGAGAGTCTTCCAAACCTTCAAACTTATGTATACTACTTTTTGTTTTTCTTACCATAATCGTAAATCTCTAAACGTTAAACATGAATCATTATTCCGGCATGCTGGCCAAAATCTCCTTCGTAAAATTCTCATAGTCCTGCCCTACTCTGCTGTAAGGCGAATAAGAAAATATATCCTGATTGATAGCCTGCGCCTCTACCATCTTCGTATCTCGACGGGTGTACGAATCGAACATGTAATCATCAAACTTATTGCCCAGATACTCCTTAAACTGCTTGGTGGCTCTCGTCTGATCATTACTCATCACCATAAACAAGCCTCGAATATCAATATCAGGATTCAAGTCTTCACGCGTTTCCTGCACCGCATTCAGAATTTCGGCAATACCTTTCGTTGCCAGCATTTCGAGCTGGATAGGTATTACTACACCCGTTGCCACAGACAGGGCATTATGCGTAAGCAGAGATAGTGCTGGTGGGCAGTCTATCAGAACATAATCGAAAGCCTCCAGTATAGATGAAACTCCTTCGGTGCCCAATTCGTCGCCTCGTACTTCCGCCAGCGGCTTGCCGAATAACTTATACAAAGCCTTGCGTGGCACCGGCATCTGGTTTAGAAAAGGTTCGATGTTGATAAGCCGGTAAGATGCTGGGGCAAGATAGATGCCCTCTCTTACCTGATAGACGGGCAAAGGAGACTGCTGTATCAGCGCATCGTATACGGTAGGCTTCCCGATATTCTCTGCCTCACTCCATCCGAAGAGGAAAGAGAGACTAGACTGAGGATCAAGGTCAATGAGCAAGATACGAGGCTTGCGCTCCTTGCCATCTTCACCCTTACCGAAGTAACCTTTCCCATAACGGCGAAGACCAGTTGCTAAACTCTGTACGGTTGTTGTCTTACCAACTCCTCCCTTGTGGTTTACGAAGGCGAGGATTTCTTTTAATCTTGTTTCTGCCATAATCTTAAAAGTATTAATTCGTTTATATATTTATTAATGTATTCGTTTCTTTAAATCCACTAACGCAGCCACGCATAAATGCACGTTTGTGCGTTCCTGCTTTTGTGGAAATATGTAGATACAGAATCATGCTTTTATGCAATCCTTTTTCGTTATTTCTTAAACACGCTACAAAATTAAGAATTTAAATTGATACTACCAAATTTTTTTATAACTTTCTGCGTTTATGAGTGCATTTATTTGTTTATTCGTACATTCATGAGTGTATTGATTGCTTTATTCCTTGATACCTGCATTGATTTATTTATTCGTGCATTTATTTACTCATTTATTTGTAGATTTCTTTATTGATGTGTGCGCTTATGTATTTATGTGTTTGTGTATTTGTGTATGCGTTTCTGCTTTTGGGGAAATGTGGAAACGTGGAAATATGGAAATGTGGAAATGTGGGGATAAAGAATAAAGGTGCAACATACCAAAGTACGAATACACCTTTTTACCTTACTGTCCCCCCTAACCGTCGTAATCTTGTTGCGCTCGAAATTCACATTTGGAACCGTGAAGGTGGAGTAGGGCTTTTCGCTGTCTTTCTTACCCATGGTAATGGTGATATTGGTAGAGTAACGTAGGAAAACCTATTCCATCAGGTTCGGGTCCTTGTCATATCTGCTGGCGACTTCCTGCTGCCACTCATCACGCTCTTTCTTATATAGTTCCCTCTCATTCTCTTTGCCCAGAACATCGTTCCAATCCTTTTCAAATTCCTCCTTCACAAATTTCCTTATCGGTCCGAGATACTTCTTTTCTTCCTGGCAGATCAAACGGTTTTGCTTTTTGCGGTCGTCAGCATTCAGATAAGTTGATTTCCGGAAGAATATTCCGAATCCAACCCCTAACCCTATCAGCTTGCTATATTCTGTCAGGAAAGAAACCAGGTAGTCTCTCAACGTCTTTAGTACATCCTCTTTCTCATCCTTTAAACCGAGTTCCGTAAAATGTATATACTTAGATAAAGACATAACTATTACGCCCTTGTCGGTTTCTACCGTCAGCTTATAGGACGAGCTTTTTTCGCCCCATTCACGGTCTAGAAATACCTTCAATGAACCGGTCATGTTCGATTTATCTATATGAACATCGTAACTCTTCAGGTCGGGAATAACCGCTGGAATAAATGTGGTATATCCGAAGACGTAACATAGATTTTCAAAAGGTATCGTTTCTCCACGATGAGCGATGATAGAAGCTCCAGTCTCTTCATTCACACCTTCAGGAATCTGCCAAAAACCATCTTCGTCAATGTAATAATACTCGTCATAACCTTCTAAACTGTCCTTATCTTTCTTCCATGCAAGACCAATGCGCTCATACAACATGCCATAATGATCAAGAAAGATGGCATGATCGCTGCAGGGGATAGTAACTACTACTTCATTATCTTTCATATTTTTAGTTTTAAAATTGTTCTATAATTGATAACGCAAAGGCCTCCGGAATTATTATATACCCTTACGTTTTTTTATTAAATCTCCTCAAGTAGCACGCCCTGAAGGGGCAGAAGCTCCTAGCCCAGGGCAACACCCTGGGTAATCATAGGCGCGCCCCTCTCGCCCTGTAAGGGCAAAAGCTTTCTTGCGTTCCCAGGTGGTGGCATAGGCTGCGCAGCCACGCCTACCAGATAGTGGGTTTTCCTTGCGCCTACGTCCTTATCACGTCCAAATGGTACAATGATAGGCGACGATACAAGATAGCCGCATACAGGCTTAAAATCTCTGGTGTACGATGGTGATGCAAGCAACTCGGCAATATTCATCTTTATGATAGCCGCAGGAACGGAAACGGAAAGGTGTTTTGTTTCTTTCTCGTCTTCCTCCTTATCCTGCGCCAAATCTGCATGCTCCTTAGCCTTCAGCGCCTCCTTGAACATCTTATCCAGCTTCACACCTTTGTAGGCGAAGAAAGCGCAGCCACGATAGCTGTTAGCCTTATTCCGTCTATCATCAGGCATAAACTCCTTACAGAAGCCGGAAAGAGTATAAACCTTGCCCTGGTATACCACCTTGTTATTGTCTATCGTGATAACCCTCTGCCCACCATGGATAAAAGTAATGATGTCGCCAGGCTCGATGCCGATCTTATCAAAAGTAAACTTGCGGCTATCATCCACAGACTTCTTTTTCTTCTCAGAAGATGACGCAGCCTTTTCAGAAGATGATACCACAGGAACAACTTTCTTTTCAGATACCACAGGAGTAGTGATTTCGCAGCTCTGCTGTAAAAGGTCGATAAGATTACCTGCCTTACCAGCATCGTAAACGCCATCGGCCACCAGTTCGCCCACATAGGCATCGCCCATCGTGTAAGGACAGATTAAATAGATATATCCGTTTCCGCATACTGCAGGCTTTGGTGTATTAGCCTCCATGTCCAGATAGAGCACATCTAACTGTGAGATGGAAAGCAGTTTTTCGCCCATAAAACAGAGATTAAAGCTATGAGCCAACACCTCATCCGTAGCAAAGGTAGCCCAATTTTCGCCCATCTTTACCGTGATAACTTTCTCGCCCTGCTTACCGGAAAGATAAACCAATTCTTCGTTTACAGAGCGGATCATCTGCTGGATAGCCTCCCAACTGCTGCCCAGATGCACAGAATGCTCTGCCGATAACTTGCTAAAGCAGTATGTCCAGTTCACAAAACGACAAGTAGAAGGCTCGTAGGAAGTCACGCCTTCAAACTCAATCACAGTAGCCTCTTCGCGGTTATCCAGTTTGGTAGCCATCAGTTCGTAGGTTTCTCCCTTCTTCATCTTTGCGCACATCTTTTTCCAGGTCTTCGCGTTGATAAGCATTTCGCGGGTATCACCAGCCTTCTGGGTGATGGTTACAGGCATAGCAAGCAACTTATAGGTATCTGTAGCCACCAGTCGTTTTTTTTCAGCGTCGATAAAGATACTTGTCACAGCCTCTTTATCCTGCTTCTTATAAACGAAATCGCAAAGCTCTGCCATCTCCTTGGTAGCCTGGAAACATACGCAGCCACGTTCCTTCTCGTTCTCCTCCTGATAATTAAACATGTGCGCCTTCTTGCCGATACCGGCAAGATTCTCGAACTTGGTAACAAGACGGAAGATATGCGCAGCAGCAAACTCGCAGCGGAAATTGCCTACCTCTATCTGGATAAGCTCATCTTTATCTGCATCACCCCAATAGAAAATCTTACCCAGGTTCTTTGCTATCTCGCTGGCACGAAAACAACCGTGGTCGTTTCTTACCATCTTCTGCCAAATCATTTCAGCTATTTCATACAGTTTGCTGAGGATAGCCATGTTCAGTTCCTTATTAGTCATAATCTTATAATCTTTAAAAAAACGAAAGTATTAAAATTGATGTATTTTATTTGAATGCTCCAGCCAGAAGTGGCAGGAAGAACACTGCTACACCGATGGTAGAGAAGAGCAGCACAGCTACGCCTACCAGGGCGATGGCTGCAACGGAATATGTGATTGCTTTTTTCATAATGCTATAATCTTTAAATGTATTAAAATTGAAGTTTATAATTTTGTCGCAGCATCGGTGAAGTTTCACCGATGTTATAACAAGGAGTGACTAGCTGCCGAAGGTAACAGTAGCTACCCGAGTATCTTTGCAAATCTCTATGCCTTCTATAACGTAATCTTCAAATCTATGAGGAGTTCCTGAGCAAAGACCGTTTTCATAGTCACTCTCTAAGCATTGGCGAATTATTTCGACAAGTTTATGAAAGGTAGTTGCGTCTACGTCTTCATCTATCCTCCATGATCCACCATTAGAATCAGAATTTACAGGATAACCATATCTGATACGTTTCACATTGCAAATCAACTTGCAATCCTCCTCCTCGATAGGTTCGTCTGTCACAGGTATGCAAATATGCTCGATTACCTGTTTAAAGTTAGAAGCCTGTACCGAAGGACCGCTGTCGTGACTATCCTCTTTCTTCTCCTCGCTTTTCTGCTGCTTCTTCTGAGCCTGCAAGGTCGCAGCCTCGATAGCGCGAATAATATCCGTGATATATCTGCTGCCTCCATGCTTTTTGATCCAATCGTGAACGTCATCGGGTACCACATATTTATGAACGCTGCCCTCTGCTGAGCGTCTGCCTCTCTTATTTGATGTTTTGGTATTCTCCATTTTCTTTGTGAATTTAAAAAGTTGCTATAAAATGTTCTATTTTTCCGAAATAGAAGGTTGGCCAAAGCCTTTTTGCGTTCTATTTTTCCTCTTCCTCTTCTTCGAGTTCAAAACCTTCAGCTTCGATGATCTTACTATCGTTACCCATCGCCTCGGCTTGTTGCTCACGAGATAAATAGACTGGCCAACAAATAAGATCATCTGCATAATTGCCAATATCTATTTCTGCCTTATCCTTGTAGTTCCAGAACACGGAAGCCATGCAAAACACCTCCATCGCCTCTTTATCTGATAGCATAGATACCGCGCCCAGGAGTCGGGTAATCTCCTGCTCGGAACAGAACTCATTTTCTCCATCGCCCATAAGAACGGAATCGTGAACCTTGTTAAAGAGAGTATCAGAAGCTTTGGCCATATCCACATCGTTAGGAGAGATACCCTTAATAGCCTCAGTGATGACTATCAGGCTGTGGGAATCGTTCAGCAGCCAGATAGCACGGAATCGAGCAGAAACGTTACATACAGCCAGATCCAGGTGGTTTTCACCTATCCACTTCGTGATATTTGCAACGATGCCATCAATATCCTTATTCTTGCATTTTGCTTTGTCGATAACAAAATATCTACAAGTATCAAACAAATCTCCTTCTACGAAAGTGATGCCTATGCCCGACACATTATCTTCAACCGTCCATACTACAGATTCGGTCTTGCTGGATTTTACAACAAATCTATCTTTCTTCATATTGAATCCGCTTCACCGTGATGCGTAGGGCTAAATGATTATATTACTTTTTCTTCTTTAGCCAGGGAAAGAACCAAGAACCTTCCAAATATTGTTGCGCCCTGATAACAGCATACTCCCTGGTATGTATGCGCAAATCGGACGGAATCTTCTCTATTATCTTCCCTTCTAATTCGTGGTCGTAATTCACTTCGCACTCTTTCAGAAGCTCATAGAGAGGATCATCGAAGAATGAGGCAAATATATGCTCCTGAGTGTCGAGGTTTAGAAACTCGAACGAGCAGAAGGGATAATCAAGGAAGGCGTGCAATATCTTAAACATCTTTATTCCGCTTATCCGCGATGCGGTAGGGCTTTAAAAACTTAAATTTCTATAATTTTTCGGGTAAATTGATACATCGTATTGTTTTATTTCTTAAATTTGCACTCGTCTTCGGAAGGCTTTTAATCGTACCTTTATGGATATTGATTTAATCGAACCTTTATGGAATGGAAAGAGCAATATAACTTCCGTTGACGGTCAGACTCTTCAAAGTCTGTGGATTCAAACGCTCTTAAAGAGCCAAATTTCTACTATCGTAGATTTGAGCCAGAAGGCTCGCAGTGCCCCGGCTTAGGTCGGGGCTTTTTCGTTTTATGCGTAAACGCCAATTTTATGAAACTCCAAAGTTGTATGGTTATCAGGATAACTACAATCCTCAAACATAACCCAATAACCTTGCTTATCCAGGAATATCTGACCGATTGAGCTTGCACTATCTTTCGGCTCGCCCGCCAATCTATTGCATATTATCCTAGTCAGGTCTTTATAAGGTTGACGTTGTTCGTCTATGATACGGAAAGAATATATATTCTTATCTCTTCCAGTAATCGTCAGCGTGGTTATTAAACCCTCAATCGTTCCAACTCTTTTGTATGTATCACCCTTACACTCCAAAGACTCACAATTATCAAACAATCGTCTTGCAAGAAACGTTGTTGTATTGTTACAAATAATCTCCGACATAATTATTCCTCCTCTTCTTCTTCCTCATCCTCATCCTCGTTGCTATTCTGATAGTCGTCGCTATGTGCGACCAAATCATCGAGAGCTGCCTTGAAGTCGAAATCCTTTCTCGGATAATCTGCTTCGTCATTTTTCAAATCATCATAAAAGAAATAAGATCGCTCATCGTCAGAAGCTCGAAGGATTCCGCCTTCGGGGTCTATCCAAAAACCAAAAGAGTAGGAATCATTACCCCAGCTATAAACGTTAATCTCGTAACCCTTATAATCGAGTGCAAGAAAATCAACCACTGATATAAACTTGATACCCTCGGAGTCACCGGCAACAATATAGAGACCTCCATTCTCGCCCTCTCGCAAATCGTACCAGGCTTTATCTTCGTTCTTCTTTTTCCACTCTGAAAACTCCTTCCATCCGTTTTCGCGTGTTGAAAAAGACTCAAAGCGTTCACGGACAATATCCTCCAAGGTATCACTGCTTTCCAGGGCTTCACTATCAAAAAAGCCTTCACCAAACTTCGTGTACTTAGCATCACAAAGAGGAATATTTACGCAGGATAATATATTATGTCCACCATCGATTGTAATTCTCATATCTTATCCGCTTAACCGTGATGCGGTAGGGCTGAAAATAATCTAATTTCCGATACCTGCCATAAAGCATTAAGATTCTTCAAGAACTCGCTTCATATCAAGAATAGCATTCTCTAAGGTCCAATCCTCCTTGTTGTATTCCCCATCCTTATCCAGAAGCTGAATGTAGTAATACTCGCTATCCTCGTTAAATCTAAGCTCGTAGTCTTCAAAGATAACCTTGATAGCTTCTACCTGCTCACAATAAACTATGCCAGTCTGGTCGCCCGCAAGATAGTAGTAATCACCGTCCTCTGTCTTCTTGATGTCGTACCAATGCTCCTTGTCTTCGTCATTGATCCATCTTGCCACGGTATCTTCCATGTCGTAACCATCCCCCCAATTATTATCCAGGTAATCGGAAACCACCTGCGAGAAAAAACCTTTTGGAAATAAATCAATATCAATATCCTCAAAAGCAGGCACACCATCTACAACATTAGTCAATCCGCCATCGCCTATTATAATATCAGGATTTGAAAATTCTAACATACCTATTGACTTAACCGTGATGTCGAGGGCTATAATGTGTTATTAAATCTAGCAATAAATCTCCGATGCTATAACGAATAAATATCATCACCGAGAAGACGGGGAATGATTTCAGCATCAAGAATGCTATCGTAATCCCAGAGACGGGCACCGAAATCTTTCTTCAACTTTGCTACTGCCATTTTGTATGCCTCCTCGCCATTCTCGGCATAGCCTTCATATTCGTAATACTTATATGAGAAATTGACGGTTGCTTTAAGGCAAACAGTAAAGAAACCTTTCGGCATCGCCGCCAGTTCCTTGCGGCGCTTGTTGATTTCTCGGGCGATGCGCTGCTTCTCCTGGATCTCCTCATCCTGCTTGCGCTTGCGGTCTGCTTCCTCCTTCGCTATGATAGCCTTCTCGCACTCCTCTGTGGTATCAGCTAGGGCAGGATAGCAATAGATGAAGGATGAAGGGCTACAGCCTGTAGTCTGCAATTTTCTACCCGCCTGCTCGTCCTGATAAATCTTCTTCAGAAGGGCGTGAACGTTGTCGTTAACCTCCAGCTTTCTGCCGCCCGGCTCGTTCTTGTCGGTTAGGCTATTGATAAACTTCTCGGCTTCTTCTGCTGAACCGATGATAACTTTCTTATCGAAATATACAAAAAACTTCTTCATGTTGTCTGCGCTTCACCATGATGCGCCTAGGGCTGAATGGTTATTATTTTACTTCAAACTCCTTAATCTCGTAAACAAAGGTTTCTTCCTGGCACTCTACTTGAAATCCCATCACGTCCTCTGTATGCTCCGCTACGTGAACATAAATAGGGGTGTTCAGATAGAAATTATCCGCTGTAGGAATAATTGCTTCCTCACCGTCACAAGTGCGTACAGACTGAGAAACTTCTGTGAACTCATCTTTCTTAGGAAGGCTATTGAAAGCCTTTTCTGGGGAGTCGAAAACGTTTGCGATAATCTTATTACAAAGAACTATATATACTTTCTTGTCGTTCATATTCTTGTCGCTTAACCGTGATGCGCTAGGGCTGAATGATTATTAGTATTAATTGATGTGTTCATCGATGCACTGGTCATAGATGGCCTTTGATAAACTCCAGTCAACTTTAGGATATTCTCCCCAACCAGCACCTTCGTTATTGTTGATGTACCACAGCTCGTCATCCTCCTTAACGGTAGCCACGTGATACATACTAACTCCAGTAAAGAAAGAATCCTGATTGTGATCGTAGCATACATCGAAGGAATTATCATCGTTTTCACGATAACGATAACCTGTCTTAATCAACTCTTCTTCTAACATTGTCTTCATACGTTCGTCGCTTCACCGTGATGCGCTAGGGCTAAAATGATTATTATTGTTTTTATTATCTTCTTGTTTTATCTGATGCAAAGGTACGAATAATTTCTGAAACTACCAAATAAAATGCACTTTAATTGCGTATTTAAGTGCATTTTTAACGTTTTGATACATTTTTAGCACCTCATACCTTATTTATCAGTCATTTGTTCGCCGTGAAGTGTCGATCCTCACATCTTACAAATAGATGTTGCCAGCCGTGGCAGCGATGGTAAAAAATTGCTGCTGCTATCCATCACGGACCGCAGACAGCGAGTAAAACTAAAACAAATGCGAACGCCTTCGCACATAAACATTTAATTTTTAAAGTTATTTAAAAGAATATGCACCCCGCCGCGGTGTTGCTCCGCGCTGCCGGTCTGCCGGACGGGGTAGGGGATTTCTACGCTACATCAGCAGGGAAATAGTGTTTGTTGTAATACTCCTTATATTCCTCCTCGGTCATACTATTCGAGGCCAGAAAACTCTTCCAGTTACCTTCCCGAACGTATTCCTCTTTCGTCTCCTCAAAGGTATGAGGAGCGATGTAACCGGCAGGATAAAAAGCCTCATGCCGAAATTCGATTGCATCGCCAACCAAACACCCTGATAGGTTCAGGTCCTCTTCGTCCGGAGTGTCCTCGCTCTCCTCCAAAAGCTTGTCATAGTTCTCAATACTATGCTTAATAATCGTGCGGATGTCCTTTGCCCAAGAGCAGGTATCGTCCGGCTTGATATTGCATTCCTGCAGTACCATATTCACCAGCTCGTCGATGCTCGCGCGGCTCTTGATATAAGCGTTGTGATAAAAGTTGAAAGGGATAACGTGATCCAGCTTCCAGCCCTTCTCTTCGTTGATGGATGGTCGGCCGTATGCCTTGCGGCTCTCTTCTGTCACCTGCACTTCGTTTTCTGTATTCTCTATAACGTTCATACTGTTCTTATTATTATTCTTTGCTTCCATAATTTCTAATTTTTTAATTGATTCTATATTTACTTTAATTTTGTGAATATCTGCTTATAATAAACTTCACATTCGGAATCAGATAACTTTTCGTCCTTGCGTTCGTACTGGGTATAATAATTGCCGTACATATCTTTATAGCGTCCGACATACTTATAACCAACGTTTTTATTAACTCGTTTCGCATGTTTTACCGTACTTTCTTTAAGTACTTTCGAGACTTTCTCCGATGTCACCTGCCCATTTGCAAATCTGCGTATCTTATATATATCTAACATATATTCTGCCATAATTTCTAATTTTTTACACGTTCTATAATATTCGTATAATACCATACTACTGCCTGAGCCATCGCATCTTTCAATGCCTCCAGATACTTGTCGATAGCCACTGGTGTATCGGTATAGATATGCTTATCTGGATATTTGCCGCCCTGGTCGCCACTGCCCAGATGGATGATACAGAAGGAGCGGTCCTTGTCGTGGGTAGCTATCATACCACGGCGCTTGCAAAGCGCCACCACCTTGTCGAAATATTGTGGCTCGAAGGTGATAACCTGGAGCACACTCCAGGGATATTCCTGGGCAGTCAGCAGGATTTTACCCTGCTGCTGCGAAAGAGAGAAATTATATATAACTGATGATTTCTTCATTTTCTATCTGTTCTATAATGAGTGATTTCTAATTTTTCCGATGGGCAATAATAGGGCAGCGCTCAGGCTGCCTTATTATTGCCAGGGTATGTGATAAACTCTGTGATGCTCATCTGCTCGAAGATGTTGTAATAAGCCATCATCTCCAGGCGGTCGTCGCCGTTCTTAGCCCCGATTTCAGCCTTCACTATATAATACAGCATGTAGGCAAGATAGGCTTCCTGACGGTCGCTCGTATGGTTGAATAAGGCTGCACGGTTCCAGTCTTTAATATCATTACTCAGAAAGGACCAGAAACCATCGCTGGAAGAGTGATTTTCCTTGATCCAGCCGGCTATCTCTTCACGGTGATTTCTTACCTTTGCTATAATTGCCTTCTTTGCCTCGCTAGATAGCCCGATTTTAACCTGGATAGTATCGGTACTGAAGTTATAAGCCAGTGGGTGCTGCACGCCTACGAAGGACAATTTAATATCTTTGCAAACATACTGCTGGAGCCAACGTTCCCACTGCTTGGTGTATGCCTCGCAAACTGCCTTCTGGTAGCTGTCTTCATTGAAGGTGAAATCCTCATCCTCTACAACTTCGTTCCGGTACTCGTAATCTGATACCTCAAAAGAAGAATCCCAGATAGTCTGATAAAAGCCTTCGAAGCTTACCAGGTCGATGTCTGATACATCTAATTTCTTTTCCATAACCTTAAAATTTTAAATGTTCTATAATATGTTTCTTTTTGTTGCCAGGGAATCTTATTTTGCCGGATTCCCTGATTTGATACGCACGCTATAATAAGGCGTACTGAAAGGGTATCTTACTTCGTTTACGAAGTACTCGACAGACGGTGTACTCATTGCCAGGGTATCTTGGCAAATTACCCGTCCATTCATACCATGCACCATCATGTTGAGTGCACACATTTTACATACCAGCGGATCTGAGTCTTGAGCAATATACTGGAATGGTCGCCCGGCCGAATGGTCCAGTTTGCTAGCCTCGATAAAGTGGGCAAGAAGTAGGCGACCGCTGCCAGCTGCACAATCATTCACCGTGGTGCCTTCTATTTTCGCGCTGGTGGCTTCGTTTTTGCCCGAGCCTATAATGGAGCTCATTAGGTTAGAAACACTCTGAGGAGTGAAAAATTGCCCCGTTTTCGATGCCTTACCAGCGGTTAAATACATATCCTCATATAGCATACCGAAAACGTCGAGCCACTGGCCGCGGTCCATTGCCTGGCCAACATCATTCAACCAAGCCATAGTCAAAACGCCAAACTTTGGTTTAGCCTGAAGGCGCTTCTGCTGCCAGTTTTTAAAACCGTCCAGGGTACCGTCAAAAGCCTTCACGCTGAACAGGTCAAGCAGATAGTCACAAAAATCACTTAGCGCCGTTTCGTATGGTCGCCCGTCTGCCTTCGTCTGCTGGCTCAGATAATCAATATAAAATTTCTTGTTTATCATAAATCCTCAAAATTTAAAACGTTCTATAATAAGTAAGCTTTCACACGTTCTATAAAGGGTGCCCTGGGTGATACCCAGGGCTTTCCACGATATTATCTACACTTCCAAATACTGGTAACTGAAGGATACTGCTGCAGGTCGTGATCCATCGCGAAGCCTTGAATATATGAATCCTCGCGGCTGAGTTCCTCAATGAGCTTCTCCACTTTGCGCACCTTTACCACGTACTTTGTATAGTTCTTTCGGGTACCCTGAATGCGTTTTATTTCCTTCTGTAAGACGTTTATCTTTATATCTATAATAGATACCGCCTTTTCCGCCTCCATGCGATCGCCTGGCTTCCACTGCCAGAAATTCTCCATTTTCTGATACCATCTATAATAGAGATAAACGTGGATTTCCTTATAAGGAACAGCACAACTATATTTATATAAGCTCATGCAGCCATCCTCAAAACAGCAGTAAAAGCCCGTGGCGGATTTTACAGCCTCATTGAAGCGCTTATTTATCACTTTGCCGTCAAAGGTGCGGCAAACAGGTTTTAACGCCTCCAGGGCTTTTATTTGCTGCTGGTAAACACCTACTACCTTGGCAACATGTTCGGCGTATTGTTTAGCCTCCATCTTTGCGCGGTCGCGTTCCCAGTTTTTCACCGCCATCTGGTAATCTTTTTCCGTACCTATAATATAGGTAGTTTTAGATACGTGTTCACCTAACCAACGGCGCAAACGTTCATTATTCAATACTTCGTACTCCTTCGCGTTCTCCTCGCTGCTGAAGGTACGGGCTGAAGGTGGAGTATTTTTGTTAAACTGCCAGACGTACACGTCGCCGCTATCTGCTGCAAGTTCCTTGTATCTAGCCATGATTTTCTCCTTGTCCTCTTTTTCCAAATTACCTAAATCTATCTTTGTTTCCATAATTCCTCAAAATTTAAAATGTTCTATAATAGAGTGATATTCTTTGCAGCCTATAAAGAAGGCTCCAGGGGTACCCGGAAGCCTTCACAGGCTTATTTCCCGTATTTGTCGTAATCGATAAAAATCTGTTTGATAACGTCGAACTGAAATGAGAAGTACACCTGATCATAAATACACTCATTATTTGCGAAAAAGTGTACCTCAAACATTCTGCCTTCGTGCCAGATGTCCCAGTGACAGTTTGCTAAATCGACAGCGGCAAAGAGATTATTATATACAGCACCGTCGTCAAAACTAATTGTTTCATTTTCCACTTCTACCTTAAAACCAAGTGCACGTAATAAGATAGCTAATTTCTTTAATTCTTTCATAACCTTAAAATTTCAGATGTTCTATAATATATATTTATTAATTCCTGGTGATATTTTGCACCCGCTATAAAAGCGGCTTTTATCACCTTATTAGAAAGTGCCAGCTGGAATGATCCGCCGTTCTGACCTCGATACCTTTGCACCTTGATATAATTTAAGATACTCGCTTATATACGGCTGATCCATTATTAAAACGACTTATCTCTATAATCTGATCAGTTAACGGCGCGACGGCTTTTTCAATATTCTCTATAATAGAAGAATATAAAGATAAAAGCCGCTTTTTCAGGTTTTTAGACTGCATCGCCGCAAAACCGCGTACCTGGCCCGCGCTTCGATACTGGCACGCCTGATCCGTGTCCCACAGACCTTGCTCCAGAATGTCGGCAAAATCAATATCGCATACGTCGTCGTACTCGCTGCCATCTAAATAAATTTTGCCGTCTAAATAAGCCCCCTCGTAATAACCGGGACGCAAAAATACATCTATAGAAAACTCGAAAGGAACGCCACAAAATTCTATCTCGTGAAAAATATTTGCTATCTGGTACGGCTCCCTGTTTTCTAAATAGCATCCATCTAGGTCGCTGATAGCTCCGGCGATATTGTCGCGCTGAAAATCGAACTCTTCGTCGTCTTCTGCCATAACAGAAAAATATCTGCTAAAAATTGTACGTCCAAAATTACATGTAGCCATAACTCTAAAAATTTAAATGTTCTATAATATATATTTATTAATTCCTAGTGATATTTTACACCCACTATAAAAGCGGTTTTATCACCTTGTTAGAAGGTGCCGGCGGTCCACGAGCCGCCTGGAGATCTCAAAATCTTTGCACCCTGTTATTTAAAGCTTGAAAAAGAATATCATTATAAAGAAATTGAGAACAACACACACACGGCCGCGGTAATTATATTAATACCTATAATTTGCAGCCCGTTAACTGTTACCCCTTCACCGTCGGCGGCAAAGTAAGTTTCAGGCTTAAAAAGCCACTGCCAGGCGGCTTTTATAGCCGCAAAGGTACTTTTATTCATGCGTGCAAAAAGAAGGGCACACACCGCAAATAAAATGCTTACCAGTTCGGCCGTACCTGGACGGCGTGAAAAAATGATATTATAATTATTCATGATCCTAATATTTTAAAGATTCTATAATGTAGTTATTTTGCGGGTTCCCTGGAATATCCAGGGAACCGGGGTATTTTTACGCACATCTCATGAAGTTATCGAGATAATAACGGGTACCGTACACCGTGAAATAAGGACGCGCCTCTGCCTCCTCGTTTCTTGGAAACGTGTATTTAATTTCTTGCCACCTTTGCGCCGTGTGTTCCTGGTCCATACAATAACGTCGCCACAATACAGCATCACCGCCGGCGTTAACAACAATACCATAACCGCCGCAATTACTAGTTGCACAAAAACACTCCCCGCGTTTTGCAAGTTCGTTATATTCCATTTCCTTTGTATACTTTGCCATAACTCTAAAAATTTTAAATGTTCTATAATAGGGGGTACCGGCGGGAATAATCCGCCGTTCAGGTCTCAAACCTTTGCACCCTGGAATTTTAAAATATATTATAGTGCAGCCAACATAGCCACGGCCGAATTTACTATTTTTGCCTGGTGCATGTTAGTAATTTCCGGTGTGTGTTCCTGAACAAATTGCTTTTGTTCAGTACTCAACGCGGCGAAGTTAGCCGCGAACGCCTGACAGAAAGCTTCTGCTTTCTCGTGTTCGTTTTGTGCAACGGCCTGGATCTCCAGGCGTAAAGGTTCGCGCATACTTTTTGGGAATTTATCCACGGCGTGCAAAAGCGCTGTTTCATACTGGAAACTTTCCCAGGTTCTATTTAAATAAGACACGCGGGAATGTTCATAATATTTGCCGCCTCCACTTGCAAAAACATGATGGCAGAAGCCGTTTTTTGTGTTGGTAGTATCACAAGAAAAATAAACGTGTTCGCCGTTTACCACAAAATCAAATGTTTTGCTATTATATCTTTTAGTTGCCATAATTTCTAAATTTTAAAAAGTTTCTATAATAAGGACCGCCGGAGCGGTCCCCGTGTTCCTATGTATTACAGTCTAATTTCTTCTAAGTTTGTAAGATCAAAAATTGCTATCTGCTCATTTGCACGGCCCGCCTCGATAGCTTCAGCGCGATCCTCAAAAATAACTGTAGCATCATAATAATATAAACCGCTTTCGGAATCATACCAGCCGCCGAATGCTAGAGTACGGCCGTTAAAATTATCTGAAGCCTTGAGTTCATCGATAGCGTTTGCTACCTTTGTTAATCCTTCAACGCCGAAACTGTTTTGTGTGCACTTCAGTGCTACAGCGAAGCCGCTTGTAACAGGCTGCAAGTTTGCAGCGTTAACGGTAAAACCTTCAGGGTTAAGTGCTGCAATTGCAGCTACACTTGAGATAACGAAATTCTTTTTCATAACTTTAATTTTTTATTTGTTTATACTTTGTTTCTGTTTTACGTTTGCAAAGGTAATACTTTTATTTGTTTCGCGCAAATATTTTTCGCAAAAAGTTCATGTTTTCCTTTATTTTTAACCTTTAGTTACAAATAAACGCCTTAAATTTACATACATTCACAAATAAACTTATTTATTACGTGCTTTTGCCAGTTTGCCCGGGATCATTACTTATTATGTAGTACACCTTATTATATATAAGGGAAAAATAAAACGGTGCAGCCTGGTATCTAGTGGGTGCAGTTCCTTATCCGGTGGGTGCAGTCTGGTGTCTAGTGGAGGCGGTGGCATATATCCAGACGGATCCAGGCAGGCGGGCAGGGGGCAAACATCTCAGGGCGGCGGAGGTCTCGCGGCTGAATGAAGGTTCTCGGGTTTTCCCAGAGATTGGGATTTCTCTAATTATCAATTATTTATCTTCTCCTATCGGGCGGTAAAAACAAAAGGTTATCTCTTGTAAAACCTTAATTACCAATAGTTTAGAGGGGATTTAAAATTATTCAAAAATAATTTGTACCATCTGGAATCTTAAATAAAAAACACCTAAAATATATACTATCTCATCAAAAAATATATAGAAAAATAAATAAATATATAACTTTTAACTAGAAATATTTGCAAAAATCAAATAAATATATTACTTTTGCAGCAGAAATTAAAGAATATATATAAACAAAGAGATAATGGAAGGAAATAATAAACCAAAATCGGAAATCAATCTCCGTAAACTGATGCAGAAATTAGGCTTGGGCACAAATGCTTTTGCCGAGAAATGCGGCATGTCATCGCAATCGATGTCGCAGTTCCTCCGCAACAAGTCGTTAACGACAAACACCATCTATCGCATAGCCACAGCTTTGGATATAGACCCACGTGATATGTTCTTCCCGACAGAGGAGAAGAATAATCTTTTATCGAATGCTGATAAGAAAGAGCAGGAGGGTAAAACTCTGAACGCTGCGCTGTGGGGCGATTTGCCGGAAGGTGTCACCTGCAGAGACGTGAAGTTTGTGCAGCAGGCAGAAGAAAATCAGCAGCAGATGATTCAGACTTCCACCTTCTGCCCTCACTGCGGAAAGAAAGTAAGAGTGGGAGTGGTGCTACTATCGGGGGAATGTTGAGTGTTGAGTGTAAAATGTTGAATTGCCTACGGACTCAATGGCGCTAGCCTAATTCAACATTCAACATTCAACATAATGATTGATAATGTATAACTCTTAAAACAAAAATGAAGAAATGAAAAAGAACTTTTCAAGTATGGTGAAACGTTCCATGATGGCTATCTTCTCGGTAGTAGCCATGGGAATGATTACGGCTTCGCTGGCGGCTTGCAGCAGCAGCGAGGATGAGAGTGAGAAGGAGGCGGCTAAGGTGAAGGAATATCTTGCCGGCAACGAGTGGACCATCAACAGCACCAGGGGTACTTATTTCTACTATAAGAACCACATGGTTTATTATGAGGATGGTGGCGATTTGACTCCAGGCGGTTATGTTATCGAGCCTAACACTGCCTTCGGCTACTGGCAGATGGATGGCGACAAGCTTACTACCCGCTTCGAGGTGGGCACACCGAAAAGCTTCAATATCGGCAATCTGCTGAACGAGACTATCTCGGGTGTGCATCTGCAGGAGAGCAACAAGCTTACGGGCAGCGGGACATCGGCGAGCATCGATATGCGCCCGCTGATTGTAGGTACCTTCGCCAACGGCAATGAATGCCAGATGAGATGCGGCAGAACGCTGAATGATATTTCGGATGAGACGGACCATGATGCGGCGATAAGGGGTACCTGGTATTGCGTCATAACTATGACAAAAGATAGAAAGAAGAAGAATTGCATGGGTTCCATGACGTTTAACGAGGATGGCACCATGCACATGATAATAGAGGGTGAGAAGGACTTCACTACCACCTATTCTACGAAGAACGGAAAGGTTACGATCAATGGTTATCTGGTAGAGAACCATGTGGCCACCTTCTATTATACGAACCTTTATGGTTCGCTCATCAAACTTTATAACTGCGAAAACGGCTACCTTTCGTCGATATGGAGGAAGAACAGAGACGAAGCGTATCAATAGCTCCGAGTAAGTCCCACACGCCCTGAATCAACGGTCACCGGCCGAAGGGAAAGGTAAAGGGCAAAAACAGGTATTTGCCTCTCACGCCCTGAAAGGGCTGAAAATCCTAGCCCAGGGCGTATGCGTGTTTAGGAATAAGATGAAGCCTTCTGCTCCTCGGATTAAGGAGCGGAAGGCTTCATCTTTTTTAGAGAACAGCGAAAGAATCGCTTGGGGCGGGCACTTTACTATAAAAAAATCGGACAATTCTTACGGATATACACGAAAATTTACAGATGATTTCTAGTTTTTCTCTGATTTTCTCTGAATTTCTCCGATTTTCTCTGAATTTCTCTACATATCTCGGTTTTTCTTCGTATCTTTGCAATCGAAATTCCGCTGCCCGTAAAAAAGGTGGCGGTGTTATAATCTTTAAAAAAGTATTAAAAAACGATGCAGCCCTGCCGTCCGCGATGGATAGCAGGGCTTTTTTAAAGTTACGGACCAGCGATGGAATCGCTGGGGACGGGGGCGCAAAGGGGTTAAGGCTTTTTTTACCTTTTTACCTTTTTACCTTTTTACTTTTAAGAGATGAGCCAGCCGAGAAGGATAACGAGTAAACATCTCACCACATCTTCCCACTCGAAACATGGCAGGGGAGATACCTTATATTGCCAAATCTTCTCTCATAATTTAGTATCTTTCCCATAATCATGCACAGATTTTACGTCCTAACTTGAGGCGACTGATAAACATGTCAAAAAATCCGTATATATAAAACATTGCTGTTACTATCATTACGGTAAAGCAAGAATCAATCATATCTTTAGTTGTATACCAATTCCATTCCACGATATGAGACGCATTCACACCAAAAAAATAGCGTTAGAACGGCTTCCTTACCAAATTCTAACGCTATTTCTATATCTACTTATCAGTGTTTATCCTATCACAACATCAAGGGTCTCCATATCAGCGAACTTCAAGCCGCAATCTTTCGCTGCCTTGAACAGCTCCTTCTCGTCAACTTCCTCAATGGCTACCTCTACCTCCTTGTCGGCAAGTTCCTTGAAATACTTTTCGGTCTTCTGCTTCTGATTGAAGAAGTACTCATTGACCTCAGCGAACTTGGCTGAATCGTCCTTGGTGTATTCGTAGCCTTCATCGGCGTGCTTCTGCTCCAACTGCTGGCACTCCTGAAGCTTGCACTGCATCTCCTCGAACTTATCGTCCTTCAGGCTCTCCTGCGCTTCCTTCACATCCTTGTCGTAAGTATCGGCTACTTGGCGCAGTGCCTTCATATTCTTCCAAACTCGCATAGCGGCATCATCACTCATTGATGATGTCTTCAATGCCTTCAATGTTCTGTAGGCATCAACTGCCTCAATTGTCTTAATCTTTTTCATAATTGTTTCTTTATTTTTATGTTATACAATATTCTTCGCCAGATTGCCATAGCAGAATACCTTTCCTATTAACAGTGCAAAGTTAAGAAAATAATTCCGAATAACAATGCAGGAGGAGCAAAATTTACGAATTTTAAAAACAGCTTCCCCACGTTGGATAATCACTAGGACGTAATGTGTCTGCTTTCTCGGTGAGAACGTAAACCACAAATACATTTCTAGCATATTTGTTATATTAAGAACATCTGCTTTTTAATGCATAATATAACTACCACCTGGAGGAACTTGTTTCCATCCACCATCTATATTAATTTCAAAAGATAATTGACACATTTGTCCATAATAACCTCCTTCATAAACATTATCAAATCTTATATATATATCAACATAATCTGTTTTATCACCTTCAGGAATAGTTACAGAACCTGTAATTTGACCAGAGCTATTAGATACATAACCTCTTCCGTATGTTGTCTTATTGTTACCATATGAGCAAACGCTTCTAAACATACCATCAGTAACTGTAATTGTAGCATCAGGAAGTTTATATATTCTAGCTTTACAAATACAACTAGCACCAACTAATTCTCTCAACGATGAGAAATCAACAAAACCACTAGAACCACTTTTAATACTTTCCATATTAATTTGTCTAGGATAATATTTAAAAGTAATAGCACCCGGAAGAGATATAAAAATTATTTTTGTATCATCATATAAAGTTGCATTACGAGTATATGCTAAAAAAGGCACAATATCAATAAACTTATCTCCACTGCCTATATCAAAAGTTATTTCTTTACTAGCGTATACAAAATCTGTTGGTTTTTTGCAATTACCGACATAATAATTTTTATAAATCTTATCATTAACATTATATGGTGAATCATAACGAATTTGAATCCAAAAAGACCAAGCTAAAGATAAATCAGTTATTATATCATCCATAGTAAGATTTGTGTTATTATCCACATGTGTATCCATATATAATGCACAATTAAATTTACGAATTGAAGAATAATAAACTTCAACGTTATGAAATTGAGGAAGAGAAGTCAGAAATCTATTGTTTGTTGCTTTACTATTATAATTTCTAAAATCACTTAATCTATAAGGAGAATTAGCACCACCTTTTGGAAAATGTTTTCCTGATACACTTGTACTTGTGTTATCACTAATATAACCATTATAACCATATACATTATCTTTATAAAGGTTGTTACAAGCTTTAATTGCAAAACCTTCTCCTCCATAATTATTACGTAAGTTCTTATAAGTGTCCATAGGTATATTCATACCACAACGAACAACACAAGTGAATTTACTATATGAAGATGTTACTATTTCCTCAGAGTCTTCTCTAATAGGATATTCTTTAAATTCACCTTTACAACTAATAGGTTTATACTTACTCCATATATTTATATTTTCACTCTTACAAAGAGTAGCAAGGTCATTGCTACTCTCTCCAAGAGCTCGTTTAACATCATTAATGCTAACAGGAGCACTAATAATTCCACTATCGCTATTGTAAGGCATAATCTTTATTTTTTAAATATTCAACTTCATTTTCTAATTCTGTTACAACTCGCTCTACTGTTACATTGAACACTTTCGCAAGCTATAATATAAATCGTTTCATACGCTTAATCTTTAGAACTTAAAACACTAGGCAAGGCAGCTCTATAAGAGCCACCCTGCGTTAATACTTACTCTGCTGCCTCGCTTGCCATATTAGCGGCGATAGCGGAATTGACCTCCTTAATCAATGCTGATACCTCACTGAGCTTGCTCTGCGGAACACCGCTGATGTTATAGGTCAGCTCGCTGCCGTTGTAGCTAGCGTTCGCATTGCCGAGATAATTACCATTTGGGTCACCATAGATACTCATATTGATGCTCTCGATGTTGCCACCCGTCTTGTCAACATTGTAGGTGATTTCTACTCGATAGCCGCCCTTGGTATAAGTGGCGGTTGTCTGTTCACTTTTCTTGTTAATCTTTAAATTCTCCATTTTCTAATCTAATTTAATGAATTAATATTCTTGTTATCTAATCTCTTCTTGTTGCAGTCTTCCTTATCTCCACTCAATCGCTGAACCTCTGATTCGAGGAAGACCACCCGAGCCTTCAACCTGCTGACCTCATCGCCCACCTGCTCGATAGCACCGAATGCCGTTGCAATCAGCTTCGGAGACCAGTAGTTAATCTTGTAGTAGCCCTTCTCGTCCGTCTCCACGATGTCCTTTAACTGAGGGTTGTGCAAGACGTGCTGGGCAATCCAACCGATAGACCTTGTGTTGTCCTTCTTCCAAGCGAAGCCATAAGTGCCACCCATTGCCTTGATGATACCCAAGTAGTCCAGCTTCCGCAAATCCTGCTTCAAGCGGATGTCAGAAGATTGATAAGCTGTAACTCCACCTTTAGCAAGAATGCTATTAGGGAAGTAAGTATTCATATTATAATCAAAGTTATATATATGACCTGTATGACCCATAAATCTATCAGTAGGAAATGAATACTTAGTAAAAGAAAATATTCGTATTTTATTTATTACAGTATTACGTAAAGCAGTAGTCTTTTGGTCATGTTTAAATCTAAATCTAATATATCTTCTATCATTATTTCCTACACCATAACCAGCATTACCATCATGTAATAGACTTATATAATTAATTTGATTCCATCCAGTCATATGTTTAGTAAAAGTTTCAACTATAGCACCACTATTGTTTAGTATATCTACAGTACAAATAGTATCAATACCATTCGATATATCAACACTAGCAAAATAAGGTTGAGCATAACAACTATTAGAAATATAAAATGAAACTATCAATTCATTCTTTTTTACTTGAGCTAATTTCTCAGCATCATTATTACCAGTGATAACATTATAACCTAACCAAACTTGAGTCAAACCTGCATTACTTGCATACATATTAAATTTCGCATCATTGCTCATAGGATAATTAGTCCAACTATTACCGCTATCGTTAGAATATTGTATAGTTACTTGATTAACTTGTATACTATCAGTAATAGCAGTAATTCCAGAACATAAAGCATCAGCTGAAACATAACAACTAGTTCCTTTATTATTAACTTCATAATTTGCAGGTAGTATACCTTTATTAGATATTAATCCAGTAACTGATAAATTACCACCGATAGTAGCAGTGCCATTGATAGTAGCAGTGTCATTGATAGTAATACCAGTTAAAACAATATTATTAAAATGAGCATTACCGTTTTGATATATATACCAATAATTAGAACCATTATGACTACACATGTCTTGAACTTTCACAAAACCAGAATTATTAGCATTACCTAAATATAAATCACCACCACTACCTCCAATTCTAGCTCCACCATCAGGAGTTATAGTTGTAATACCTGGAAATTTAAGTGTACCATTACTTTGTGCACCATTAGCATTAAACACAGAATTATCAGCTATACCAAGATAAATAGTTTTATTAGAATGAGTATATTTAAGACCAGCCCATTGATTCCAATCCCAGTTTGTCTCGCCAAAGCGAATAGCCGCACCTGTGTTGAAAATAACTTGCGCATCAATGGCACTAATAGGAGTTAACTTGTTGCCAATCTTAAGCGCACCATTCTGCAAGGTGGTACTGATGGTGTTGCTTGCGCTGATGGTGGTCGCACCGCTCAAAGCACCGCTCACGTTAGCCGTTCCGTTGAACGACTGTCCCCAGATGGTTCTTGCCGTTACAAGTTGGTCTGCTTGATTCACGATGCCAATTCTCGTAGCACCATCAAGCAAGGTGTAAGGGCTATCCCCTGTGGTTGCTGGCAAGCTTTGAGCCGCAGAGAACGATATATTTGTCACCAAAGTTCCTTGGCTTGTGAAATCGGCAGACGTGCGTCCTGTCTTCTTGATGATTGTGTAAGACAGACTTCCATATTGACGTTGGCAATTTCCCCAAAGTTGAACATTGCCAGTTGCATTGTTGTAGTACACACGCAACCTTGAAGACATGTTTCCAACCAACTCACGCAAGGATATGAAAAAGTTATATGCCCCAGAGTCCTTCGCTCCATTCTGACGGATTCTCAACACGACAACCGAAAAGGTATCGTTATATCCGTTGGAGAAGAGGAACGTGAAATTTCTATCATCATATTGGTTGCCTGTGACGGTAATGTCAAACAACTTCGCCCAATAGTGGGAAAGGCTTGCGGTGTTGCTGTTTACCGCTCCCGACCATACGATGTTGTTTTTGTGCCAACCATCGAGCAAATCCGCATTGAGGTTTGTCCATTGTGCGGTAGTCGAAGCTATGTGATTCAAGCCGTTGTAACCGAATTGCATACCTCCCTTGCCGAACTTCACCATTCCTGCGTTGTTGTTGCCAACGCCCATCAAGCCGATAGTGTTGCCAAAGTTACAATCACCAATGTAGCAATCATCGCCAATGCGCAATCCATTGTAAGCACCATTCAATGCGCTAGCTTCAATCTTAAGCTGACCTGTGAGCGTTCCACCTGTCAAAGGCAAGTACTTTGCGGCGATGGTATCCACCTGTGACTTCGTATAAGCATCAGTAATGCCATACCCACTTATCGTTGTCGGCTTGCTTGTGAGTTCTGAGAAGGCAAGGCTGTTCTTGATTGCAAACGAGCCGAAAGCACCCTTGTTGCAATAGGCGAGGTTTGAACTAGTGCCACTATATGCTCCGTTCCAGTAAGCTATGAAGCTCATGTCAGGAATGATGTTGCCATCGATCGATGCGTTAGTCCATCCCGAAGTGCCCACCGCAGAAAGGCTCTTCTTCGTGTAGCTCTTGGTGTAGGTGATGGCTGTTCCACTGGTGGATATGCCAGTCACGAACACATTGCTTCCACTTGGCTGAGTAACCGAGCGCAAGCCATCCGTAATGCCAAATCCCGACAAAGTGGTTGGCTTGTTGGTGATATAGCTCCACGCAAGGTTTCCTTGGAACGCCGTGAGTGCCTTGATGTGTGGAGCGATGAAGTAAGCATCGCCTTGGTTCGTAACGAAAGAAAGGCTTACACCTGCTCCTATAGTGTCATGGTCAGTATAAACCAATGCAGCCGATTGAACGCCACTTGCATCAGGGTTATCGCTAGTTGAGAAAACCAATTGCGGACCGCCATCGCCATAGGACAGCTTTCCAGCCGACTTGATGTAGTTTGCATCGTTGCCATAGGTAGTTCCATAAATCACCAAGCGATTCTGCTCTGCCTTGTAACTTGTGTTGACGGTGACACTAGCCTTTGACAACTTCAAGATGTTGTCTATCTTGGTGATTCCTGTCAAGGCTTGCTCGGCACTGCTGCCCTGCACCTGTGTCGTTCCCACATAATGAGTATGGTTAGACAAGCTGAAAGAACTACCCTTCGTCAAGGTCAAGGTATGCCCACTGATAGATGCGGTTGTTATCGCATTCCCAGAACCTGTTACGCTAACGGCATTCACGCCGTCTGTGATACCATATCCGCTGAGACTTGTTGGCTTAGAGGTCAAACTTGCAAAAGTATGTGTATGCCCATTGAGCGAGAATGTAGAGCCTTTTGTGAAGGTGATGGTCTTGCCGCTCTTTGTAACGGCAGTAACGGCATTTCCACTTCCGCTAACTGCTATCGCATTCACGTAACCATCGAGCGATTGGTGTGCGGTAAGGTAGTTTCCCTTCGGTTGATACAAGCTGGCAGCGTCAGTCTTAGTAAGGTAGCTCGCAAGGCTCTGATGTGAAGTCAAGAACGTTGTTCCCTTTGTCACGATGATAGTCGTTCCGCTCTTACTGATGGCTGTCACTGCGTTTCCACTACCGCTAACACTAACGTCCATAGCCGAGCCTCCTTCTAGGCTAGAGATACGAGAATCAAGAGCCTTGATGGAGTAGGCAGAGGCAATCTCACTCAGCGATTCTGATGTAAGCTTCAAGGCATTTGAATAACTCTTCACACTGCCGTTCAAGCCGCCACCACTGGATGAGGATGTCCCAACACCATAGGCAGAAACACCACCACTAGTATAGAGGTTTGCCACCTCGTTAGTCGTAGTGTTCGTAATCTTCAACGCCTTATTGGTTGCATCATACTCCATCTTTATGTTGCCGATGGAGATGTACTTTCCGTCAGGCACGATGATACTTCCGTTAATATCGGCAGTACCGTTAAACGAGTTACCCCAAAGCTTGCGAGTATTCGTGAGCTGGAGAGCCTTTTTCGCTGAACCGCTTGTAAAGTAGCCCTGCAAGGTGGTGATACTCGTCTTGTTGGTGGATATGCCCGAAGCGTTCACCCCTTCTGCCTTTTTCGCTCTTGTCACCTCATCAGAAATTGACTTATTGATTCCGTCAACAATACCGCTCAAAGTATTCGTCTGCGCAATATTTGCGAGGAAGCTAACCACCTCGTTCCACTTATTGATAACACCGTCCGCAGTCTCCTCGTCAGTAGTTATAAGGGCGTACCAGTCATAGGCACTATCCCAACAAGTTACCTTCGTTGATGTAATGCCGTCCAATACAGACTTATTGCTATGAGTATGCTTTGCCGATACCGCACCATCCCAAGCTGTCTGCTTTGCAGTAGTAGGAATAGAGTAACCCGAGGCAAGACTAATGGCAAACGTACCGCTTGTTGTGATAGTCTTTGTTGCACAAGTCAAACCAGTAGGAAGAGTAAGTGCTACAGATGTAACAGTACCCTTATTGGTAGTATAGCCCTTTGCATCAATCTCCGCTTTGGTATAATAGCTTGCGAGAGACTGATGGGTAGTCAGATACCCAGCATCGTTAGTAAGCTGGCTTACCTTCGTGATGCGGTCAGTGATTTCTGTCCACTTATGGGTATGCGCACTAGGTGTGAATGTTGATGGCTTACCCGTGATGTTATTCCAAGAAAGGCTCAGACCGCCAAGCTCTGATGCTATATTGTCAATTCGGCTGCTGAGAGCCTTTATAGCATAGGCATTCGGAATGCTAGTCAAGTCCGCATCCGTATAGTTTCCCTCTATGATTCTCGCATAGCTGATTACGCTTGCAATCAAGCCGCCACCACCGCCCGTGGTAGATGCTCCTGCTCCGTATGCCGTGATACCGCCTGTGGCATAGAGATTACCATCAATCTTGATAGCCTTATTGGTTGCATCATACGTTATCTTAATGCCATGGAAGGAGATTGCGCCCTCGAATGTAGCATCGCCCGATACGCCAAGTTTGGAGAATGGAGCGTTTGGCTTCAAAGACACAAGGTCAGCAACGCTCGTTCCTGCACTTCCTTCCTTCCAAGTCGGCTCGAAGAAGGTGAGGTATGCGCCAAGATTCTTTTCGCTGATGATAAACGATGTAGGGTCTGCGTGAACCTTACCATCCGTTCCCCACCAGATAGCGCCATTAGCCATATAGCCGGAACCATCAAAACGGACGAGAGAGGTAGCTGCCTGTTTTGAATAATCTTCCTTCTTATCGAAGCCAACCACCTCACCATCGTTCATATATCCACCCCACCAGGTAGCAATGCCGTTTCCTTTCGCCGTCTTGTCAATAACACCATTAATTCCACTCTCCACCCGCTTGGTCTCAGGGTCACGCAGGGCGATGAGATTGGTAAGAATCAATCCGCCATTGATTTCCGTATCCACACCATCGGCAAGCACTTTTTTCAGATATTGATAGGTAGCCACGTCACCGATAACTACACCGAGGTCGCCATATATCTTCCTAGTGATATATGCGTTCGCCAGACCCAGCTTGTCGTAGAAAGAAGCATAGGCAGACTGAAAATTAGTGAACTTCGTTCCCACGGCTGAGACGATGGTTTCCTTGCCGTTAGTATCAGCCTTATTATATCTTGCCGAAATATCGGAGAGATACGTGACGAGTTCCGTCTTGGCTGTAGTGAGTGTATCGAAAGCGGTTTTGAGGTCAATGAGTTCATTAGTGTTCGCCAGCACCTCTGCTTCCTTCACCTCATTGTACGACTTCTGTGCTGCCGCAAAATCATCCTCAAGTCGCTTAGAATCCTGCGCCATTGCCGCAATCTCGGAAGGCTCTAGGTAGCCATTGGTAACATAATTATCAAATTCCTTCTTGTTACCAGTGACCGTATTTCCGAGGATCGTAATGTCCTTCTGTGCGTTTTGTGCCGCCTTCTGAGCATCTTCTGCTGCCTTTATGGCTGCGTTGGCAACGGTATCATCGGTGTTCTCCTTGATATACTGAGACAATTCCTTGCCATCCACAGTGGATTTAGCGGAAATCTTACCCTTAACAGACAGTTGCTTAGTGCTGCTATCATATCTAATATAAGAGCTGCCCTCATAGCCATTCTCCTTTGTAGGTCTATCGCCTACATACATATCACCATAGACGTTGAAGAATGCCTTGTTAGTCTGCTTATTCACGCCATATTCTACATACTCCTTGTTTGCAAAGGAATAGCTATTGATGCCGTGATAGAGGCTGATGGATGGCGAATAGGTATCTACCGCCGAGAAGATAAGGCAGTTCTGACGTTCTACATCGGTTCTATTACCGCACTGGTTGAGCACATCACCTTTAGCAGGAACATCGCTTGCCGTAGCGCAATCGGTATCAGAGAGGTCGATATAATGATATTTCTTTCCTTCCAGCTCTACAGGGTCTTCATCACGACCGATTACCAATCGCCAGTAAAAGTGATTGCCAGCCTTGTGATAAGTGCCCTTGCGAACGTTGAATGATTCCGAGCGCACTTGGTCGTTAACCGCGAAGTCGTTATCTACCTCATCACCATCCTGCTCTGCTAAGAAATAGCAACGATAAGCCTTCTGTGACACATTATTGTATGTCACAGTAACCTCTTCTACCTTATGAGCCACCACGCCACCAGTAGGAGAGATTATCTCCTTACCACCGATGGTGGATGTTTTATTGATGACCAGCTCCTCGAAGATAGCCTTCATTCTTACCTCCAAGTAATCTGTGATGAGGTGTGAACGACCTTCTGCATCTGTAGTCCACGAGCCTCCGTTCTCATTGTTGGAGTTACCGATAAGCAATCCACTAAAGAACTTCTGCACCTTCTCCCAAGTGATAGTGCCATGGGCCGTATCATCCTTATCCTTGGCAAGGAAATGCTTCACACCGAACTGACCGAGATAATGAGGGGTAACTACGGTATCGTCGCTTGTTTCCAGGGTGCCGTTACTGTCAGCAACGCCCTTCAGTTTATGCCCACCCAGGAAAAGACTAGTTACGCGAGCTACATTTGCCGACAATTCATTAAAGTTTGCCTTCAGAATCTCCTTGAGGAAGGTGATGGTATCTGATACGGAATTATACCGCCACCATGCGCCTTCTCCACCACTGGCTATAGCCTCGTCGGTAGCCAGTTTTCCGCAATCAAAATGCTGTTCCCATTCTCGCTTTCTGGTATTGTCGGCATCGGTCTTTACAGCAGATATGATACCGCCTGTAAAGATATAGTAATAAGCCTCGTTACCTATCTGCACACCTTCAGTTCCGGAAGATGGAATAGTCTTACCGTATATATCTATCTTCTGACCAGGGAACACGACGATAGCCTGGTTATTATCGGTGGTAGACTGTCGGGGAATGGCGATATACACATACTTCCGTTCGCTATCGGGGAAGATAGAAGGGTAGGCAGCAAGCGTCCAGCGCTGATAGTTGTGACCGGCATCATAGCCCAAGCCTGGCACATCGCTCATATAGCAGAGGACTGAAGCGCCCGATACTACACTACACTGGATGTAGTCAGGCTCTCCCATCGAATTTAGCTGGATATAGAGCGCAGTGCTCGAGATCCAATAATTTGTATTTTTTGCTTCTGTTGCCATTTTTTTGTTTGGATTTTTATTTATTTATAAGGCAAAGATAAAGGTTTTCGCTTTTTTAGTGGGGACAAAAAGAAAAGGTAAAAGAGTAAAAAGGTAAAAAGGTAAAAAAGCCTAGCGGGGTAAGAACCAGCGATAGAATCGCTGGGAACGGAGGCGCAAGGCGGTTAAGGTTCTTTTTACCTTTTTACTCTTTTACCTTTTTACCTTTAAATGGCGAAGGGGTCGCCGTTTATACCGAGCTTTGCAGTAAAGGAAACGGAATACATATTCTTGTTGGTTTCGTCCTTGATGGTTATCTCATCTTCAAGATTGATGATACAAGGAAGCCAGGCATCATTGGCTTTTAACCATACGTGCTTAGACATCAGGAACTCATGGAGATACCACTGCTGCCATGACTTGGTGAGCGGGTCGCTCTGATAGAGCCAACTTTCACGATCATTCTGCTTCTGAATAGCCGAACGGGAGAACTCATTGAAGGTTTCCTGAATAGCTTTCGTATATTGCGTGCTCTCGACACTCATCTTCTGAGAGTAGGATTTCGGCACGCTGATACTCTCCAGGCAACCGAAGCGGTTAATGAAACGGAAGGTGGTACGGTCTTCAGCTTCAGAGGATGGTAGAGCATAGATAGGGTGCCCCTGAATGCTCTGCGCACCTTCCTTCGTGATTTCCTGCTCCCTAGATACAGGGGCGGTCAGTGAGCTGCTGGTAGCTAAGTTCTGCCCTGCGCTATAGGAGACAGGATAAACAAAGCTCTCGCCTACAACGGCTATTTCGTGGGTATCAGTCGGTTTGCAGGAGAGAAGGGTGACAGCCTTCGTTACGCCCGATTTCAATCGTTCTATATCGCTGAAGGCTCCGGCTATGCAGCGAAGGTTGGTTTCACCTTTATTCTTCGAGCCATCAGCTGGATAATAGACCTCGCCTACACCGGTATGCACCTCACCGTTGTTATCCATATACTCATCGTAGGCTTTGATGTACCAGCTTACCACGGGGTAGGTGGATGGAATGGCAGTATACTTGTAGCTATCCAGCGTTATGCGGAGAGCAGAGGATATATCGAGCGATACATCACTTCTCTCGGTTGTAACGGGGATCGTGAGCTTATTGGTTTCGTAACTGCCCGTACCATTATCAAAGTTCACTTCCACGATAACCCGATGGAAGGATGGATTTGTAGCCACGGAAGGGGTGATGGTAAAGGTTATCGGGTTTCCGGCAAATACAGAACCCGATGTGAGATTGATTTTCTGTGCCATAAGAAATAATTTATAATTTATAGTTTATAGTTTATAGGGCATTCTTGCTTGAGGGCGCTAGCCTCTTTAAACTATAAACTTTTAATTGTTAACTTTGCGCTCGGCGAGCGCAATTACATCGGAAACGAGCTTGCAATCTTTCGCCTCTTCCGGGGTAATCTTGATATGGAACATCATTTCCACCTGCTGGATCATATCGAGGAAATCAATAGACTCCAGTTCTACCTCGTCTCTGATATTAGAGGCAGTGGTTACTTCGTGCTTTACCCATGATGTTTTCAGGCTGTTCACGATGGTGATAATGCGAGAGGTTATTTCTTCTTTTTTCATATTTTTTTTGCTTTTTATTAGTAACTGACCAGCGATAGAATCGCTGGGAACGGAGGCGCGAAGGCACTAGCCTAAATCAACACTCAACATTCAACATTCGAAATAACGAATGAGGAGTTTGTACCTCCGAATCCAAAGGCATTACAGAGGATATGATGAGGGGAATAATACTTAGGGCGCATCACCAGGTTCAATTTCGGGAAGGCGTTCTCCTCGGTAGTGGCTGCATGGAACAGACGACCGTATGTAAGCATGATGGTAGCTTGTACGGCTTGCGATACACCTGCCATCCAACACTCGTGACCCGTCATACCTTTTGTAGCTACTACGTTCGGACAGATAGGGAAAATTCTCTCTATTGCCTTTGCCTCGGCTTCATCGCCCATCGGGGTACCTGTAGCATGAGCAAGTACTACGTCTATCATGCCTTCATCCAAACCTGCATTCTCGATGGCATTCAGCATCGACACTTCTTCCTGATAGGTATCAGGGGTAGTGATAGCCTTGCCGTTTGAAGAGAAACCATAACCGGAAAGGGAAGCGAAGGAAGGCACCTTCTCTTCTTTCAATCGAAGACTATCCGATGGTTCGAGGATGATGCAGGCTGCGCCGCCCGATGGTGCCAATCCGTTTCTGCCTTTACCAAACGGCTGCACTTTATCAGGTGAGAAGACACCGAGGGCATCGAAAGCTTCCATGCAGTATTGAGATCCGCATTCCTGCGCGCCAATCACAATTACCATTTCAGTCTGTTTGCTATCGAGAAGCATCTTTGCAAGACCAATGGCATGCCCCCCTCCGGCACAGGCTGCGCTTACGGTGAGCGATAAACCATGAATGCCGAGGATAGTAGCTAGGTTCATGCTGATAGTGGAATTAAGTGAACGGAATAGGGTTGTTACCGGAAGTCTACGATTAGAGATGTTCTTTTTTACGTGAGAGACCACAACTTTGCTTTCATAACATTCTGAGTCGTTACTTACGATAAGTGAAACATTATGGTTTTCAAGAAACTCCTTACTGACCTTTGCTTTCTTCAGCGCCTCGAATACCGTATCGAGCACATAAAAACCATGTGCAGGCATACATTCGTATTGCGCATGGGTAAGTATATCCAGACACTCTGCTTTCCAACTAGGTACATTGCCACATAAATCGGAATTGTATTTATCGCGGCATTCGTCGTGATGCAATCCGCATTTACCCTTATAGAGGTTCATGGCTACTTCTCTTGTACTTCTGCCTAGGGCAGAATGAATACCAGTTCCGGTAATCAATATCTTTTTATCCATTTTTATTTCGTTTTTATATTATAAAACATATTTTCTATTTAAAAGCTTTTGCCCTTACAGGGCGACATAAACCACATCCTATATACCCAGGGTGTTGCCCTGGGCTAGGAGCTTCTGCCCTTACAGGGCGTACACTGTTAACTCAACCTCGCCCATTCCCGTCTTGGCATCGATGGTGGTATTCACCTTGTCTATGAGGCATTTCATACCGCCTATGTTCCACCAATCCTGCCAGTGGTTCGGTATATCGGCCACTTGCGCTACGGTAGTGGTACATCTCACCATAAACTTCTTTCTGTTCAGAAGGAAATAGGCGTAGGGGAGGACGAAGGTATCAAATAAGCCGCGGGAACGGACCTTCTTAACCACCTTACCATTTTTATCTACCTCATCTTTATCACAAAGTACTACATTTTGATACTTCGGATCACTTAACCACGATGGTTCCTTGAAAGCACGTATCTTGAGCGAGAATTTTTCACCTTCGCCCGTTCCTTCCTGAATACCATTATAGTCAAATTCATTGCCCATCATATCCAGTGAATCGCATGCCAGGGCATACTTACCAGATACGGTACGCCATTTGGACGTTCCGAAGTGGTCGTAATTATAATCGTAAGACTGGCGGGTAGCATCGCTACCACCACCTCGCATCAAAGCAACCGCATATCCCCAGCGTGAATCATCCTGCAACGGAGAATTGCCATCATCGGTGCTCGACGGGTCGTAGCTTTCTACGAGTGATAGTGTCTGCTGCATGTAGAAATCACAGAAAGCAGTAGAGATAGTCTGATTGATAATCTGCTCCACAAACTCATGCTCCATATCCTCATCTACATAAGCACAGAGGATAGGCTGACTATCGGCGATGGTTACACCATATTTCTTGCCGTTGTAGGAGTCGATTGCCTCGTGAGAGCCATAGGCAGCTTCTATCTCCTTGAAATAGTTCACATCATTGAACGGAACAGGAGTAAAATCTACCGAAATATCGTGAATGAAATCTTCGTTCTCATCGCTGCAATCTCCATATTCTACACCCTTAAACTGACCTACCTCAAAGAGTACCGGTTTCAAGTCGGCTGTCGTGGTTGCATCACTATTCACCTTTACGCGATAAGCGTTGCCAGTCTTGCGGTCGATATAACAATGCTTATCTCCACTACTCAGATTATGGAAGAAATCGATGTAGTCGAGATTATAGACGGTGGAGTTATCGCCACTATCTGGCGCAGGGTAATCGATGTAATCATAATCGGTAGAATAACCCATGTTCTTGTTTCTACGGCTATCGAGTACATTCTGACGCTGATCTTTTGCATCACTCTCTGCAGAATAGCGCATACGCACACCTGTAATCTTCTCGGTCATCGGGACCATGGAGTGGATGTTGGCATGAAACGTTCTTGCCTCATTACCGCTCTTGCGCAACACATCACGGGTAAGATAAGCTGTTACCTTCTTCTGCTCGTAATCATACGAGAACTTGATACCAAAGGCACTTTCAAGAGATGAGATTACGGTGCTTACGCTCTCATCAGGGAAATTGCCGCTGTTGGCTACCATATTAAGCACGTTTGCCTGTACCTTGAACTTGCTGATTTTTGCCTCGATGCTAATACTAGTAACCTTGCCGCCATCATCGCGAACCTCACCAACCTGTATATGCTCGGTGGTGCCTTCAGGTGTGTGGAGTGTTAATTCCTGCACGTCCTTATTCTCTGCCTTTACGATATTAATCTTTCCACCGCAACCACGGCTTTCCAGCCATGAATTGATATGCTCCTGGCTTTGGAAATAACCCGTCTTGATTTCGCCAGCTTTCTTCTTCTTGGCGATGACTTCGGCATCGTCTTTTCGGTAATAAGTACCATGGTGAGGGTGAAGATTAGGTTGTTTTGCGCCTGTAGGATCTTCCTCGTCGTACTGGTAACTGACGGTATCGTAGCTGCATACGGTCGTGAAGAAACAAAGATGCTTCAAATCCTCTATCTGCATTAAGGCTCGCTTATCGAAAGTTACACCCAGATAGTCAAAGAGGCAATCGAGGAAATAAAGCACATAGAAGCAGATACCCGACTGCGGACGTTTGGCATCCAATACCCAATAAGGGTAAAGGTCTTCGTTCGTCCAGGTACAGTCTTTCGTACTAATAACACCGCTCGCCGTCTTCTTGTCATCATCAAGACCATGATGTTTGTAACAGATACGGGCGTTGCAGTAAGCGGCTGCCCTGCCCGCGCCATCGGTTTCGCCATAGGCAGCAGCAGTGTTTATATAGTTACCGTTATTTGCGATGGTAGGCTCATTTACTGTATGGTTCTGCGGATAGGAACGCTCTGAGAGCTTATACGCATCACCTTTATAATGCTGGGTAGATGTGCTTGTATATTCCTTACAACTGGCAGGATAAGAGAAACCGAGTGCTTGCGGTTCGAGAACCTTGCTTACGCTTACGTGGGCGGCTCTGATTTCGTGGTTTTCCGTCTTATCATCCTTATGCTTACCTCCGGTAACAAAAACATTTACCTTTACCACAGGGTCGCTCTCTATATCCACCCTCACATTACCGATTTTCTCACCGATGATAATCTGGTCCTTTACAGGAATATCACGGCATTGCAGGTCGCTGATAAGCTCGCTGAAACTCTGGGTGCTGGCATCGATGTTCATAGAGAGTGAATCGGTTATTTCCTCATCGTCCTGCATGACCAAGGTACCGCTACGGAATGGCAATCCGTCGGCATGAATGCGAGTAGGCAGGTGCTCCATATTCACGGCTTTCATGGCGGCATGAATATCTTCGATGTTCTTTACCAGCCATCGGTTGCCGTCCAGCGGAATAGAGAAAGGATAGGAGAACATTTCCGTATCGTTGAACACGGGGTTCTGGTCCTCAATATCTATTGAGAAATCATCGGGCAAAGATACCGGCTTGTCGTTTATCAATATAGTAAGATGTGAGTTCATTTTCTGATTTCTATTTTTGCTTTATCGTATAAATCTATGAGGCGATCGGTGAAGGTATCAATGGTTGCCGTACCAAAAGCATTGATTTTCTGGTGCCCATGGTCGTGAAGGGTGCCATCGGTGATGAAGACTACACTCTGGTCGTAGCTTTCTGCATCGCTGCCAGTTACCAGGTGGGCATAGTTCCTGGCGATACCGTAACCTGCCTTTATGGTAGCCTTGCTGCCATCCAATAGCTCTACTTTGCAGCCTTCATTCATCACGAGGGCGGTAGCCGCATTATGGAGGATAACGTGTGCCTTGCCTAAGACGTATATCTTTCGGGAGGAGTAGAGGTGGATTTCCTCGTCTGTATCGCCTACAAGGACGGTACCGGTGGGCGAATCCTCGTTATAGAAGATACCACCCTGGTTAATATCTGCCTTAAACTCCGGATATACCGCCTTGAAAGCATCGATTACCTGCTGCGGTACCTCGGTGATTAAGCCGTGCCAGTATTTGCGCCATGCCTCGCACATTTCCGGAATACTCTGCGTGCTCTTGAAAGCATGCTGAGATTCCTGGCAATTGCCGCTCTGGGCGAGGATATGGACGCAAAGGGTCTTGAAACGCTGCGTGCGCTGTTCTGGGGTTTCTTTATTCTTTGCCATATTGCTTTTCTTCTTTGTTTATAGGGCAAAGATAGGAGGTTTTTTCTTATTAGAGGGGACATAAAAAGAACCCAGCGATAGAATCGCTGGGAACGGGGGCGAGAGGGGAATTATGCTTCGGGATCCTCTTTGGCTTCTTCTATAGTTTTTGTGAGAATAGCTTCATAGCCGGAAAGCTCCTCTTCGGTCACGATGTCAGAGAAATCCTGGCGAAGTTGGTCTATGCGCTCCTTGATGCCTTTCACTCTCGTTTGGGTAGATGGCTTATCCTTGCGAAGGATATACTTGATGCGAGCATCGGCTTCTGCCTTGTGCTTGGCGGCTGCATCACGAGCAGCCTTTACTTCCGGACGGTCGTTGGCAATTTTCTCGGCTACCTGCTCGGCAAAACGAGGGTCGCGAGACTGCGCCTTCTCATAGAATGGCTTAAACTGGGTACGGAGGGTCTGAGGGTCCACGGTAAAGGTTTTCTTTACATAGGCGATATATTCAGGGTCTCCGGTCTTCTCGCTTAGTCGCAGATAACACTCGCCCATCTCTCTATCTACAGCCTTGAAGATTTCCGGAAGAATATCGCTTTCGATTTCTACGGCTCTTGTGGCGAGAGGGGCAATCTCATCCTCGGTGTAGACGGCACTTTTGCCTTGAGAGATGGCTTTCTCGTTGGCTTCAGCCCTGGTCTTAGCCTGTTCTGCCTTGCTTGCCATCTCGCTGCGGAGGTCACGTACGGTGTTCACCTGCTCCTGCAGGGCGGTAGAGAGGAACGGACGCAACTGCATTAGGTTGGGCATGGTGGCAGCGATACTTTCGCCGTTAGGGTTGGCTACGATACCATTATAGGTAAGCGGCTGCAGGGTGGTGTCCGGTTTCAGGCTAGGGAAGAGAGACTGCTTCGCATCTTCCAGGGCTTTCTTTTTCTGAAGTTCGGCATACTCAATCTGTTCCTGCTTGGTAGGTCTGCCCACACGTCGCTTGTCGGTAGCAGATGATGCAGCGTTAGCTTGAGAGTTGCTGTAGCTGTTGAGATAGGCGATCATCTGTCGGGTACGGCGATGATAGTCTTTAAACTTACGTGAGTTCTCAATAAATGAGCGTGCGTTACTTGCACCCTCCAGTAGAGACAATCCCTGCTCATAGGCATCCTTCTGTTCCTGGGTAAGCATTCTTGCGCCGATAGCTGGCTTCAAGATGTTGATGATTTCCTGTAAAGATAAATTTTCCATAAATCCTTGTTTCTGATGTTTATTTGAAAATTAAGAATATTTTTTGCCTGTTTTAGTCTTGATTCCCGATTGAACGTCAAATTAAGCAGTTTTGAAGACGCTTGATGCGACATTAAACCGAAAATAAGCCTTTTTTAGCACAGAATAGGTGTTACAAAGATACGAGAACCTTTTTGGTTGTTGTCGTAACCTTCGATGCCGTCCCTGCTATCCGATGATGAAGCGATGGAGGCGTTACTCGTCGATGATGAAGAGGTACTGTCTTCTGCGGCACTCTCAGCTTTGGCTGCATCGAGTTTGGCTTGCTTCTCGGCTTCCTCTTTCTTCAGCAACCGATGAATGCTTTCCCTTACGGTGATGGCATCATTGTGCGCCGTGGATCGGGTCAACTTATCGAAGTTGATAACTGATGTACGCTCCTTGAGATAGGCGGCTACCAGCTGACGTGCCTTCTTCAGCATCTTGTCGTTCTCATCGGCTTGCAAGAGACGAGGAATGAAATCTTCGCCAAATGCTTCTTCCAGATATTCACTCTGGATAAAAAGCATATCGGGGATGAGACGGACGAACTTATCTCTGTTGCCGTAAATATCGAGATACGGCTGCAAAGACTCGCAAGTAGGGAAAAGCAGATCCCGATGATAATAGTAGTACTTACTTTCTTGCCAGAGGGTTACGATTTCCTCTATCGCCTCATGCTGCTTCTTCTCGGCTTCTTCTGCATCATCTTTGCCGCTATCGGTTCCTTCATCGGTTCCTTCTGATGGGGAACCCTGGTTACTGCCATCTGAAGGGGTGCTGCCTTCTGCACCATCGCCCGCTGCATCGATAGGCATAGGTGTATTCACTTCCTTAGCCCATCCCTCCAAGAGGGAAAGCAGGTTATTGAGCGAGGTCATGGCAGACTGGCGATAGCTTTCCTTGCCCTGCGCTATCTGCTTGTCGGTGGCTACTGAATAGTCGTTGCTGGAGGCTACATTGATACCGGAGCCATTCACAGAAAGGGCTTGCTTCTCGATGTTCTGCGCTATCGCATCATTCACAATCATGCGCTGCGCATAAAGCAGAAGCTCATTCCATGGGTCGTTGACGTAGGTACCATCACCAACAGCTTCACAGAAGACCAAAGGGTCTAGGCTCGCATACTGCTTGCAGAGACGGTCGTATAGGAATGCTCCAAGGCGAGGCTTCAAGAAGTCCTTTTCGCTATTGTCGAGCATACCCTGCAGGTTGGCTACCTCGTCCACGGCATTGCTGGGGAGATGGAGCCTGAGTTCTTGATTTGATGAGAGTATCATTTTCTTTTTGCTTTTACATTAAACATTATTCCTGACCTTGCTTGGCAACGCCCGTTTTGGAGTTATCGAGGGTAGTCAGTACCTCCCGGTCTATCTGCCATACCAGGTGCTCGTCCCAATCGTTAAAGCGGCTCAAAACTTCCAGCGGGCGTATCATCAACTGCTGCAAGGGGGCAAACTGAATCTGCTTGACCAGGAAACGCTCTCTCAGGTCGGTACCGCCCGATGATGCCGTATCGCCAGGGGTATTACCAATGAGCTTTGCATCAAGACCCATGGCAAAGAAGATAATACTGCTTATTTCCTGCAACTCGGTTTTGTCGGCATTCGCCTGATCATTTGCCTTGGTTTCGATTTCTACAATTTCCCAAGCTTTGTGCTCTTTCCCATCGCTGCCCGTGAAGGCAGAGGAAATGAGCGCCTGACCTGCATTATCGGGGTTAGAGAGCCAGGTATTGATAGAGGTAAAGATTTCGTTCTGAATCTCGCCCTGGGTTTTCTTTTTCTTCTCACCCTGCTGCTGATAGAGCCTGCTGATATAGTCCTGATGGATATAGATAACTCTACCGATGATGTTGCTGTTGCGCTTTCGGGTAAGGCGGTCATCTACGATGGTGAAGGCATACTCAAAAATGCTGCCGGCAAAGATGGAGTGCCAAAGGGCATCGGCATAGTATGGACCGCCGAAATCTCTTGGCGACATGATGAAGCGAGTAGGGCGTTTCTTGCGGCTTACGTTCTTCTGACGTGCCTCGCGTATCTTGCGCTGCAAATCCTTCACGGCTGATGTAGTAGGGAGATAAGGGATAGCCGCTATCTTGCGGTCTTCTTCTTTCTGCACGCCGACGTATTGGGTAGGGTCGAGCCATTGATTGCTCACGTAGGCATAGTTGATGCGGTAGTTCTCGTCCATGCGTTCCAATCGGGTGGTGAAGATGCTGCGGTGCTTCAGACCGATCACCTTCGGGGTCCACTGGGCAGTAGGAACAGCTTTTCCGTTCTCGTCGAGGGAACGCTGATTGAGCTGGAGCTCTACAAAGCATTGTGACATCAGAGCCATATCTCCTGCCAGGTCGAGGAAGGTCTGCATCAGGTCGTTGTTTTCCAGGAAATCACGAAGCTGGGCATTGGTTTCTTCCCATTTGCGGAGAGCTTCTTTCAGAGATTTCATCTCCTCGCTTTCCCCTTCATCGGAGGATAAGACCTGCGATTGAACCGCAGAGAACGGTGACTCCTCCTGCTGAGACTGCCCGTTCTGGGTCTGCTGCTCGTTCTGGCGCTTGGCTTCGGCGGCTGTCTCTTCCTTGGCTTTCAGGTCAGCTATCTGACCTCGGAGCAAAACTCCGGCACTCTCGTAGGGGATATATTTCTCTGTGATGTTGCCGCCTACGTACTGGGTGTAGTGGTACTTGGCTGCTGGACCGCGACCTACCAGTATCTTCTTGATGTAATCAACTCCTGCTGCGGTAAAAGGCGACATACGGGAGAGCATCCAGATAAGGTTAGGCAGTCGGTTGGCCATACCCCATTCCATAAAGCCTAAGCCTTCGGTACCTACGCCTTTCGGCTTGCCCATGTTCTCGCCGCCACTCGATGCAAAGATAGTGGAGACTTGCTGACGTGCTGCAGAACCGCTTGCGTCGCCACCGCTTGCCGACATACCGGCTGTGGTAAGGAGCATGCTGTGGACGTAGTCGTTCCAGGAAAAGACTTTACCGCCGCCATTCTTAAGCGGCGTAAAGGCATCCGGGCGAACGGCTACATAGCCTGCATCTTTCAGTTCCTCACTACGATTTTGGAGCTGCTGCAGGTTGGTTACTCTGTTTTTGTTTTTGCTTGCCATTTTTGCGTTTCTTTTTATATATTATCCTGAATGTGATGGAAGAGAGAAGGGTGGCGATATACGCGCGCCTATTTCTCTTGTTTCTGAGTGTAAAGTTAGGGATTTTTATGGCTTTGGTGGGGACAAAGAAGGGAGGGGACCAGCGATAGAATCGCTGGGAACAGATGCTCCTCTTCTTATTCATAATTGATAATGATCATAAAATCCTTGGTGATGGAGGAGATGGCATTACTGATGCTGCCCCCGATTTCTAACCTTTGGGAGTGAGGATTTGAGTACCAATCACCTTCGGCTCTGCCTCTGCTTGCGCAGGTTCTTATTCGTATTGTTGCCATAAAAGATTATCTTTTGTTACGGTGGAAATGCAGTTACTCCAGGGGTAGGGGCTGGGGCGATGATACTTATCCTGATAACGGCAACCACCTCTGTCGCCGTGTATCTTGCGATAAGCCTTCGCTTCCTCGGTTCGATAGTGAGTAATGATGGCTTGCCTAATCATATTCCACAAATATTTTGGGCTGAAGTACACCACCCGCACATGTATTACAAGCAGGTGCTATGCCTTTTACAGCATACACTCGTTTTGCCAGCTGGAAACGCTTATCAAACGGAGGCGTATTCAGCATACCTACTACTATCGTATGTATTTCGTTCATAACTTTTCTTTATTCATATCTGAAGGCAAGGAGATTATCCTTCGTGTGGAAGGTACCGATGCACTGCATCAGGAAGCTGTCACGAAAGAAGATGGCTTTATCCCGATAATCGTTTGTGCCAGTTTGCTTACGTACTTCCTTGGCGTGCTCTGTTCTCGCCTCGTGAATGGCTAATATCTTAATCATATTCTATTAATACGAAAGGTGGCATATCATTAGGGTCATCCTCTTCTTCTTCGGAAGAAGGAATGCTGCCTTTATCTATTATAACCTTATTCATACTCTAATAATATTTTCGGTTTATCTACATCATGTCCTTTGCCCCCACCAGTAAGGCATAGGGCAATACCTTTCGGATGCACGATAATGCCATTTTGGGATGGACTATAAGAGCCGAGGATGATAGGGCGATTACTATTCATAGTTCTATATTTCTACAATTACAGCACCCTCACGATTACACCTACGTTTTAAACCAGGAAGAATATCGGATAATGCCAGCTTATGATAATGAGTGCAGACCGGACAGTGAAAGCAATCGTTATCTACGTTTATCGGCATTAAATGATGTATGCTTAATGAAAACAAACCTTTAATCATATCTTACTATTACAGCCGTTGCAGCCCTACCGCCTGTAGCCTTCAGAAAATTTACTATCGAGTTTCTCTGATACTGTGATTTCAAACATCTGCTTACTACAAGATAGATAGGGTCCGGGTTTAAAGAACTTACCTTTATCATTGCCAAAATGGATATTGGGGTTTATCTTCTTCCAAAGGTTCAAAAACCTCTAAGTCTGCACCGCAGTTCGGACAATGATAAAGATACTTATAACCATTATCTCCATACTCTTCATTACCAACGAAATTAAGAGATGCAGAGCACTGAGTGCATTTCGGCATCTTATTGCGAATCTTTTTCTTGCTCATTTCTTCTCCACAAACTGATGATACATACTTTCCAACTTAGGATTTGCGAACTTGCCGTTCTCTTTCCAGTCATAGAACAGCGGCATGATGATGTCCTCGTGAGCGGAAGAAAGCTGTTCCTGCAGTTCTTGGGGAGTGCAATGCCAAAGATGCGTCTCTTCCAGATAAAGGGTAAGGATGGCTTTTAATGCCATCGCATTCTCATGGCTCGGCTCTATCTCGAACTGATGGAAGACGCAGGTGTCTTTATCGTTTGCCTGGAGGAACTTGCTGACGGCTTCATCTTTCAGGAAAAACCTTGTATCTACTTCTTCCTGCAACACATCTTCCAACTTTCTCTTCAGCGGAATAGGGTCGGGAAACTGGTAATCGAAGGCTACATCTTTTCTCATTGAGAGGCAGAAAACTCGGTCGCGGTTCTGCGGAACACCATAGTCTTTGGCATTGAGTCTTGCCCATCGGCTTACGTAACCGAGAGATGAGAGCTTATCAAGCCACTTCTGAAAATCGGGCAGAAACTTCTCGCTTACCAGGGCTGCCACGTTCTCCTGAAGCAGATACTTCGGGCGCAACACTTCCACGGCATCGGCTACTCGCCACAATAATGCCGAGCGGGTATCGGAACCTTCCTTCAACCCCATCTGCTTGCCGGCTTGCGATATATCCTGACAAGGTGAAGAATAGGTAAAAAGGTCGATTTCTTGCCCCCCCCACATTATTCTTTACCTGTTGCCAGTCGATTTTGGTTATATCGCCCAAGGCTTTGTCAGCAAACTGCGGAAAGATGAGGTTGTGCATCTGACAGGCATACTTATCTATATCGCTCCAGCCTACGCACGTCCAGCGGAAATCAGGGTGCTGCTGGGCGAGAACATCGGCTGCCATCAACTGCGAGTCGTAACCGGAAAAGGTGGTGAGGATAAGTTTCTCACCATGGTTCTTATCTACCGGATAGGTAGGGAGTTGGTCTTCTGGGAAGAAATCGGCAAAGAATGAGGTCTGTGCCTCACGCTTTGGCTCTTTCGGATACCAGAGTTGCTGATAGATGGCTGCGAGCACATCTACCACGATGGAGTTGCCCGCCTGCTTGTATTGCTGACTGGCTGATACTGCCATATCTTCTGCCTTCCCCTTGCTCTTATAGCCGGGCACACGCTCGGCTGCCTCGGCATTGGTACTCTGCATCGTGCGGATTACATCATCTCGCACACCCATCAATCGGAAACACTCGAAAGGTGTCAGCTTTCGGATGGCATAAGACTTAATGGTCTTATCCTTGAAATTGAATTTTGTTATCATCTTGTTTTGCTCTATAAATCTTTTTTTGTTTATAATTCTACAAACACAAACGGATTGCTGCTTGCAGCCGTGAGTGCATTCACCAATTTACCCCCTCCAACGGTGCGGCTACGTCTTAGGGCAGAAGAGGGGTAGCTTAAATCGGCTGCACCGGGTGCTGGGCAATCGGTATAGCCTAACTCCGTTGCCTGACGGATGCGTAGGAAGGTTTTACCTTCTATATCCACGATTTCAAGAAACGGACGGTCGGAGGTGGAGTATATCCGATAGAGAGAACCATCGGGATAAAAGCCATATCTCTTTCCGTTCTTGATAATCGTTCCTCGCTTGTATTGAGGTTGGTTGTTATTATTCATATTTCTTTATCAGAAAAACGTTCTGCTCCCACGCATTGATGGTAATGGTAGGGCAGAGATCCGTATCTAGAATACCGCCCTTATTCTCGCCTCGTGGATATTGGTAAAAACGATGGTTATTCATATTCTATTAATATGCCTGTATCAAACTTTTCAGCTCGCAAACATCGGCTATAAAAACATAATACCGATTTGCCGAATAATGGAGAATCCTGCGGATTTACCCCCCACATTCGGAAAGTAGTAATCTATCTTCATCATTTTCCTCTCCTCATCTTTTCCATTTCCTCATTCTCTTTCGATAATCTTTCGAGATGTTCGAGAACGAGGGAATAAGATTGGGTGTTGATCTGATCTTCCGTTAGGCCGGCATACTTTTGCATCGTAGCGGTGGTGGCGGTGTAGATTTCCATCGGGGTTTGCGGCTTGCTGTTGTTTACCTTCTGTACCTTGAATACGTGAGGGTAGCGATGAGCTAGGGTGTGCATGATGCCGCTCCACCAGAAGAGGATAACCTGCCAGTTGGCTTCCGGGTATTTGACGAAATAACCTGCGTTCTCGGTGAACTGCTTCGACTCATAATGAAAATCGTATTTCGTGATGCCTGTTGTCGGATCGACGTACTGGGTGGTGGTGTTAAAGATGGTGGCAAGGAACATGTTTCTTGCACTTGCGACACTCTGAGCTTGCGTCTGGAGTTGTTCCTCGGTGAACTTATTCATCTGCTTCATCTTGACCAGGTTGTTGCTTAACTTGGTATAGGTCTGCATCATGTCGCTAGCGAAACGGTATTGCTGCCAGGAGAAACCATCGAGGTCGAGGTTAGGACCACGGAAGGCTTTTGCGCGACGATACCACTTGGCTTTCTGTCCGATAATCGGATAGGGGAAGCGGGTGAGGAAGTTGCCGCTATCTGCATCCAACCAATCGAGAAGACCTGCGCCCTGAGCGATGTACTCAGGGGAGGTCTTATTATCGGTCTTGGCTTTCGGGGAGAGCCAATAGTTGAGCTGCCAGAGGTAGAGGGGGAAATGGCTACTCTGGGGGTGACCAGCGATAGAATCGCTGGGGACGGGGGCGCAGAGGGAGAGGAGCTTCTTCAAGAGGCTCTTCTTCTGCGGCTCTATGCTTACCAGGTAGTGCTGCTCATTTATGGGCAAACGAGGGTCGGGATAGGCATTGATGCTTATCCCGGCAAAGAGAAAGAAGACGGCTATCTTCACCTTCTGCATATCGAAGGGATGATAGCGATCTACCTTGGCTATCTGCTCCTGCATGATGGCAGCGAGGGCTTCTAACTGGGAGGGAGTACATTGGTTCCAGCCCTTCGGAATTGTAAGATTTATTTGTTCTTGCATATTCTTATTTTTTAAAGGTAAAAAAGCTTTTGCCCTTACAGGGCGACTTGCTGATTGCTATTATACCCAGGGCGCTGCCCTGGGCTAGGAGCTTCTGCCCTTTCAGGGCGTGTGGGGTAATACTTGCTTCTTCTGCCACGCAATCCAGCTAGGAGGGGTACCTTTAAGAGCAAAAATGCTTTTTTACCTTTTTACTTTTTTACCTTTAGAACGGCAGGTCGCTGTTAGGATCATCGTAACCTGGCATTGAAGAGTAATCATTGCCTCCATCTGCTGGCGGTACATAGGCGGTAGCGTTGCCAGCGGCTCCGTAGGCTTGCTGTGGGTACGTCTGCTGCTGGGTAGCGGTCTGTGGCTGATAGAGGCTGGCGATGCGCTTATTCATGCGAGTACGGATTGCCTTGAAGAGGTGAGAGTTCTCGTCGTTGAAATCCTGATTTACGATGTCAGGGTCTTTCTCCTTACTATACTCCTTTACCTGTTCTACGAGTTTCGGGAATGCTTTGGCTACTGCCTTGACGTACTCGGTGGAGAATGATATTTGCATTTCGTGGGTAGGCACACTTTTGTCGGTGTCGCCACGCTCGATATTACTCTGTCGAATCTTATTCTTGTACGAATCTTTAAAAGGTTCGATGTGAACTCTCAACTTAGCCACCTGTCTGTTAACATTATCTTTTTGATATGTCTCTACTCGAATTTCGTTCACATCGATAGGAATGCAGACGTAAGGGCGCTGCTTATTCTTCTCATCGATACCTACTAAGACCTTTGCTCCATTCAGAGACAAAAGGTCAACATTTCCATTGTAAGAAGCCATTTTTTTTACTTTATTTATTTGTTAAAAACTTATTTTCTTGCCGCCATTGGCGATGAGACTGCCGTAAATGATCGCATTGAGGCGACGGAGCCAACCTGCCTCGAAGACTTGCTGGCTAGGGTGCTTGGCGATGATGCCGGCTATATATTGCTTGCGGCGAGCCTTGATGCGGTCGAAGAACTGCTTAGGGGACTGGGCGTTGAGCGCCTTGAGGGTTTTGTTGCCCACGATACCATCGGCTCTTACGCCAAGCATGGCTTGCACGAGGGTTACGCCTGGTGTGCCGCTAGACCAGACCCAATCTACCAGGATGTTGGCGATGCTTTGGTCTTTGATGTCATCGGCTTTCCATCGGTTCCAGTAACAGCGGCGAAGGATGGAGATAGCATCGGCTTTGGTGATAAGCTTCACGTCCTTTGCGTCTATGCGGCCATCGTTGTTCTTGTCGTAACCTTGGGTTTGCCAGGTTTTCAATGTTACGCCCATGTTGGTAGGACCGCCCTTGTCATTGGGGTGGTTGACGTAACCTCCCTCGAAGGAGAGGATGAAATCTGCAAGAGGTTGAATCTTTGCCATATCTTTTCTGTTTTATCGTTTTTATTTCTTCTGATGGCAAAGATAGCAAATGCTAAAAAGATGATGGGGACAAAGAAAGCCTCCCTGCGGCTTTTGTAGGCGCAAAGAGGCTTCAAAAAATGTTATCCCAATCTTTTTACTTTAAATACTTGCACTCGCTAGTGCGAAATCCATATCACCTATTTCAAAACAAACTACATCATAGCGTGAGCAGACATATAATCCCATATCTTGGTACAATCGTCTTCTTCGGGTTGCCAGTCTGCATCCTGGAAGTAGAAGAGATAAGCTGCCTTGATGATTTCATCTTCTGTCATATCGCTGCACAGGTCAGCGTACATGGCATTGAAGGCAACATACTTATCCCAATCGTTCACCTTATCATGGAACTTCATGCCCTTGGTGGCATTCACTATCTGCGATTTGGTCCAGTGTGCCCCGGTTCCTACCAATTCGCCATTCTCGCCTTTCTTGCTATACACAAGATGGCAGACATCATGGTTGGCCATTTTCTCGCTGTAATGACGATCATAGAACACTGCGTGCTGGTGACGGAGGATGCACCAGTACAATTCCGGATTTGTTTCCTCCAGGGAGGCGAGGTCGCAGCTCAACTGCTCCATCGCCTCCATCATCTTCTTCTCGGTAGCCACGCCGTGAGCGCGGGCCTGATCTATTAACTGAATATACTTCATCGTCTCTTACCTTTCCTTTTGTTGGTGGATAGTCATGCGATGGTGAGTGTTAACGGAGCATCGCACACGAAAGTCTTGCTGCAGGAGCAGCAGGCTACCTTGACAAGACGGTTTTTCACGCTGCCAAGAGATGTGGTAACGTTCGTGATTGCCGTAGCAGAGAAAACAGGAATGGTGAAATCCTGACTTACTACCTGCGAGCGGGTGCAGCAGGAGCCACAGTTGCAAGGCACGTAACTGATAACACCCTCTACGTGAATGGTTATGAGATATTGCGAAGTACCCACGTTGTCAATACTCTTTACAGAGAACTGAGGGTTGAAAACCGGAGTCTCGTCCACGCATGAAGGAGCACAGAGCTGCTGCGTGATATTTACATCATAATAGGGAGCAGTGGCGGTTGCACCTACTGCAAGCGTAGCCATGATGCAGGCTGGAATTGTTCTTTTATTCATAGTCTTTTCTGTTTTAATAGAGCGACGACTTCACCGCCGCATTAATGTTTCACCTGATAGCCCTGGGTCTTCTCTACCGGAAGGTTCTTCTGAAGAAGGTCGGCGAGTTCGTCAAGATCTTCCTCGTCAAAGGTTATCACACCCTCCAGGATAGAGAGCGGTCCTTTGTAGCGAAGCTGCTCTACCACATCGTGCGCCATCTGCGGAATGCTCTCTTCGGGAATGTTCCCGAAATACTTGGCGAGCATCGGAGTGACAAGCGCATTGACCACAGGCTGAATCATCGGTTCTATATCGGCTTGCAGAGAATAGTTGCCACTCACCAGTCCCATGCTGCCGATGGTAGCCTGGAGAGACTGGAGCATAGGCAAGTGCATCAGATTGCCAGCCGCTATCTGAGAGATGGCAGGGCGTGCCCATTCGGACACCACCGCTGCCAGGATTTGCGAGTTCTTGTAATCCATATCGTTTCTTCCTTTTATCCGAAAATACGGTTACTGATTACAAGCGCATCCGCATCCCATCTGACAAACATTGCCCGATGGAATCATCAGCTTGGTAACACTCGTGAGTGAAGCCACCTGCGATTTCAGCACGTCGATGTTGGCGTTGGCAGCGGCATTATATGCCATCTGCTGTGCGTTGACCGCCTGCTGTGCATCCTTGTTGGCATCTACCTTGTTTTCGAGCTGACGAATCTTACCGTCAAGATACTGAGTAACATCTACCATCTTCTTGTCGGTATAGTTCTCACTCTTCTGGATAGCAAGTTCCGTCTTCAATGTAGAGTTCTCCTGAATAAGGTTGGTCTCACTCTTGGTTACAAAGCGTGCATCCGGATCACTCGGATTGGCAGTCATGCCATTGTTACCTCTACCGAGGTTAAACAAGGATGCACCGCCACCCAGCAAACTGGTAGCCAAACCTGCGATACCAAGTCCAAGGGCGGTATTACCCAATCCCTTGCTGGCAACATCATAGTTGCCATCATTCGTTTTTACCTGCATAGTTTTTTGTGTTTAAATTCTTCCAATATCGGAATCGTATGCAAAGGTAACATGAATGAAGTAAACAGAAAAGTGATTTTCATTAGATGTTCTTGCGGATAAATCATGAAGCAGGAACGCTAATAGACAGATAAGAAAAAGTACAAACGTGCAGAAGTACATAAGTACAATTGTACTTTGGTACTAAACTACATAGTTTCTTCCAAAGCCTTGATATACGGGATGGCTTCGTCCCTGATAATGTCGAGGAAGAGTTGTGCAGAACGCTTCATAGGTACATCCTTCATACAGTGGGCATTGCTCATCAGTTCTTCTCCTATGCCATGGATAGGACGAGCTATAAGGGTAGGGTGGTTCTTCAGATACAGCTTCGGCATAAAAGTAACCAGGTGAGTATCTTCTATGATGGCAAGGTCTTCGTCTGGGTCACTGACGATACACTTTACGCTTAATTTGGTGAGATCGTTCTGCAAATATTGCTGAAAAGTGTTGAAAACACGTTCGCCTACATCGGACATGATGATGCCGTGCTTCAGCAGGTCATAGTATGTTACCTTATCTTTCCTGGCAAGAGGGTGTGTGTTTCTCATGATGGCACAAAGACTGAATGGGATGCAAGGCTGGCTATCGATGCCCTCGTTGGTATAGGCTTCGTTCATCGTAAAAGCGAGATCCAGCATGTGGTCTCGCAACAGGCGGTTCAGGCTCGTTGCCTTGGAAAATTCGGCATTCACTCTTACGTTAGGGTATCGCTCCATGAATATAAGTGCAGCCACACGGATATAGGGTGCGATAAAGGAACCTACACCGATGCGCAGTTCTCCGGTCATGCAGTTGTTGAGTGCATTGATATGCTCCTTGCAGTCTTCCGCCAACTTCAGTATTTCCTTGGCACGTGGCAGAAGTGCCTCTCCGTTCTCGGTGAGCATGATGCTGTGCGATGTGCGTATCAGCAGCTTGCATCCCAGTTCATCCTCTAGAGCCTTGATGTGCTGACTGATGGCGGATTGAGTGACAAAGCATCGGGTGGCGGCGATACTGAAAGAAAGCGTCTCTGCCACATACACAAACGAACGTAAATGTCTTAGTTCCATAAGCTCTTACTCTTTTAAATACATTATATATATTAAAATTTTATGCTGCAAAAATAAGAAAAATATTCTATGCGGAAACGCATTTTGCATAAAAAAATCTAATTATGGGATAAGATATTAAAAACTGAAAGATATGTGCAGTTTTAAATGCGAAAAGCCCCGGTATCTTGCCTTATTTTACTAAGGATTAATACCGAGGCTTTGATTTATAGAGTAAATTGCCAATGGAAATCATTGGATAGGGGAGCGATTATTCATCGTTTTCGCCGGGCGTAGAGGTTTCATCATTGATAGATGATACCTGCTTGCTCCGCTTAGATGACTGCTGTGAAGCGGAATTGGTATCGCTCTTGTCAGTTCCGCTTACACTTCCCCCGATGTGCCTACACCGTTGCAGAGAGAATCCCAGCCACCTTCTGGTGTGGCAATCTCATAGCGGCCATACATGGTCGGACTGAGGGAACCGCTCAGTGTCACTGTACGATCATCCTCTGGTTTTTTGCCCGTGTCTCCCTTAATATTACCGGAGTCGTACTTGAAATCGTGCTGCTTGTCGTAAATGATGATTGATTTATCACCATCCTCGATGATGTAACCACACTTGAGGTTATTGAGAGCACGAGCCACATACGCAGAAGCAGAATTTACGCTCTCAAGAATGTAGTCCAAAGTCTGCTTAAAGCCCTTTCTGTAGCCCAAGTTTTCCCAGGTATGACCCTGACCGCCATCCTGACACTCGAACTTGAAAAGACCCTTACCCTTCTTGAAGGATGCAGCCGTCAACGCTGCATAAGAATTCTTACCAGCCTCTGGCGCAAGAGGAGCAGCAAGGTCACTCTTGATAAAGACATATACGTTTACGCCAAGACCGCCGTAGTTCTCCAAACATTCGTTCTCGGAGAGAATATCCTTGATCTCTGGGCATGTTACAGTTTCTGTCATAATTGTATCTTTTTAATGATTAAACGAAATGGCGGCGGAAGCCATATTCCGCCAGGTCAGGCGACCGCCGCCGAGGATTTATAGAGGACTGCCTTTTCCCGGTTGGACCAGCGATGGAATCGCTGGGAACGGAGGCGAGAGGGGGTTAGGATTTCTTGAAGAAGGCGGTGACACCCATGCTTGTGCCGGTGGCAGCAAGCTGAATCTTCTTATCCATAATCTTCTTGTTGCCGAAGCTCCAGTAAGAGAAGGTATCGGTTGTGCCGTCCTCTGCCTCCAAGGTGATAACCTGGTTAGCGGTTGTAGCTACTGGGGCAGTATAAGCTGCGCCGTTTACCTTTACCTTACCATCTGTAACCGTAGAAGCATCCTCCATTGCGGTTGTTACTACGAGGTTAGAGTTGGTATAGTCACCAGCTACATACTCGGCAGCTGCAAGGTCACCATCTGACATCGCAAAGGCGTACTTGAACGGATTGCGGACACCTGCACCCTGGATTGACTGAATCTGGAACTGGATGTCGCGCATATCGTCGTCAGTGCCTACCTTAACGCCTACGTAAGTCTTGTTACCCTCAGAGTCAACTGCGTAAACGAAGTTCTTAGGGATGGTAACGTACATACGATCACCCTCACCGAAATCTGCGATAGGGCAGAGAGTTACACGAGAAAGACCTGGAAGCTTGAAGTTACCGCCGTTCTCGTACTCAACCTTGAAGTTGCCGTGGAACTTGTTAGCGTAACCTGCAGCGATGTACTGAGCTGTCAACTCGCTCATGTAAACGAGAACGTTCTGCTTGCGCAGACGGGCATCCCACTTCAGGTGCCAATCCAAGAAGTTATCGTAAGGAGTAGAGTCCTCGTTGCTAGAAGGCTTGTCAATTGACTCACAATGAATCAAGTTGCCGTTAGCCTCGCTGATAAGACCGTCCTCGATGTCGTGCTTGATACAGGTATGGAAACCATCATAGAGAGCCATAGCCTGCTCTGAAGCTGGTGTGCTCTCATCACCCTTATCAAGAGCGATGTCACCATTCCACAAGCAAGCGGTCAAGTTGTCGGCATAGTTGGCGAGGATAGCAGTAGCAGCCTCGGTAGCGAGAGGGTACTGACCCTGTGCGTCTGTACCAAATACTGTCTCGCAGTACTTGTCGATGTTATCTGTATAATGGTCCCAAGCGAGCTTCACTGTAATTGTGCGCTCCTTCAAGAAACCTACCTCGCTGTTCACCTTAGTATGAACGTCCTTACGGCGGGTAGTACCGCCCTTACGGAGCAGAATGTGGATAGTACGCTTGTACTGAACACCAGAAACGATGTCGATAGCCAAGCGGTCCATCTCCTCTGCATCGGTGTAACCTGGACCCATAAGGATTTCCTTAGTTACCTGCTCGGCTACGTGCTGCAAGGCAGTAGTGCCAATAAAATCTTTAGGAAGTGTTGCCATAATTTCAATTACGAATTAAAAAATGAATAAGAATGTTTTAACCTGAATACTTAGTGTTATCCTGATGATGGAGGGCTTACTCCTCGCCTCGCTTGAAACGCTCGAAAGCTGCCTTGCGCTCAGCATTGGTTTTGTACTTCGATGGGTCGAACTCACGGAGGTTCTGAGCCTTTGCGCCCTCACCGTTATTCTGAGGTGCAGCACCCTGTGCTGGCTCCTCGCCTGGGTTCTCATTCAACTCAGCAATCTGAGCGTCCTTGTCGGCGATGGTCTGCTGGGCAGTAGCAAGTGAAGCCTGGGCAGTCTTCAACTCCTCATCTACCTTAGCTTTCTCCTCATCAGCCTTTGCCTTTGCGTCGTTGAGGGCCTTGATGTCCTCATCGGCCTTAGCCGCTGCCTCTTTCAGGTTCTTGATTTCCTCGTCCTTCTTGGCGATGGTTTCAGCGAGTGCGTCGTGCTTTGCCTGAAGGTCAGCAAGACTCTGCTCTGCTGTGGTGGCTTTCTGCTTTGCATCAGCCACAGCCTGCTCCTGCAATGTAAGATGAGCTTCGAGGGTATCGAGCAGTGGTGCATTCATGAATGCGCCTTCCTCCTTTACCTCAATCTGCTGACCATCCTGCATACCGCAAGCGGCGTTGATCTTTGGATAATTTGCCATATTGATTGATTTTTGATGAATAGTATGTTGATGATTCTCTTTCTTTGCTGAAGAAGCCTTGTCTGGCTCCAACTGAGGGTCGTGTGCCGGATGATCGGATGGCTCATTCAAACTGCCTTTCGTTTCGTTTTCATCATCAGATGGCTTTCTGACGATAGGCTCGGCTGTGCCGTTGTAAAGGGCAAAGCAACGCTTTACGCAAGAGAAGAAGTCACTCTGGTCATCCATCAGAATACCCTTTACTTCCTCAGCATCGAATACCTTACCATGAAGGTGTTCGTCCTTTGCAGCAGGACAGGCTTTCTTCACATCGGCTCTGAACTCCACACCCAGTTCGCCAAGTTCCTTAACCAACTTCTCGCTATCGCCATCGTTGGCAATATCACGGAACTCACGGTTCTTGTCGAAACTCTCAGGGTCGTACAACTCGTGATAAGTTTCATCGGTAAACTGGTTTTTGCTACCATCGGCCTGCGTGTAAAAAGATGCCATCACACCGATGCAACCGATTTCGTCCTTCGGGTGCATGTAATATCGCTCATCGCAGAGAGAAGCGAGATACATACCTGCCGATGCACACATGCCGTCGACGAAGGCGATGACTGGCTGACCCTGCGAACGGGCATAATTGATAGCCTGCTCATAATCGTTCTTTGCCCAAGCGGAGCCACCAGGAGTGTTGATGATGAAGATGTGACCGCGACAGAGGGGATGATTGGCCGCTTTGATCATCATGTTGCGATGGTCGATAGAACCATACGAGCAACCGCCACCATTTCGGGTGATAGGACCATCGACGGTGAGCACAGAAACAAACGGGAAGTTCTGAGCATCATCATTACTACTATCAAGTGCCCACTGACCTCTCACCTGCTTACCATCCTCGGAAATCTGATATTCCTCCGGGTAATAGATTGAGCCATCGGCTGCATTCACGGTTACGAAGCCGCAGGTAGGTGCAGGGCGTTCGTATACGGCATGAGCATTCAGATTCTGCTCCAATGCCTTCCGTATGCCGTGAACAAAGTCAGGCGAAATCATCCACTTCTTTTCGGTCAGAATTTCGTATAGACCTTTCATTGTGGGTAATAAATTTTTAAAAATAAATGTATGTTATCGTTATCCTGAATACAAATCTCCTTACCTTATTTAGCAAAAGAAGACCTTTCAATATTTCTGACGGCAAAGGTAAAGGAAAAACATGGGCATATAAGGACAAAAAAAATGTTGAATGTTGAGTGTTGAATGTTGAATTAGCCTAGCGGATAAAACAAAAAACCCTGCGATCCTCACGGACAGCAGGGCTAAAATTAATATAAAATTTCGATACTATGAAATATATGTTTACTAAAACTAGAAGATAATTAAGTACTATAAATTTATGATTGATTAAGCAATCGTTATCGGAATAAACTCCGACATCGCCTGACAGGTAGCTGTAATGCTACGGGTCTCAGCATCATTCTGAGCGGTCACGGAATCGGTAATACTGAAGGTACCAGGCAGCGTATGGCAGAGATAAATCGTGTCATCCTGCTTACGCAAGACTATATAATAGTCCTTTCTGTGCATTTTTTTGATGATTTCCGGTATATTCTCCTTTCCGTCACGAATATTGGCAACAATCTCAAACTTGAAGACGGTACCGTTGCCACCTTCTGAGGAAGTCTGCTTGGCGGTGATGCTATCGGATATGATGTAATTGTCGCCTTCGCTGAGGGCAACATGGAGTGCTTCGCCGGCAAAGTGGCAGCCGGTTATCTGCAATATCATCGGTATGCTGAAGGGAATAGGAACGGAGCTTTCCCGTACAGCATAAAAATAAGCATCGGTTACTCCGTAAAGAAATAACTCTCTGCAACTATCAGGTAATTTCATAACTTTTCCTTGATTTAACTATTATTTAACTTTTGTTTAGATATGAATTAACATCTATTATATAAGGTGTAAAATCATAGCCACTGCACTTCGTCGATGCGATTAGGCTTATCACGGCTATCTTTATACTGCATATCCACGCAGGAATAGCTCTTAAAGAAACAGTGCTCCGTGCGGAACCACCTGCCGATAATGCGGCGCAACACGTCTTTTTCTTCCTCGCTGGCTTCTATGCCGTATCGCATTAAGTACCGCTCCAGCATGGCATTATGGGAGCGGGCGATAACCCTGCCTTTGGAGGTGCAGAAGTCGAAGGTGGATAGTGCCCATTCTACCAGACTGCGCTTAAAATCGTTGTTGAGCGAGACTACCAGGGCACGGATACCATGGGTATCAAGCGTAAAGGTAGGCTTTACGGGATAAACGGTATCGACAATCTCTACTTCGCTGGGCAGTCTGATGCAGAGGTAATCATCATGTGCGCCCTTACCATCGGTAAGGCGACCATTGAGCTGCTGCACCTCCTGGAAAGTGAGCCAGCTTCCGGCATCACGGCGCATCACTACCTTGCCTCCTGCAGGGTGCTTGCCCGACAGCATATTGCACCACTGCTGCTGCGAGAAACAGCCGAGGTCGATACAGCTGCTTTTCGCAGGGGCGCTGATAAGCGAATTGCGCATAATGAACTGCTCATGTGAGTAGTTGCTGAACACCACCGGCTCATCCTTGGCCAGGGTGAACTTAGGGTCGCGGTGCCGGAAGAACTGGCAGCGGGAGATGGGGAGACGAAGATAGATATTTGGCATTTTAAACAATGTTGAATGGTTTGATGAATGTTGAATGTTGAGTGTTGAATGTTGAATTAGGCTAGCGCCCTTGAGTCCGTGAGGTAACTCAACATTCAACACTCAAAATTACCGCCGAAGGTGGTAATTTAACATGATGGCATCGGTGATGTAGAGGAAGTATTTCTGCATGCTGTTTCCTTCCTTCGGGTGCGGTACCAGCTTATCGAGCTTGGCAGTCTGCTCCTCGTTGAGATTAGGGATGAGTTTCATGCCGTCGATATAGCGGCCACCTGATTCCGTCTTGGCGATGAAGCTCTCATTGAACTTATCTTTCTCACCGAAGAAGAGATTGATGGCCTCTACCATCTGTTCCTTCGTGAAACCGGGAAGAGTAGGGTGCAGCTTGCGGTATTTCTGCGAATAAGTCTGCATACGCTTATCCATATAGGCATTGATACTGTCGGCATACTCATAGTAGAGGGCGTAATCTTTCGATTTCTCGTCTTTCTTGCGGGCGAAATCGAAGAAACCGCTCAACTGACGGAGGCTCGCCATTACGCCATCAAACTGCTGGAACTCGCTGGCACCTTTGAAGATTTCCAGCATATCGCCCTTCACCTGGGTAAGAAGGTTTTCGAGCATTTCGGAGAGGAACGTGATCTTATCAAGATTAATGTTCAGATGGTCTACCTTTTCCTGCATACCCGGCTGGCTGTAGTCTACGTAGTAGCGTGACAGATGACCGAAACAGAGGAAATCGTAAGTTATCTCACTGTGCAGATTTACCTGCACAAGCAGGGCATAGATGGCATTGGCCAACTTTGCATCTTTTTCCTGGATAGCCTTGATGAGGGGTGCCATCTGAGGTGCGCCCTGCGGTATGCGGTTGGCAGCACGTACCAGTTCGTTGCGGTTGCGCACGGCATCGGCAAACTGAGGATCAGAAAAGATTGCCTCCAGGGTTTTGGCGTATACTTCAGATGGCACATCTTTGAAGTTGAAGGTGTAGATGGTAGGGAGCTGACGGATTTTAGCATCCCGCCTTGCCATAGCCTCCATCTGGTGTTGCTTTTTATTTTTGTTTTTATTTCCCATAATTCTTTTGAAAGGTAAAAAGGTAAAAGGGTAAAAAGGTAAAATGAACCTTAACCGCTCTTTTGCCTTTTACCATCTCTTTTTACTTTTTTACCTTTTTACTTTTTTACTTTTATTCCTATTTACCATAATGAGCGTTAGAGATAGTGAGTAGTGATTTTACCTTTAAATCTCGAAGTCCTTATCATATTCCATCATTCTCTCGGTAATGATGCGATGAATCAGATAGCCTATTTCCTTGGCGTTAGGATGCGCCTTGCCGGTACTTTCATGGAAGCGGAGGTCCAGGATATGTTTCCACTCCTTGAGAGTATAGGTATAAGCTACCACCGTATAGGTATCGAGAGGAAGAATGCCGCGGGCATCCTGCGGCTTCATGCCCGATTTCAGCAAACGGCGATAGAGCCAGTCGGCAATCTTGCAGCCGGCAAGATAGAGGAACTTCTGCCATCGGGTGCCTTCATGCAACCAATGCGGACGGGCAATCTGCACACCACCTTTCTTCTCCAGGTCCACATAGCGTGTGCTCTGTTCGCTGATGCTATTAGGCGATGTGCGGTTCAATTCTCGGCTGGTACTGATCTGCGTGGTAACAACCATGGTCATACGGAGGAGATAGAGCGCCTTTTTGCATTCATACTTCAGTGTCTTCTCGATAAACTCATCTTCCTTCACTTGATATGGGGTTAAGATTTCGAGAATTTCGGCATGCTCGCCGAGGAACTGCATGTTGCTGCTAATCCATACCTTCTTTTCCTGCACAGCATAGTTGATGTAAGGTGAAGCAACGAGGAGTGACCAGAGAGACCTCGGCATTTTATTATCGTTCTTTACGAAGAAATAGAGGGTACCGTGACGGAGCATAGAGCGATGTCCGCTCTTCCAGAAACTGTTAACCATCTTTACTGCCTGTTCTTCCCGAAACTCCTCTTTCTTTTCTTCAGAAAGTTTCTCGTCAGGCTGTTTGCCTTTGCTCTTGTAGCAGATTCTGCCTACTCGGGCAACCTGTTGAGTGCCGGTCTTCTGAGGCCACCACTCAACACCAGGAATTATCATTTTCATATCAAATATAAACTATCAATTATTAATTATCTTTCAATCTTTATATATTAGGAAAGTTCCTGATTAAGGGTTTTCAGATCTTCCAGACTATATTTAGTCATCTGCAAAGACACTGTGATTACTGCCTGCAGCAGAGCCCAGAGCGAAGAATTGTTGGTGATGACGTAATCGAAACTGTTTATATCCATTGTTACCCGATATTCGTCACGCTTCATTCTTTCGGGAGCGATACCACGAGCCTTGAGGGTTTCGGGCTTGGCAGCTACGTAGATATTCACCAGTTCAATATCAGGGAATCGCTCGCAAATATCCATGATGCCCTTTTCGTCGATTACGTAGATGGCGGCATCTTTTATCTGGTCGAGTTCCGTCCAATACTTGTAGCCTCCATACTCGGTATAGGCAAGCATCTTTTCTCTTGGGATATTGCACTCTTTTACGAAGATGTGCTCTCTGCCGTTTACCTCGCCTTCACGCATAGGTCTGGTGGTATAGGAGCAAAGAATGGGCACATGGAGTGTCATCCGCATCAGCTGGGCAACCGTATCTTTTCCGGAGCCAGCCTGACCTACTATTGCAATAATCATCTGTTTCATATCTTTTGTTTTGTAAAGTTTTTATATACAGAGAGAGTAAATAAATAACACACGGCTTCGATATGGCGAAAGCTTTTTTTGCCATCTGTAAATTTATTTTTACTTTCTCAACACCTTGTTTCCCATAGGGAAAAACGTGAGGTTTCTCAGGCGTTTCAGCGAAGGATATTGCTGATTTACTCTGTCTCTGAAATCGTTCATATCGCCCATATCTACCATATATTTTCCCAATGCCATTTCAAAGTTCACCGGGAACGTCATCGTGATTTGACGGAGGAATTTACCACCCCCTATCATCACATCGATTGCTACTTTCATCCATCGCTGACCTTTCTTGTCGAGCCATGACCCCTTGGGGATTTCTACTTTTCTTTTTGCCATAATCTTATATCTTTAATGTATTAAAAAACTTTTTGTCAATGTTGAGTGTTGAGTGCATTAAACATTCCGCTCACGGTAAACCTGCTGCAGAATAGAGTGATATTCTCCTTCGCCCAAATTCACCTTGAAGGCGTGGATGAGGTAATGATAGCTCACGGTATGGCTGCTGCCTAACTGCCGCCACTTCTGTGAAGCCTGGGCAGCGTTGTACTTCCGGCTGCATGCCGAAAGCTCGTGAAACAGACGTTCGCCATAAGGGTGCGCCTTCAATGCCCAACCTGCCTTTGTCCACTCATCATAGCTTTCCGTGATGTTGATGTTTCGGCTCACTAGGGCTTTTACGATGAGTTCGATGATGCGGTCTTGCGTGCGAGGATCATTCCAGAAGGCTGAGTTGTCGCTACCGCCGTAAGCGCTGGAGGCGTTACTCTGCGGTTGCCGATACATCGGTCGTGCCTGCGGTATCACCTGCGGTTCGTCCATCTGCAAGCCTTGATAAGGCTGCACATTGTTATTAATATATATATGGTCGGCATCATCCCATGAGGCGAAACGCACACGACCGATATTGCCACATTGCTTGTCGAGCACAATGCCCAGGGCGGCATATTCCTTGAGGATAGCCTTGAACTGCTCCTTATGCCTGTCGGGATAAGCCAGGCGAACCAGTCCGAAATATCCTGTACCCGAACAGGAACGCATCAGCAAACCTATCTCAGGACGGAAGCGAGCCACCATGCGGATATTCTCAAAGCTGGTAAGCTGCTGGTTGTCCTGAAGGTCGATGTCGATAGCGAGCCATCCGGTATGATGATAAAGATGTGTTTCACGGCGTGAAACCATCACACGCTGGCCTGGGTGGGTCAAACTATCGTCTTCATAAAGACTGAAGAGACCGCTCAGTGTAGCACCAGGAAGCATCTTCTTTGTTTCGATATATTCCGGCATCTTCTTTGCTTTGCTTCCAAACTGCTGTCGCATGGCTCTCAGCTTCTCTACATACGGCTTCCATCTGTCCGTAAGACAGAACTCACGGATAGACATCTGCGTGATGCACTCGCCAGTCTCCATATCGACGTACCTTCCGAGTGCATCTTTCGCATCCCGATAAATGGAACATATCTCGTCAAACATACCTTACATATATTATATTGTTCATTTTTCGCTGCAAAGATACAAAAATAAATCGAAAAAAGTATAGGTAAGCTATATTATATTTGAAATAAGTTATATTTTTAACATTTAATATAGATTTGAGAGGGGAAACCAGCGATGGAATCGCTGGGAACGGAGGCAAGAATGGAGCCACGCAACCCCCGCCAGGCTCTTTTTACTTTTTTACCTTTTTACTTTTTTACCTTTTGGGACCAAAGTCCAAGTTTTGGTCCCATTTTGCCGATTCTGGTCTCATTTTAATTTTATTAGCAGAAATGTTAAAGTCCATTAATTGAGAAAACGGGGGATATTGTCCCCCTGCTGCCACACCATTGTCCCACTGCTTGCCCACTGCTATTTTTTGCTATCTGCTTATTTTTCAGCAACTTACTATTTCTTGGTCTCATTTTTATATAAATTTCTATAAACAGATGTACGCAGGAGATACAAAATATTTCAGAAATATGTAGAATATATGTAGAAAATCACACATTTTTCTCGCTAGCTGCCACTCCCCTATATCCCCATAACTACCTTATTGTCTGAAGTTTACGGCATAGCCGTTAATGCTACTAACTTCTAGTTTGGGGTTAGGGGATTTTGATTTTAGGGAAAAGAAAAAATACACGGAAAATTTTATATATAGGTAGTAATTCCGGCGAAAAATGAGACCAAGATATGCTTTTGAGACCAAAAAGCCCACTAAATCAAAAGGTTAACGTTGGTACGGAAAAATATTAGCTTTATTACAAAATGGGACCAGCGAAAAATTCGCTGGGGACGGAGACCCAAAGGCGATAGCCTAATTCAACATTCAACACTAAACATTCAACACTAAAAAAAGACTGCCTCGCTTCACAGCGAAACAGCCTCGAAAAACAAATAACTAATAAACTTAAAAACTAATAATTAATAATCAACAAAACTTTCTTCTATTTATTCTTCATAAACTGATTAGCCTTATTCAGGCTGTCGTGCAGTCCGTCACGACCATACATATTGATTTTGGCGTTGATAGGCTCATTCAGACGCTGAATGAGCGCATTCACGGCTTGCAGGAGCGCCGCATTGCTTGCTGCGCTGGCTGCAATCAGGTCGCCTGCCGCTGACGCGCCAGACGAAAGATTACCATTGCCTGCTTGCGTGCCTGCTGCAAGAACATCACCCACGTTGCCGCTATCAAATGCCCTTCTTGCTGAGTTTCTTCCCGAATAGTTGCTGTCGTAATTGACCAGCGCCTTCAGCAGGGCAGGGTTATTCATCATCATGGCATGAGTGGTTTCACGGCCAATCACGATTTCCGGTCCTTTCTCGGCTACGAGAGACGGCTGACCATTAACGGTGGTGGCGGTTGGAGATGTAAGCATCTTCACGCCCTGCATCTGCTTGCCGTCATCCTCCTTCGCCCAATACACCTCGCCATTATCAGCCACAAATGGCTTCAAGTCTTGAACGTTTCCGGAATCATAGGTAAGCATACCAGTAACAAGCTTGGTATTGGTAGTATTGGTATTACTCTTCTTTTTGCCGCCGCTGAAGGCTGAATTGAGTGCCCACTGGAGCAACCCCATGAGAGTAGCCATCACACCTGCGGCTGCAATAGGACCAGCGATAGGACCCAGGAACTCGAAACACTTAGCCATCGCACCCGCGATAGAGAAGGTTACTTCTGACTGAGTGCGGGCTGCATCAGACTGAGCCATAGCCTCATTATTAGCCTGAGTATTGGCGAGATTGGTAGTGAGCGCCGTTTGGGTCATAGCCATACCCGCGTTCAAAGCCACCTTAGTGCCCTCACTCTGCTCCTTGTTTCCGGCAGCAGTTACATCCGTGATGTTCTGAACACCCTGGGTAGTCACCTTCTCACGATCCTTATTACCCTTCTTTACCTCCTTGCTCAGTTCCTTCTGGTGCTTCTTCTCCTTCTTCAGCTGCTCGGCTTTCTCCTTGTCTTCCTTGGATTTGCCACCCTTCTTGAACTCGGTATTCATCACGCCACCGATAAAGGAACCAGTGATACCGGCTGCGGTATCCATGAAGGAACCGCCACCAGCGATAGCATCGGCTGCAGCAGCACCCGTCTGCGTGGCTGCATCACTATAGAACGCATCGGCATTGTCTCTGTTGCGATGTGACCACGCATGAGGAGCACCATTACCCTCTGCTTGCTTATTCGCCTGCTCGGGGGTTGCAGGGGGCGCGTATGGAGGCACAATAGCCGGACTGTTAGGGTTGATAGGTGAACCATCAGGATTCCAGCCGAGAGCCGGCTGCTGAGGAGGCAGATTCTCGAAGTTAGACTGCGGCTGCTGAGTAAGATAAGATGCACCCTCATCTACCAGTCGCACATACATCGGATTCGCCTTTGTGCCGAGATTAGAGAAGTCTTCCTTCACGGCATTGGCGTTAGCGTTGGCTCTTGCTGCATCGATACCAGGCTGCGCTTTCTTCTTGGCTCGCTTGGCACCTGCATCATTGATAGCCTTCCACATCTGCGTATTCACATCGTTGAGCGCCATATTACCCCACGATTCGAGCATAGACTTCAGAGCGTTCTTGATAGCTTCCTGTGCGCTGCTTACATCATTGCGCATTTCAGCAAATGCCTTGCCTACCTCTGCACCGAAAGTTTCGATAGGCTGCACGAGCTGCTGCATCTGAGAGAGGCGGTTCTTCATCGCCGTTGCCATTTGGTTGACATAGACAAGTTCTGCCTCCTGACGAGCCTTGTCAGCTTCATCGAGGAGCTGCTTGTTACGTGAGTTTTTGAAAACGAAAGCATAATAATCTTCTGCCATCTGCATCTTCATCTTCATCAGCTCCACCTCTGGGTCGGCGGTGAGATCACCGAGACCGAGGTTCGACCACATATTGGTTCGCTTGCCGAAGAGGGCGCTTTCCTGCTGCATCTTGCGAAGAGTTTCCAGGTTGGCGAGATTGCGCTGATTGACCTTCCACATCTGCTCGGCAATCTTCTTTGCCTGGTCGTAGGTCTTTTTCTGCGCCTCGGTATATTCATCGGAATACTGAATGAGCTTGTTGTAGAACACACGCCAGTCTTCCGCATTATCGCCCAGCACGCTCTGAATACGGGCACCCAGTGCATAAGGATCATCACCAAAGAGCATCTGCATCAACAATCCCCTACCCTCTTTACTGCTGACATCAACTGTATAAAGGTTGGCAATTTGCTTTCTTGCCTGCTCGTACATGGCGATGATATGCTCCTTGCGTTTTTCTGCGCGTTCCTCATCCGCTAACTCAAAATCGGTCGGGTTGGCGAAACCCATCTGATTGAAATCATCGTACATGCTCTGCTGCACGGCTCCAGTATAGTTGTGCTCTCGGGCTATCTTTCGCCGAGCTTCTGCCTGTTGAGCCTCCAGCGTTATATTATTCTGCTGATTCTTGGTAGCCTTGGCAAAGATTTCAGACGTGATGGAGTTCATCGGGCGGTTCAGGCTATTACCCAACTGAGCCATCTTCTCACGCAGGGCATCGACGTTATTCTTTTGGATGGAAGCGAGGAGGTTTTGAGAAAGATTCACGCCAGTCTCATCGGTCTTCTCAACAAGATCATTATCCATCGTCTTCTTGAACTCCTCCCAGGTGTTAGCCTGACCAGCGATAGCAAGGCGCACCTGAGCAAGAGCTTCATTCATACGTCTCTTTATCGGTTCTATATAGAATTTCTGCTCTGTCTCATCCCTTCCGAGGCTTACTGCCTGGGATAATTTCTCATTAATCTGACGTTCATAGAAGTTGCGAACGTTATCCATGATAGCGCTTGCCTCGTCCTGCTTCTGCTTCAGTTCATCACGCCATGAACGTTGCTGGTCACGCAATGCCTGTTTATGTTCGCGTGCCACCCGCTTCGCAGCGGCGATAGCATCATTATCGAGTGCTTCATTTTCAAGTGTACCAGGCTCATCTTCTACCCAAGGAGTATAGCCATCAAGATTAACTACCTGATTGAAGTAATCATTGATTTCCTTATCCTTACTTGTTTCACGCTTGGTTGCGTTTTGGAAATGAACGAGCGAAGACAACAGACCTTTATAGCCTGTAGGATTGGCCTTAACGATTTTACCGCTATTATCAGTATAAGTATAGTTTCCGGTTTTCATATTGAAACGGAAACTACCCTGCTTTGCATCTTTTACGTTCGCCTCGATAATCTTCTGCCATATCCAACCTGCACCTGCACCCTTATTGAACATATCCATTACGTTCTTCTGGGTGAAACCGCCTGCAAACAAGCCGAGTTTATCAAGTTCCTTCTTGATACGGTTAGCCGCATTCAGACGATCCATCTGATAGGAAGGCATTACGCTCTGCTTGGCTTCCTCACGAAGGCGATAATAGGTAGCACGCTGAATTTCCTGTGCTAACTCCGAGTAATGCTTCTTCAAATCGCTCACGCTCTTAATCTCGATACCCAACTTAGAGATATACTGGCGAAAATCACGATTGAATCGGGCTATCTGCGTATTTCTGGCATTCTGCGATACATTCAGAGCTTCGAGTGTAGTTTTATAAGAATGGAGTTTTCGGGTAAGCGTATCAGTTTGAGATTGCGCTTCTTTCAACTTATCTTTCCAGGCATTAGCCTTGCGTGCTGCCTCTGCTTGCGCAGCAGCAGCCTCTTTATCTGCTTCCACAAAAGACCATACCACTCCTACGGCGGTGAGAATCGCACTTGCAATAGCTACATAAGGATTTACCTTTGCTGCCGAATTGAATAATGTTTGCGCAGCTGCCGCAGCTTTTATTGCCTTACCTAATTCCCAAAGAAACGAAACGGCTTTATAGATACCCAGAGCAGCAACATAATTGGCGATGAGAGGAAGGAGAGTTACAAATACCTTGCAAGCAGTAATCACACTCCACATGGCTGCCTGAAGTGTATTCTTGAATATCGGGCTTTGCAAAATCATTTGCGACATGTCGTACCAAGCCTGCGCCATAGACTTTACACTTTCCACACCATCTGGATTGATAAAAGCCTTCTCCCAAAGGTTATTGGCTCTATCCAATATACCTGCGGCAGACTGCTGCTGCATCGTGTACTCGCTGGTTACAGCAGTTGCCTCCTCGAATGCCTCCTTAGACTCGTAGAGATGATCCTTCAGCACATCTACGTTCTTAGACATAGTTACCATGGCGGTAACGAGTCGCTGACCATCAGAACCAAGGTCTTTGAAGATGCCGCCAAGGGCATTCATATTACCCTTATCTCGCATCTTTTCAAGTACCATCACAATGGCATCCATTGCGTTGCCTGCTGCATACATTCTTTTGATGGTACCATCTGGAATGCCCAAATCCTTCTCGATAAGGTTATGGTTCTTCTGCAAAGCTACAATGAACTTAGACATCGCCGTGGCACTTACTTCCGGCATCAGGAAGAGAGAATCAGATGCAGAACCGAGAGCCAACAACTGGTCGGTAGTGATACCTGCAGTACGGCTCACACCGGTTAATCGCTTGGCGAACTCCACTATATTGGTAGATGTAGAGGTAGAGGTAGAAGACAGTTTGAACATAGCCGAACCCGTAGCAAGCATCGCTTTTTCGATACCCATCTTCGGGATAAGACCCATTGTCTCCACCATCTTAGAAAGAGCTGGCAGCGCCTCCTCTCCCATTTCCTCACCGATTGCTACATTAATCTTATCAGCAGCTTTAACAAACTGAGCCATACCATCCACACCATACTTACCCATACCAAGTTTTGCACCCTGATAGGCAAGTTGGGCCAAGCCATCAACAGAAGTACGAGTATCTATCTTAGCTAACTCCTCAGACAACTTATTAACATCCTGCATCGTGAGTCCGGACACCTTACGAATATCCGTCAAAGAAGAAGAGTACTCAAAGTTCTTCTTGATAGCAGAAGTAACTGTGCCCTTAACAGCGTTAAAGACTTGGAAGAGACCTGCGTATGCCGTAAGGTTCTTTAATGCAATACTCCATGCGCTACCATGTTTATTAACCGCTCCCGTCAGCTTATCAATCTGAGCCTGCAATGTTTTTACGTCCTGTTGGCGCTTCTTCAGATTCGGATCATTCTCAAAGGTCTTGCCTAATTCACTCTTGGCAGCTACCAGCGCACGGCGAAGTTCCTTGAGCGAAGTGCCGGAAAGATTGTTGATAGCCTTTCTTATTCGCTCTGTATTCGTAACATTCTGCGTCACGGCAGAGTTATAGGAAACAAGCTCTTTCTCCAGTTTCTTAAACTCCTTCTTGCCTGCATCCGTGGTTGTATCGAGCTGCTGCATCTTCTGCTTGATACCATCAATGCGCTGCTGCAACTCATCCATCACCTTCTTGGCGACGGCGGCATTGGCCGTGATGACTATCTGAGTTTTTTTTGCTGTTGCCATTTTCTTGTTGTTTAATGTTTAAAAAAGTTTGATAGGGCTGCAATCGGCAATGGTGTTAACCAGCTTCACCTCGCCCTCATAGCCATAGAAATCTACCAGGTAATTAGCTATGCGCTGCTGAAGATGGCGAAGCTCCATCATAATGGCAGGGCGTTGAGATTTACCGCTCTTTCTATCCCACTTCGAGATATATCGGGTTTGAAAACGAGCCTTGCGTGCATTATCCACATCCTCGTAGCTGGTGCCTTGACCTACACCCATATCCACAAAGCGCATATAGTCGTTGAACTCAAAAGCCATCGTCACCTTGCCATAATCGCCTGCCTCTATAATCTTACCCGCAAAGGATTTTGCACCCTCACCAGTAGAATACCATCCACCCATATCCTTTCGCTTCTGGTTTACTACGGCATAGCCGTTATACACCTCCTTGGGATAGATGCACTGGGTCATGGTGTTTACTTCCAACTGATTGATGGTTTGCTGGAAGAAACGTGATGCTACCCTACTGAAGGGAAACATCGGATTCTTGATAGGCTGTCCCATAATATGATACTTCTTTTCTTGAAAGACTTTCGCCCTACCCTAACACCATAGGCAAGGATAGGGCGATATAGTCAAGATACAATTATTATTCTTTGATGATATACTTGTCATTACCGCCGCAGCCAAACTTGTAGAGCGGTTGCAGGCTCTTCCAATCTACCCCGGCTACAAGCCATTGTCCGGAATACAACTCACCCATCAGCCCGCACGAGATAGAGGAAATATCAATAGACTGCAATTCGGACATGATAACCGGATCATCAGCAAAGGACCGTCCTGTTACCGGGCAAGCTCCCTTTCGCTTCACCTCCACCATCCAGGAAACGAGGTCTTTACAATACTCCATCAAATCGACGGATGCCTGCTCTATCTTTGCACCATCGTATCGTCCGAGGGTTTGAGGCGAGTCTTTTACCTTGGTAAGAAACCACACCTGGTGAGATACCATCATCTTTCCGGCTGATTGAAACTCGCCTGTACTCAATACGCTATATAGCATACAAGGTGAATGCACAATATTGGCATTACGAGAAAAGATATTCTCCAGGTCAATATAGCGAATGCGGAAAAAACTCTGTTCTTCCAGCTTCTTACTTGTCGGGTTATGGGATAAGGGCTTATATATCGTTGCCCAATGTTCCAAAACATTTGATATTGTCATAATTCAAAGGGGTTTTAACACATTATTAACTGATAGCGTACAGAAATTAAGAGTTATTTGCACAGAGTGCTTTTTCTCTCATCATATATTCATGCCCGCTTATTGATAAATAGATACCGGCTCTTGCCAGAATAGTCATCGCCTTTACTACCTCGGGTTTTTCGTTGGCTATCCAGTTACATTCATTAAACTCGAAGGGTTCGGGGGAGGAATGAAACTTTGCACCTACTAGTTCTTGAGATAAAAAGCGTTTGGCTTTAAAGATTTCCTTCAACGGAGGACGTTTATTGCTCGTTTTCTTTACCATCGCTTGCTTCCTCTTCTTTCTTTTCTTCTTTCGGAGTAACTTCTTCCTTGTTATCCTCCTCTTCTGTTGCTTCCTTCATCAGGTCTTTCAGCTTCACGTTGAAGTGTCTTTCGGTTTTATCGGCTACAATCTTCTGCATCACTCTTGCCCAGGGTGCCCCATTACAGGTACTCTCGTTTTCGAGGATGCTCACGAGCTGCACACCACAATAAATGGCGGCAAGATAATTAGCGAGATGGAGAGGGTTCTGGAAATCAAGTATGACGGTATCTACCATCGTAGCTAAGAATATAGCGAGGATGAGGACGGAGAAATCCTTCACCATCTTTGCCATTTTCTTAGATTTCAGTTTGCCGTCGATTTTGCATCGAGGGTCTTTCTTGATGGCCTCCCGATAGCGGGAATAGATGCGGCAGTTGCACCGCCATGCCGTATAGCAGTCGCAGATAAGGGCGAAGAAGCATACGGCGATGTAGTTAAGAGATGGTTCCAGGGTACACCACACCAAGCCAATGATGGCTGCAAGAAACCTGGTAAGGGTCGGAATTAAACTTTGCATTTCTTTTTTCTTTTTAATGTTATCCTATGTTGTCTTAATACTATTGCAAAGGTATCGGTTTTTTATTGAGAGATAGGGACAAAGGGATTGAGGGACCTGCGATAGAATCGCTGGGAACGGAGGCGTAAGTGGTGCTATTTCAAAGATAGGGGGTTCGGGGGTTGTCCCAACTGTTTAGGGGAGATTTCGTAATTTTGTGGGCAGATAAAGAAATTAAAAAGGCGCGAAATGATAAACGAGCAATTACAGAAAAAGATAGAACAGTCTATCCGACTCCTGCAAAGCGTACAGAAAAGGTACGATGGAGAGATAGAACTGGCTTATTCGGGCGGCAAGGATAGCGACGTAATCCTGCAGCTTGCAAAAGAAGCTGGCATCAAGATTCGAGCGATATACAAGAACACGACCATCGACCCACCGGGCACTATCGCCCACGTGAAGGAGATGGGTGTGGAGATTATCAGACCTAAAGAAAATTTTTTTCAGCTTATTGCAAAGAAAGGGTTTCCTAATCGCTTTAGCCGTTTCTGCTGTGAAGTTCTGAAGGAATATAAAATCCTCGATAAAACTGTTATCGGTGTGCGCAAAGAAGAAAGCAGAGCGAGAAAGGAAAGATATAACGAGCCTACCGAATGCCGGTACTATGGTTCTAAGAAAAAGGAAAATCATGTAGAACAGATTTATCCTATCTTGGAATGGACCAACGAAGATGTGAGGGATTTCATTCTTGATAGAGGATTGAAGTTGGCACCAGTATACTATGATACGAGGGGGCAAATCGACGTTACCCGAAGACTCGGCTGCATGTGCTGCCCCCTGGCTTCAAGACGCAAGCGCCTTATCGAGTTTCAGAAGCATCCCCGCATAGCCAAGGCTTATCTGAGGGCGGGACAGAAATTCTTAGATACGCATCCTGACTCGTCAGCAGTAAGCAGATATGATAACGTTTACGAATGGTTTACGCGTGATGTGTTCTATGCCAACAATAAAGATTGGGAAAAGGCAAACGGCACACTATTCGGTAAGCCCGATTACAAGAAGTTTCTGGAATGTCAGTTTGGTATCGACCTTACCATATAGCGTTTCGGGGGTTCGGGGGGTTTGAACACGAATGACACGAATAGCACGAATTTCGGTTTTCGATGCCCCACCAGGTTAACATTAAACATTAAACATTAATAAGAGATGAGTCAACTTACGCAGAATACCCTGCAACGTATAGACAAATGGCTATCAAATGGACTGAGTATCGACACGATGTTTCCAAAACTGGAACAGAAGTATAGGATGCAGCTCTGCTACGAGTTCTACAAGCGCTGGGTACAAAACAATGATATAGACCCCAAGACTACCTGCCGCAACATAGCAAGGCGCGACTATGCGCTGTTTATAAAACAGGCAGGACAGGGCAACAAAGAGGCGCAGGAGATGGTAATGGCGCTGCATATTGATATTGACGACGAAGGAAATATCAAACCCCGTACCATTACCGAGCTGACAAACGATGTGGCGGTCTGCAACCACATTATTCGCTTTTTTATGACCGATGAAAGCCCGCGTCACAAGGCGATGTATCTCAATTCTGCTGAGTGGCTTATCCGCACAGGCAAGCAACAGAACAACGACCGTGCGGTGGATAAGGGTATGCAGGCATTGGCTACCGTTTATGGCAACTTCCTCGAAGAGAAGGATGCTACCGAGGAAATGCCGGATATGAGCCGCATTGCCATTACGCAAGATGTGAGCATCGTGAAGCGTGACAGGGTGAACTATACTGACGAGTACAAGAAAAAAATGGCTCGCAAGTATGGTCTTACGGCAAAGGATATGCAGGATATTGCCGAGGAGGAAAGTCTGCAGGAGCATAATGAAAAGGTACCTGACTATATGGAGTATATGGAAGAGGTGCTGGATGAACATGCTGAGAAGAAGGAAGCCGAAATGGATATTCCGGAAGAGGAAGGTGATACCGAAAAGGAAGGAGGCGATGATGAGTAAGCGCAAAGGTGATCATCATTATCACAATAAGGTTCCTCCCTTTACACCGGACCCCGAACATTACACCCGAAAACAGCATACCTGGAAGGCGAAGGTGGCATACGAAACAGAGGATGCTGCCTGGGAGTTTCTGAACCAAAGACCGGAGCTGAAGGCGCAAGGGTATGTGGCGTACCAATGCAAGACTTGCCAGAAATGGCATGTGGGAAAGTTAAGAATTAAGAATTAATAGTTTATAGACTTTATGGCAAAAGACTGGGTAGGCAGCAATGCTGCCGTATTTAAAACGTTAGGTGCAAGCAACCATAAAAACGGCGAGCGACAGCGTGAAGACTACTATGCCACAGAACCCGCAGCTACCGAATGGCTCTGTAAGATAGAGCAGTTTACGGGGGTAATTTTGGAACCTTCCTGTGGTGAAGGGCATATTAGCGAGGTATTGAAGGCGCATGGCTACGATGTAGTCAGCCGTGATTTGATAGATAGAGGTTATGGCGAGGTTGCAGATTTTCTTTCCATCGACAACTTAGAATGGAACGGAGATATTGTTACCAACCCACCCTACCGATATGCCTTGGATTTCGTAGAAAAGGCTTTGCAGATTATTCCGGAAGGAAGAAAGGTTGCGATGTTCCTGAAACTTACTTTTCTTGAAGGGTAAGGAAGAAGACATCTGTTTAAAACGCAGCCACCTTGCAGGGTATGGGTAAGTAGTTCACGATTAAAATGCGCCATGAACGGCAACTTTCAGGCTTTCGGAAGCAGCGCAGCAGCCTATGCCTGGTTTATCTGGGAAAAAGGATATAAAGGAGAAACTATTCTAAAATGGTTTAATTGATAAAGATAGATTTATAGAGGATGGAATTAAATAAGATTTATAATGAGGATTGCCTGATAGGAATGAAAAAGATTCCGGACGCAAGCGTGGATTGTGTTATCTGCGATTTGCCGTATGGCGTTCTCAATAAAAAGAGTGAAGGCGGTGGCTGGGATCGCATTATCCCACTTGAGCCATTATGGAAGGAATATCTGCGCATAACCAAACCCAATGCAGCCATTATTCTTTTCTGCCAAGGTATGTTTACCGCACAACTTATGATGTCACAGCCGAAACTCTGGAAATATAATCTTATTTGGAGCAAACAGCGGGTAACAGGCTTTCTTAATGCCAACAAAATGCCTCTGCGCTCACATGAGGATATTGCAGTATTCTATCGGAAACAACCTATCTACAATCCTCAGATGGTAAAATGCGCGCCAAACCAACGGAATCATCAAAGGGGCGATGGTTCTCATAGTTTAAAGCGAGGTTGCTACGGCGATCATAAAGAAGTGCCTACTATCGTATCAGATGAGAAATTCCCAAGGAGCATTATCTGCTTTGATAAAGAACATTCTGCCGATACCTTCCACCCTACGCAAAAGCCAGTCGCCCTTATCCAGTATCTTATATGTACTTATACCAATGTGGGGGGGTGCGTTCTCGACAACTGCATAGGCAGCGGTACCACCGCCATCGCCTGCATCAGAGAAAAAAGAAACTTCATCGGCTTTGAATTAAACAAAGAATATTACGACAAGGCTTGCAAGCGTATCAAATTAGAGTTGGCGCAGCCTAGCCTATTTTAAATCTGCGAAATTATGGCAAAGATTATTTATTTTGGAATCAATGGGTGTTCCGGGCACTACCCTATCGGTATTGATATGACACTGACAGGAGAAGAATACAATAAATGGTGCGAGTGTGATAATGAAGTCTGGATAGAAAACATCCGGGAAAAACCAGGTCGCCACCTGGTTCAACACCATGGTGAAACCTACACCAACTACGGTGTGCCTTTCTCTGTAGATGAAGACAGGGTCGGAGACCATACCGAGCTCTTCTGGGAAGGAGTACACTCAGAAGAAGAAATGATAGAACTCATAAAGAGCAACCCGTTTTTGAAACGACAATTTAAAATTTAAGCAACAATGATAGTAATAAAAATCAAAACATGGAAAGACTGGAAACAGGACTTTCTAAAATGGGTGCAAGCACCGCGGCGCAGTACTTGCAAGGAGTACGTAGATTATATGGAGGCTTTACAAAATCAAGTTCTCTACAAAATAATAAACGACACTTGCGATAAATACGGCAATATGCGTGAGGATCAAATTCAAAACATCACCGAGGCAGTCGAGAGATGCGTGGCTGAGTGTGCCAAAGAAACACGCAAGCTAATCGATGATTGCCAGCCCGCAAAAATTCTCTAAGACTGTAAAAAACTGGCATGTCTGCGGATTTCAAATCCGCAGGAACGCCTAACGGACACAAGGATGCGGCTAAAAAACATACATTCAGGATAACATTTTCATTTTTATGCAGCAACCACATCAGATTTACTTAACACGATTTCAGCAGCAATCATTATATATGGGTGCCCGAGACGAGAGGGATATTGCAGCTCGACGCACGGGTAAAACCGATGGTCTCGTGGCACCCTATGTATGGATGACCAGCAATTCCATGCCTGGTATGCTGGGCGCATGGGTAGCCGTATCACGACAACAGGGCTTCTCGAAAACCATACCGGGTACCATGGCTGCCATGGAGCGAATGTTCGGTTTTCAGATAGGCATTCACATGGGTTGGGGACGACCGCCAAAGCATGTGCGCCCTTCCATCTTCAAACCGAAAAGCTACGAAAATATCATCTGGTTTGCAAATGGTGCCCAATGGGCATTGATTTCTCTGTCGCAGACCGCTTCTGCAAACTCTTATACCTTCAGTGCATGTGTGGGCGATGAGTGCAGATTCTTCCCTAAGAAGAAAGTGGATGAGGAGTTAATGCCGGCATTATCAGGACAGACACACCCACTGGGAGACATAAACTTTTCTGACTACAACCCACTCTACCGTTCTACCCGATTCGTAAGTGATGCCTCGCTTACGGCAAAAGGCTCATGGCTGGAGCGTGAAGACGAGAAACTGGACTTGGAGATAGAGACAGGCAGGTTTAAAGGCAAGACCTACCGATGGGTACAGAACGAGCTGGAAGAGTATGCCGACAAGGTTATCAGATATAACGACCTGCTCTATAATGCCAAGAAGACGGGGCATTCGCTTCGCGTGGTATCAGTAGAGGAAAAGACTATCATACGTGCCGTGGCGTTGAAAATGCTGAAGCATGAAGGCATGTTCCGCATTCTGCCTAACCATGGTAAGAAAATCACTAAGAATATGGTGGATATGGCAGTAAACTACAAACTGGTTACTGCCGAGGATGCCGAACTTATCTATGATTACGAATATCTGATTACACCGGATGAGGATTTCGAGATGCAGATGTTCCTGCGCTCGAAAAAGTTTCAGGATGACTATCTCAGAGAACTGCGGCGCTCGGCTTTCGTGGTGCGCAGGGCATCTACCCTCGAAAACGTGGACGTTCTGGGTGAGGAGTATATCCGACAGATGAAGCGAGATCTTCCACCCTATACCTTCATGGTCTCGATATTGAACGTGAAAATCAAGAAATCGAACGATGGTTTCTATTCTAACCTGGATATAGATCATGTTCACGGTTATATCCCCGATGAGATTGACCCGCTTTCTCAGGCTAATTTCCGCACAGAGAAGGCTACGGGCATCATAGGCGGTAAGAAAATTACTGCAGAGAGTTATCAGCCGGACTTAAAGGAACTGTCCGAGAGAAACGACTGCCGTATGGATAGCGACTGCATAAACGACCTTCCTCTCTATCTCGCATTCGATTATAATGCGAATATCAATACCCTGGTGGTAGGTCAGGTGTATCAGCGTGACGGAGTAGAGGCAGTAAATGTTATCAAGAGTTTCTACGTGAAGAACGAACGCAAGCTGCGTGAACTGGTAGATGATTTCTCGCATTACTATGCTCCGAAGAGAGCCGTGAACCGTGATGTGGTTTACTTCTATGATTCCACCGCCAAGCAGGGCGCATCGTATGCGCTGACCGATGAGCGATACTATCAAGCAGTGATTAAGGAGCTGGAGCGCAATGGCTGGAACGTGACGGCGATAGATATGGGTGTGCCGGAGCGGCACGAGGTGAAACATCGCATCATCAATAATGCTCTTGCCGGCATAGAATATCCTGCTATTCGTATCAATCAGCCAAACAACCCCGACCTGATTATTGCCCTGCAGCTCTGTGAGGTGAGCATCGGCTATCAGGGCTTTAGAAAGGATAAGAGTCAGGAGAAGAAAGCGGAGACGGAAGACAACCTGCCGTTGCAGCAGAGAACAGACTTCACCGATGCCTTCGACTCTCTATATTTGGGATGCAAGTTCTGGCGAGGAAATATCGGCTGGTTCGTATTGCCGGACGGAAGGAACGTTTAACTAAATTTTGAATGCTGAATGTTGAATGTTGAATTAGGCATACGCCATTGAGATAAACCAGCGATAGAATCGCTAGGAACGGAGGCTTTACTCCGAGAGGTAATTCAACATTGATAAAAACATTCAACACTTAACATTAAACGAAATGAGGGGCGGGTGTCATCACGACAGCCGCCCCTCTTGATATTAACAAAACTTTACCTTAAAACAATTTTGACTTTTAATTCATGAGAACTAATTAATAAAGAAAATAAAGTCCCCGCGTTTCACAACGAAGGAACTTCAACAAGATCAAAAACTAACAACTCTATAAAAATAAAATAATCATAACTATTACGTTAAGCATATTTTGATAAAACACTAGAAGAATCTATTCTTTACACACACATTAGAATTAATGAAGAAATTAGAACCCCGCGTTTCACAACGAAGGAAACTCGGCAAGTTCTCAATAGAAGTGCAAAAATTTGAGGGTTTTCAGGCTTTATAATCTATACCTGAAAACACCGAGGGGTTTGGGGGCGAGTAGCCCCCATGTATTGAGCTATGTCAAGAAATTCAATGAGCAATGCAAAAAAATAAAATGGGGAGACCGCTGTCTCCCCAGAAATAATTATATTTGCATTGCTATGTACAAACAAATTATTTCGGAGCAAAGGTACACAATAAATGTGTTACTTCAAAAGAAAATGAGTAAAAAAGATATTGCCAAGGCAATAAATGTAGATTTATCCACCATTTATCGCGAATTAAAGCGAAATAGTGGCAGTCATAACCATTACAACTGGGAAACAGCAGAAGCCAATGCCCGCCGCAAAAAGCGCAGAACTCCAGGCAATCGTCGCATCTCCCAGGAAGTAAGGGAAGAGGCTCTACGCCTTTTAAAAGAGAAGCAATGGTCCCCGGAACAGATATCTGGCTACCTTGCCAAGGAAGGCAAGCGCATCTCTACGGAGAGTATCTATCGCATAATCAGGAAAGACAAAAAAGAGAGAGGTTCTTTGTATAAAAATTGCCGTCACAGATTGAAACATCGTGCAAGACCTGTAGGTGGCAAACGCATTGTCATACCTAATCGTGTGAGTATCAGCGAAAGACCCAAGGAGGTTGATGGAGTGCGATTTGGTGATTTTGAGATGGATACAATCGTTGGAAAGGGTAATTGTGGAGCAATTGTTACATTGCTTGAAAAGCAAACAAATATGCTGTTTATGAGAAAGTTGAAGCACGGAAAGAATGCTAAGAAATTGGCTGAGACTGTAAAGAAGATACTTATGCCATTCAAGGGAAAAATAAAGTCCATAACAACAGACAATGGGATGGAATTTGCTGCACATGAGATAATCAGCAAATCTCTGGGTGTACCAGTGTACTTTGCTGATCCGTATTCCTCATGGCAAAAGAGTGCTATTGAGAATGCAAACGGACTCGTTAGGCAGTACATTCCTAAGTCTGCTGCGTTTTCAAACTTCAGTCAGCAGAAAATAACAAAGTTTACGGCAAAAATTAATGAGAGACCAAGAAAGAAATTGAATTTCTCAACACCAAAGGAGTGCTTTTACAAAAACATTTCGTAATTTTGCACTTGCTTGTTGAATTCGCGCTCTACGATTTTCAATGAGTAATAATAATTGTTTAACTTATAAAATATATCTGACAAAACATTAGAAGAATCTATTCTTTAATCTCAGGATGTTCTCTGAGATATTTTTCACGAAAGTTACGGAACATAAGTTCATGCAACTTTCCCATTTCCGGACTCAGTGTTCTCCATCTCTCGCTCCACTTTACCTTTTTACGGTAACAGGCTATGCGGACCACGGAGGATATAGGAAAATCGGTTGCCGTTCTTCCCGTTTCCGGATCATCATACGTAATACTAACTATCGGACGGTAAACATCACGAATACATACGCCCTGTTCTGCTACTGCCTGGAGAAGTTTATCATCATTCATTGGCAGCAGCAAAAGGGCATCACCGGAATAGGAATTATTAATGAGCGATTCAAAACTGCGGTTATGAAGTTTGATAAACCTGCCATCGGTGAAATAGATTTTCACCACCACTTCCTGGTAATCGCCACTATCCTGGTCGAGATCAGTAATCTCATCCCATAGCGTTTTATTTGCGAAGTCCATCTTACCGGAAGAATCCATCATCAGCCAATAGACAGACTTGAGCTGTTGCAGCATCATCTGCTCCCCTATTTTATTCATACGCTATAATCTTTCTTTTTTCTGTTTGCAAAGGTAAGAAAAAAGATTTATATGTCTGGGACAAAAACCTTTTTAATGTTGAATGTTGAGTGTTGAATGTTGAATTGCCTCACGGACTCAAGGGCGCTAGCCTAAATCAACACTCAACATTCAACACTCAACATTGAAGTTTCTTCACCAGCAGCAGACGATCGTTTTCATTCCTTGCCATTACACGATAGCCAAGGCGTTTATACCATTCGAGAACGAAAAGCTTACTGCCTTTATCATCCCATTCCAGCTGTGCCGACTTGCAGCCCAGTTTCTTAGCTTCCCGCTCTGCGGTCTCCATCAGGAGGCGAGCCGTTCCCTGCTTGCGGTACTTCTCATCTACCCAAAGGTTGTAGATAGCGCAATCGGCATACTGATAATACTCGTCTTTATAAGGTCCAGGCTTCGGTACCTCCACCTGTACGGTGCCGTGATGATTTTCATCCACGACAACAATCTTTTTGGATGACTCCCAATCTTGAATCTGTATCATAATATATTCTTTTTTATAAATTCTTAAAGTCACTTGCTAATTATTTAAAATTCGTCTTTAATACCGCATCTTTTCTGAGGTTGTTATAAAATTCCTTTGGGCAAATGCAATCCCAGAAGTTATCTGCTGACGCATTATATCTGTTGCCAAAGAAATCACAGGCACAGTTTACGCTTGTCTGATTGAAAGCGATTGCCTCTATATCATTTACGCTGTGAACCTTAATAAAGGCACTCAGTTTTTCGTATTGTTGTGGATATATACCTCCACACTCATCAGCGACAACCTTTAAGCATTCAAGATAAACTGGTATATCTTCGCCTAGAACCTTTGCAAAATCAAAAGTAGATCTGAACACCATCATTTCCTCATAAGTTAAGCGGAAATCTGTCTGTAGGTCCTCAATCTCCTTTTTGGATGAAGCACATATCCATCGGCTTACATATTCACCTTTTGCCTGTTTTTCCTTCACCCATTCCAGATCCAGCGGTTTTCCATCAGCTCCTACGGGTACATAAGATGGAAGGTATTTCTTTTCCAGATACATCCAAAGGTGAGGCATTCCACCCCAAGCGTTTGGAATCTCTATAGCGAGTTTCCAGCACTTCTTTTTCTTCATTTTTACGTATATCTCAAACATGATAAAGCTTAGTTAATGATTAAATGTATCTCATCTTCGTAGTCCTTGATAATCTCTATCGGACGGAAATGCTTATCCAGGTACTTCTCGGGGACTTCATTCATCGGACCCTCAAATAAGGTCTGAAGGTTGCGGGTATCAGGCTGGATAGTATCAATGCTTACCTGGCAGAACTCGTCAATGATAGTACCTACAAGGTCGCCTATCTTCAATGGCGAAGGATGCAGCTTCTTCTCCTCTTTCTTGCTGAGAGGAGGAACAAATGGCTTCTGCTTCTCGCAAATCACGTAAGGGGTCACGATACTCTTCTGCTTGGAAGCATCATCTGTAAAATCATTGTACTTGATAGTAACAGCGTTAAAATTACCGAGATAGTTAATAGGGCATGCCTGGATAACCTCTGCAAGGCTCGGTTTGAACAAATTCGGTGAGCCGAAAGTATGCACTGCTTCAAAACTAGGCAGTACGCTTTTCACTTCCTTGGGGTGTTCCTTATTATATGAAGGCTCATCCCAGATACAGGAGGCACCAAACACATCTTTAGGCTTTGGATATTCTAAAAGCACAAACTCTTTTGCTTTAGGGTCATGCCGGAAACAGAAAACGCTGATACCTTCAGCTATCTTCTCTATCTGCTCCCTGGTTAATTCTATCTTTTCCATAATCTATAAATCTTTTAATCATTAAAATGCGTCTTTAATATCACATCCGGCTACTGCCTTGTATTCTGCCTTGAGGAAAGCAATCTCATCCTTCAGGCGCTTGATTTCTGCGGTAGGCTGATTACGCTCTACACACTTTTTCCAGTTGCGGTAGGCATAATAAAACTTATCGCATAGCTTCAGTTCCTCATCGGTGTACTTTTGCAGATGCAGACAGTGTACCTGTTTTATCTCATTCAGTTTACCATCCGCTTTAAGTACAATCAGCCCGGCATAATCAGGAAGGAGAGGATATACTTTCGCACTAAGGTACCATGGTACGCAATAATAAAAGAAATTCGGGCGGCGACGTTTCTCATCTCCATTCTTCAGCAATTCATGCTTCTGCCGCTTATGGGTGAAATCGTTCTTGAAATCAGCAAGGGATATTTTGCATTCCACCTCATACCAATATCCGCTTCGGGTCTTGATGAGCATATCACTCTCCCAGCCGAACACATAAAGGTTTTCTACGATAAACTTAGGGTTCGATTTCCAGCCGCGCAAATGCTGCTGAAGAAGCTGCTCTGATACCTGCTCCTTACTAAGGAGCTGTGCTTGTTTACTCTTTGTTCCCATCTATCTTTTTCATTTGTCCGTCCTTTAATTCATAACTCACATCTCGAAGTCTTGACTCTAACATCTTGACTTGTGATATGGAAGCTACATAAATTTCGGCTTTATCAGGATCGCAAAGATTTATATCAGGAATAATTTCATTAGCGAAATTATCTGTTTTCTCGCTACGGCTAATTCTTCTATCCGGATCGCTAACATAAAGCTTTTTTGAATCACCGTCTTCACTCCAAAAGAAATGAAGCAATATCTTTTTATCTATATGCCAAAGGTTAGCCTTTACGCAAGCAAAACTCTGTTTAGTACTCCGAGGGTCTTTGCTTTTCAGGAAATAAATCACACCTTCCTGCATAAGCGCTGGAGGTACAATAATATCTCCCACGTATTCACTATATTCACAAGGCCTGACACGATACTTACAGTTTTCCGTATCAATATCATATTCCTCTGGGTTGAAATCTCGCCAATTAGGTTCCTCCAATGGGCGATACTCCACGGGATTCCCATCCTTGATGGCTTGCAGCACCTGCAGCAAGCCATCAACATCAAACAAATAATTCTTCTTCATAACTATTTTTTATTTATAAATGCGGATAAGTCTAGGAATATAGCAACCGTAGTTTTTATATCCTGGCTCTACATAGCTGACTTCGGGATTTGTATCACGCATAGCATTTATATCATCCAAAGAGTAAGGACCTACGTAGCACGAAGGAAAGCCTATATAAAGGATAGAACCTTCATTGTCATAACCAGCAAGACGGCCGCAATATCTTCCTCCTTTTTTCGCCTGAATGCCTGTCGTAATCAGAACTTCCCGACCTTGATAAAGATGATAAATCTCCTTAACTGTCAATCCGGAAATATCCTCAAACTCGGAATCATCAGACGTAGGTATATTCTTCTGCTCCGTCCTCTCCTCGTTAGGATAAATTTTCTTTACGACAACACGTATTCCTAATTCATCGAACTCATTTTTAATTCTTAGGCCAGTGAGCCATGACTTTCTCCAATTATCAGCCCAAGAAAGAAGCCAGAAACCAACAAAGAAGCCAGCCATTACAACGATGACTGCCTCCAGACAGCAATCGTATATCTCCTGCGATAGGATGCAAGGATGGGTATAGATATTCTTCAGCTTGCCGAGAGCGTAAATAAGGACAACAGCAAGGAGGGGTACCAAAATCGCCAACAGGTTAACACCGATAACCTGGGCATAATACTTCAATTTACTTTTCATCATTTTCTTTTTGTTTTGATTCATAAATCTTTTTTATTTCATCAAGATTTCTGACACACAAATCTCGATAAGCACCTTCAAAAGTTTCTGCCTGTTTATACATGCTGTCCTTTACCATAAAACGGCAATCAAGACCGCGTGCCAGGGTTTTAACCGCAACAATAAAACCGACAAACTCGCTGGGATCATATCTATCTTTCTTGATAGGAGATTGAGCACCGATACGTATCTCATCCGTAATCTTGTATGTTTTCTTGATTACTTCCGATGCAGTATGAATACTTGTCATCGGCTCTAGAGATACAAAGGTCTTAATCTTGTATTCATCGTGCAGTTTACGCAGGGCTTCGATACGCTCCTCAGTAGAAGGAGCACCAGGCTCCAGTTTATCCTTGCCGGTGATAGTGAAACCGATGGTAAGATCACGAAGGAGATCATCCGGATAATCAGCGTCAGGTTCCAAAAAATCTTTCCATTTGTCGTTTTCTAACCAATCTGTATTTTTGGTAAGTATCGTAGCTGGAATTTGACGATCTAACAACACAAAAACTATCATTCGCAATATATCCATATCTATATCAGGATCAAACGGATCACAAGTAAACGAAAAGAAAATTCCTCCGTCTTCACGAATTACATCTTCCCCAATTCTTATTATATCTTTAGCTACAATACTTAGGGCAACAACAGCAGTCGTATCTCGAATAACTTTTTGTGGAATAGCATCATGTGCAGTCATATTGTTTTTCTTCAGATATTCATTGAGCAGCTTATCTCGCTGCTTGATGATAGGTGTTGCCAGTTCCGGCTTATCGCCGAAGACATGGCTCAATACTCCTCTGCGGTTATAACAATATGTGCAGCCGTTAGAGCAACCATGGTATAAATTGATTGCCCACTTGGCATATTCACCAGCCGCGCCCTGCGGCTGGTAAATCAATGCTCCCTTTACAGGAGTTTCTTTCGTTTCTGTTTTCATACGCTACTTTTTATTTTTCTGTTATCACAATATCGCCATTACTATCTATCTCTACGTTGCAGTCTCCCAAATCGTACCAATAATCGGGAAACATAACGCAGATTGTCTTATGGGGCATGGTGTGGCGAAATGACAGGTTAGCCATTAATCTACCTTTGGTTATCGGCGGTCCGAATAGACCGAGACGAAGCCTGTCACTCGTCTGAAATTCACGTTTTGGAGCTGTAAAGTAAACGGTTCGCGCTCGGTAGATACTGTGGAGCTTGCCGACGAAATAGATAAAAGCATCATCCCTTGCATTTTTAAAGGCAGGGGTAGATAACAATTCTTGCTTTGTCATACGCTATTCTTTTTTATCTTCTGGCTTTTCAATCAAGAATCCGATACCAGCGTGGATATTACCAAGCTTATACCACTTCTGGCTGAGAGTCATCACATAGCTGCTGAAAGCATTCTCTTCGATATCCAACTCGAAGGCTTCGTCAGTATCAGGTTCACCGTGTCTGATATAACCTTTACCTGGGGTATAGATGAGACGATAGTAAACACCATCCTTGCATAGGTACAGACCGCTATTCTTACAATCAGAACTCCACCATTTCGGATTTCTTACATAGCAAAGCATTACATCACCATCGTAAATAGGAATATATGATTTCTTGCCCTTATTCTCGCCTACGTAATCTTTGGCATCAACATTATCTACCTGGCGGGCGGTAGCCGTTAGCGTATAGCCGTTCTTTATCATTTCGGCTATATCAAGATATGCAACCTGCCATTGCAAATCAAACTCCTGCGAAAAACGCTCATCGCCTCTTTTAAAGAACGCAAGGATATTTGGCTTTCTATCCTCGCCAATGGCTGCGGTATCTTTGATGAGAGAGTTGAAGACTTGAATCTTGCTAGCTTCCAACGCCATGTTTATCATGGAATAAAGATACCCGTCCTTCTTATCTTTGATACTCCAATACTGGCCAGAAGCTATCTTACGCAGATCACCGTACATATCCATCGCCTCACGTTCCTGAATATTATGCAGATGACAGACAAACTTGTATTGGTCGGGATAAACGCATTCCACCATATTGCTAAACTTTAGCATATTCTTGATGATGCTTACATATTCTTCTGTTTCCATACGCTATTTTTGTTTATTTTCTAAATCTTCACTCTGTTCAAAGTTTTTATTCCAACAGATGATGGTACCATTTTCAGGTACTCTACAAACGTGACCTGGGCAGCACCAGCATTCAACGGAATCTGTTCTGACAAGGTCTTGGTTTATCTCATCTTTTTCTCCGTGAGGACACGGGATGTTCTTAGGGTACTCTGTAGCTACGACTTTTATCTTATTATAAGCCCCCCGAAGTCTACGCTTCAAAGTATTAATCTCTTCACGCAGCTCACTTATCTCTTTTTCCAAATCGTTATTGCGTTTGTATATACTATAAGCGGCATTTCCCTCCCATCGTTCGTACTGCTTACGGAAACGATGGTTGGTGTACTTACGGAAGAACTTAGACTTACTGCCCGATTCTATGATAAGGTCAAAGATAAAGCCTGCTATCTTCTCCTTTACATGATTCATATTTATCTTCATACGCTATCCTTCTTTATCACTATTAATAAGATCCTCATACTCTCCTATCGTGATTTCCGTGAAATCAGGATTGCACTTCTCGGCTCGAATGCTATCATCGAAGAAGGCAAAGTAACGGTCTTTGCAGCGGAGAAGCTGAGTGATAGAGATAGAGTCACCTTGAGAACCCCCTATGCCCAACTCCTTCAATATCTTGAAATGATTGGTTACAGCTTTATAGGAGGCAAGTACCGCGGCGATAGCCTTGCCCTGCTTGTATCGCTTGTTAGGTGCTACGCCAACGTAACGACCATCATTAAACAACTGGGTACCTACCTCTCGCCATAACTTCTTATCCAACTTTTCATATTGCGCAGTCGGCACCCAGATAGCGGTTATATCATACTCTCGCAGCAGACTGCGGTTAGGCTGATAACCTTGCCACTTCTCAAACTTGAAGCCAACGGCTTCATCCACTCTCTTCATATAAGCCTGATACTCTTTTTCTTCAGCATCGAGAATACTCTTAATGTATTCGTAAGCCTTACTTCCCTTTTTTGCTTCGTACAACATACGCTATTTTTTTGTTTCTAAAAACATGTATTATTTACTCACCATTTTATCATACTCCTCCTGAGTGATTGTGCCTTTATTCAAAAGGCTCATCAGGTAGAATCGGGCCACGGTACCCATGGCGATTTTCATTCCCTGATATACCATACCGATAGAATCATCATCGGTGAGGATGTTCAGGTCAGACTCCTTGCCATCCTTCTCGCAAGTTACCTTGACGGTAAACTTGTCGTCCTTCATTTCATGGAAGGAAAGGTTGAGCTGCAAAATCTGCTTGCCAAGCTCCTCTTCTTCTGATTCATTCTCTGCATTCTGCTGCTTTGTTTTTTCTGCCATAATCTTTAATATTTTTATTTGTTTTAATAACTATCAACTAATCTTTTGTGCATTATCGAAAAAATCGCTTAGAAGATGAACGCAAGTTATATTTATCGCTCAAGTCTTTAACAAGGAAATGAGCGTGACCATCCTCTTCCACTCTTTTTTCCTTATACCCACTGCGCTTGTACCAGTCTAACACCCAAGGTTCGCTTTCGCGGTCGTCCCAACGCAATCCGACAGTAAGACATCTTTCCATAACACACACTACCTCGGCTTCTCGCATCATTTTTCGAGCGACACCAGCCTTCCTTGCACAATCATCTACAAAGACCGCCCAAATGAAGGCATCGCAATCTTTCCAGAACGGATCACTTTCCTTCGCATGTTGTTTTGGTATATCAAGATGCAAGGTGCCGTAAACTTCAGTCTCCAGGTTTTCAGTCATTAAATATCTGCGAACGTTGTACCAATCTTGCAGCTGATGTGAAAGTTGGACAAAAGAGTAGACTTTGACATTACTGGCATGTTCACTCTTGTTGCCTTTCTGCTCATCAGCTTTGGATTCCTCTGCATCCATTTGACGGATTTTCGCTTTCGTCCAATTAATCAGACTAGGGTATATCATAAAGGAAACGGCTATACTCGCAAAAATCCAATACGCAGCTAACATCTTATCAGATAAGAACAGTTCTAGATATAGCTTGCCAAGATGAACTGTATTAGAAGCTAACGTCAATATACCATAAAAGACCAGTGTTACCATAATCACGGCAAGAATTGGTATCGCAACGATACCCACCCGTTTCAAAAATCTCAATACTTTCATTTTCTTTGTTTTTTGATTATTACTTTTGAACTGCGATAAAATCACGGGAGGCAAGACGAGAACAAAGTTCCTGAATATCGCGGCTACTATCTCCATCAAGGGCTGACCCGACAACAAACATATCACGAATTACATTATGGTCCACTTTCTTGTAGCAGGGGTAGCCTTCCGGTTGAAAAATATCACTTTCGTTCAGAAAGACGAATGTACCATTAAAGTAAACCACCTCATATATACCAGACGTTTTTTCGTCTTTAAGTAAATCATGCTCCCAAATCTCTGCACCATACATATCTTTCATCCCCGTATATTGGCAAATGGTATAACTTAATACCGGGATAAAGCCGCACCCAAGGAAAACCGCATTTTTAGGTAAATCCTTACGCGATTCAAATGTCAGAATGCAAGATGCACCAGGATAAGCATTGCCAGGAGCTGGGAGGCCATACACCCAATCCAACGTATCCTTGCGCTTTGCCCTAAACTTAATATCTTTCAAATCCATACGCTATTTTTTTAATTTAACAATATAGGTAATCTTCTCCACACCCCTCCATTAGGCTGGAACTCGTTCTGCCAATCACGATACTCTACATCGAAACGAACCCCAAGATCTATGAATTGTTGGAGATTCAATGTAGAAAGAAGCTCGTCATTTTTCTCCTTACGGTCCATTAAGATAAGCCTGCAGCTTTTCATGGAGACAAATATATGAAAGAAAACATCCAGTGCATTCTTTCCCAACATGCCTTGTATAGCCCAACGCTCACGATTGGTTCCTTTAGGTGAGATGTTTACGCCATCTATATCGGTATAAACCTCATTTTTGTTCCATTGTTCTACGTTGTGGTACATAGAATATCCCGAAGTATAAACATAAAGGTTTTCTATGTTTTTATACTGACCGCGCAGATTTTGCACGAAATCTGCAAAGTATGGAATTTTGAAAGGTTCACCACCTGTCAGCAACACGGTTTTTGCGTTGTTAAGTTCCTCAACCGTTACAACCGGAACAGAACTTAAATCATATTGGTCATTACAGCACAAAATGCAATGATTATCACAATCTGTATTTAACATCAGATGAATAACGGAATGATCCGCATTCTCTTCATCTTCATAATATCTTATCATACGCTACTTCTCGTTTTCTTTTTGTTGAACATCTTCTTTCTTATCTTCCACATACTTCTTGCCGCAGAAAGGGCAATACTCGGGTAGGATGTTTACCTGGTTCCACTTTTCGCAGAAAGAGCCATCTTTCTTCTGTTTATGGAATAAACCATAAACATTCACCATCGCAATGCCCGATGGAATACCGATACTTGTATCAAGGCAACCACTCTCGTTGGTCTTCTCCTTAACCATTTTCTCAACTCTGCTAATACAATTACATGCCATAATCTTTAATGTTTTTATTTGTTTATCTCATTTCATTTAATTCATCATAGAAATCAAGATGGAACTGATGCCAGGAAATTTCTTTCAAAGTTTCATCTTTTTCTCTAAACCTCATGCTTGGCTCATCCACATAGAAGAAGACGCGGCTTCTGAAAAAATAGAGTTTAAACGGCCAAATCGGTCTATTCACTGGCTCTGTGAGGTTCAAACCTATTCTTATATCATTGAAACCTGCTACAGGGTTATACGAGTCAAGCACCTGCTGAACAGCCCTACCCTGCTCTGTCTTTTGGTTGGGAATCAAGTAATGATAAACGCCGCTCGAAAAACGATGAGTAAGAATTTTCACCCAGGCTCTCTTATCTAATTTAGCCCGTTGCTCTGGCGTTACCAGTATCTTCTCGATTCTAAATCGGCGAGTGAGAAACCAATTTTCCTCAACGTGTATATCTTTATCGAAATCAGAACCGATAGCTTCCACTATTCGCTTCTTGTAGTTTACACGTTCTTGCAATTCAGCTTCGACAATACCCTTAATGTATTCGTAAGTCTTTGTTCCTTGTTTTGCTTCGTACAACATATCTTCTTCGTTTTTTAGTTCTTACTCTTAATCTGCGACGGAATAGCAGAGGATGAGGGCGAGATGGAGGCGGCGGTGGCGGGATATTCGGCGGCTTTATAGGCTCATGCCCACCTTCAAATATTCCGGAAACCAACACCAGGAAGAATATCGCAAATACCCAAAGCATGGTTACGATGATCTTTTCCTCCGTCGATAACTCTAACGTCATTTCTTTCTTCTCCTATTACGTTTATTCTGTATATACTGCCCGAAGTCTTTAGGAGTAGAAATCATCATCTCTATTGGCTCCGGACACTTATAAATACTCTGAGGATAACCAATATATAACATTTGTTTCTATACACTAATTAAAATTTATGATCATTACAAACATTAAAACATGATGTTTTGTCATTATGTTTAACACACCATGCAGAGGCACGATGGTCATCGTCGACACTGTACAAAAAACAGTTACCGCAGAACTGATCTACTTCATCGGGCATACGCTTATCTATTTAAATGATTATTACAAACCAAATCACATGATGTTTCGCCTTGCGAATCGATGCACCAGCCTTGGCCGTAGGCATCTTCGTTGTCGAACCAAAAGCAGTTACCGCAACATTTCTTTTCTTTCTTTGCCATAAGCTATTTGAATCTGATTACGAACATATTCTTTTTTAGCCACGCATCGGGGCACATGCCCTTTTTTGGCTTATCTACCGTTATCTCGTCGATTTCCTTTTCGATATACGGTTGGTTATCTTTCGGATAGCCGAGAAGAAAATGAACGTGTGTGAAAGGCTCTAATACCTCCTTGCGGTAAGTTCTATCTTCCGGACTGTCCGAAGTGTGCTTGAGCCCTCCGGTAAGATAACCTTGCACGAAAAGGCCTCTATCGGAAGCACGATGATATTTGGCTACACCAGCTATCAAGGCTGGCCTATTCGGTATATCCTTTCTAAATAAACGAATCGTCCAGTATAAAGAGCATTCCCGATACTCCTCTGTCTTCTCTCCGCTAGCTATCTTCTGATACCACTCATCAGTAAGATGAATGGTTAATATTTTCTTCTCTGCCATAGCTATTTACCTTTATATTCTATACCATTTCTTTCAAGAAATTCTTCGGCTGCCTCTAGGCTGTCAAACTTCAGGGGGCGACCGAAATAATCATTAAAGTATCTATATCTCTGCCACCAATGCTTTTTGTACATGATGAAGTACCTTTTTCTATACGCAAGGCTCGATTGAGGGTCCACATGCCCATAAAAGAATCTGGGGAAATAAAGTGAAAAAATTTTTATCTTCATACTACTATTTCTTTTTAACTTACTACCTCTACATACTTCAATTTAGCAAATCGGTATGAGGTGTATACTCCATCGAGTGTTTTATTGACTCTTGCCGTAAATCTCAGGATGCAGCCTGTATAATCGTGAAATCCTAAGATGATATACTTCTCACCGACATACCCTGCTACGTATGCGCCAATATCTTTTCCCTTATAAAGGGCTGGCTTCCCGCGATACACATCAAAAAAGTCTTTGTTTGTCATGCGCTATTTGCTATAATCTACCCGCTCATCTTTGAAACCGGTGAGGCGCTTGGCATCCTCCTCGGTTATCAATTCCAAATCATCGTTATTGTCATTATCCTTGATAACCAAATCATCGGTAAGGACGAAATAATACTTACCCTCATGGGTGGTAAGATTGGGAGGACGGAAAGGTCTGCAGGCAACGAGGGCACGCAGCCCTAACTTCTTCAGAATATCATCGTAAGTGGTAACTGGAGGATATGAAGACATCACTTTCTTTATGGCCCTACCCTCTTCATTATTCAGATTAGGAGCTACCCAGAACTGATTATCATCACTATAAGTCCTGTTCCAGACTTCCTTATCCAATGTTTCGTATTCCTCGGGAGTAACAACAAACTCGTAGATTTCCAACTTTCGGGAAAAGGTTGAGTTTACGTAAGAGGCAATGACTCGGGTTAACTGGAAGGGTATCGCCTTGCGGATGCGATCGCAATACTCTGCGTTTTGCTTTCGCTCCTTATCTATCACGTCCTTCACCCACTCGAAAGACTTAGAACCTTCTTTTAATTTAAATATGTGCATAGTGCTATTACTTTAAATGATTTTTCTTAGGACCAGCGATTGAATCGCTGGGAACGGTGGCGCTCTTTTGCTTTTTGACTTGGCAGGAGCAGGAGGCTGAGTGAATACAGCAGATGTAGCATCTGGCGTTTTCAAAAATGATGTACTCGTGACCTTTTGAGGTGACGGTAATGCTGCTACCTTTTATGCGGTCGCCTTCTCTGTAATCGGTAATGAGAGCATGGATCAGCAGATAGAGCATGCCGAACATAAAGAGTGTAAATATCACATCTGAGGTCGTTGCTTTCAGCTCATTAAAGAGCTTCTTTAACTTTGCCTTATCCATACGCCTTAACAATTATAGAGCTTGATACCATAGCGGTCCTTCATCAGGGTTACTGCCCAGTCGGGATAACCGCCTTTATGCTGTTCCTGATAGATTTCTATCTCCCGGTTATAGCGCTGTAGGAGGAGAACAAATCTAGGGTCGGGCGTTTCGCCGCCTCGGATATGATACTTCTCCTGGGCGAACTGCATTTCTACCCTCAGCTTGTAGCTGTAGGTAAACTGCTCGTTGCCTCCCTCGTGGAGAATGATAGCCATAACGCGCGCCAGGTCATCTTTATTCACTACCGCCATGCCTACTGCATCGGCTGTGCGGAGAGTAACGAGATAAAAATCATAATCAAAATCTGTTTTATCCATATCGTTTTGTTTTTACTTAATCTTCTAATAGAGACTGAGGAAACTTCAGTTCCTCGCAACCGCTAATCTTTATTTTATTTGCCATTGTCTTCAAATGTTTTTTCCAGTTCTTCCGGAATTTGAACTTCACGTATTTTCTCTATCTCATAGCCTTTCTGAATAACGTTCAGCATACTGGCGTAGGTAAGCTCTTCTATTGAACCGGGAGTCTGATCACCACAAGGCTTACCATTCTCGCGTATTGCATCTTTATCTGTCAGCGAAGACTCCATTCGGCACAGAAAGACTCCGATAGCCAATAATACGAGGACTGGACGATTATCGGGATCATCGTTATAATCATCGGTGATTTTATCGGCAGTGGCTATCATCTTACGATAATCAACATTGAGTTTTTCCTTTTCTTCGGGTTTAAGCTGCTGCCAGCTTGCGTTGTTATTGTTTTTATTTTCCATATTGTTTTGTTTTTAATTGGCAACAGATTTTTCGCTTTGCCGGTTGGTTTGAGTGGAGTTTTCGTATTTCCGAAACTCATGCTTCAGCCTCCGATTCTGGTTCTTCCGGCCAGCCGTACTCCTGATAACCCGCCTTATGTGCCTCAGCTGATTTCTCACGGCGATTGTCATAATATACAGGCTGCTCACCTGCGGCTACTCGCTCCTTATTGTACTCTGCATAGGCGAAGGCTAGCTTATCCATATACTCTTCGTTAGCACGGCGTTTAGCAATCTTGTAGTCTTGGGTAGCTTTCTGATATTTGGCATGAGCTTCGGAACGATCAGCATCTTGCTGAACGAAGAAAGATTTCTTTTCCAAGGTTTGCTTGCCGAGAAATTCTTTCAGGCTAGACTTCTGACGTTTCTTGAACTCAACTTCCTTATCCAGGAGTTCCTTCTTACGTTTCGCAAAGGCCTCGCCGCCATCGGTCTTGATTTTCAAAGCAACTTCGTGCTTTTTGTCTCTTTCCTTACGCAAAGGCGCAAGGACTTCTTTCTGAAATTCTTCTAATGTTCTCATTTTCTCAAAATCTTTAATGTATTATAAAACTTTTCTTAGTCGAAGAGGGAAGGCTGACGTGCCTTCAGCTCCTCTTCTTTTGCTGCCTTTTCCGCTTTCTCTTCCTGAACTGCAGCAGATAGTATCTGTTTCAGTCCCTTGCGAGAGGCGAGAGGTTCCCTTGATACGAGGGAAATAAACTTATCTCTGCCCAGTTTGCGGTAGAAAGGAATAAACTCCTTATCCACCAAATCGGCAGGGGCACTAGGAATCAGTTTGCCCTGGTAAGGCTGACCTTTTCCATCTACTACCAGGAAATGGCGTGTGCCATTTTCCTCATCTGATATATCAATGCCTCCGGAATATTTGGCTATGCTGAGTTGACTGCACAGCCAAGCCTCCTTGGCTATCACGATTGTTTTCATTGGGCGAGGGGTTGCTTATTTTTCTGCAGTTAAATCATTCTTGATTTCATCCCACATCGCCATCTCTACCTTCTTACCGTCGAAGTGGCCAACGGCAACCAGTTCGCCACCTTCCTGGGTAGCATCAGCAGAAGAGATAGCACTACTGCGGATAATCATAATATCGAACTCATGGATAGCATCGAGGATGCTCTTCATATCGATGTGCTGCATATTCTCTCTAGCATTCAGACGGATGCGCTGAATATCAGCATCAGTCAGCTTACTGGACGTTTTCTCCTGCGCATCCATCACTGCCTGCGTCTCGATAGTGATACGCTGCTGCTCATAAGCATCAACGAGCAGTTCCGAGTTTTGTATCTGGGCGGCGATGTTCAGGAACTTCTCGAACAATTTACTTCCACCCGCAAGCAGCGTGGTAGCTAAACTCTGCTCAATGAGAAGAGTCTTACCTTTTACCTGCCAGTAAATCAATCCAGCCTTCTCCCACTTCTTGATCGTGGCAATTACGCTGGTCAGACTATCCAATGTTTTGAGAGCTTTCTTTGCTCTATGTCTTTTAAACGGATTCCACATAATCTATATATTGTTTAAAATGAATATTCCAGTGAAAAAAGCGCCCTATGCTCACGCACTGGGGAGGTGTAGGGAAATGTGAATAGACAACCCTACATTGCTTTTGCTTGTAGTTATTGTAAAATAAATACGGAACATCCTTTCGCTAAAGGTGTCTGCTATGAAGCATTTACATTAATTCAATAATTTAACAGTTAGAGCTTTAAAATTCTTCGATAAACTATATTGAATCTTAAAACATGAATTACCATTAATGAGTAATGAACCTGGTACCGTCTACCTCGAGCACCAGAATGTCGTTCACGACACGGATTTCTCCGCTGTTTACGAACTGCACCTTTCTCTGATGCCTCAGAATGTCTACCTTCAGACAAACGCATTCACCTTCATCTACATGCCCGGTCTTAGTGAGGAATTTGATGTAGAACGATTTGCGCTTTACGTTCCTCGCTGTCTGCGGATGCACATAACCAGTAACCTGCTGTCCGCTGCGGGGGTCTATCCACTGCCACTTTTCGCAGAACTGACGGAGGTTCTGATAAGATTGATGATATTTTGCCATAACTCTTATCTATTAGTCGATGAATTTATACGAAACCACCGAAGTCATAATAATCACGAGGACCATCCTGCTCCTTATCCTCTTCGTAAGGAGGAAGCTTGGCTTGCAGAAAACGGTTCAGAATGATACTGCCTACCTTTCGTTTTTCCTTGGCTACCCTTTGCCGATGCCGCAATATATCAGGAAACAGGATATTCTTGAGCGGGTTCGACCAATCGGCTGCATCGTTACATGCCGAATAATCGGGGTACAGCACCATAGAGTAATGCGATAAATTACCGTTAGGGGTATCGAGCATCGGACCAGCCAACGTAAAGGCTTTCTCCTCGTTGTAAAGAACCATGTGCGAAGTCTGTAGGGTCACATCATTATGGTTCTGATACAAGATTCTGTCTCTGTATTCCATCAGATGAATATCTATCCAGTCTTCTACACTCTTATCGGTAGAGAGCACCAGGTGAGTTATCCAACCTCGCTCAAAGCAGGTTTGAAGATAGTTGATGATATACCCGGTAGCAGATGTTCTGCTTACGGTCATCGCCAACACCATCACGCAGAAATGATTTTTCTGCGCCCGGTTGGGATTTACATCTGCCAAGTATCCGATAGCGTGGAAGAATTTATCTACCAGCACATCGCCGTGCGTATAGAAGCTCAATGCCCGCCGTGGGGCTTGGATGATTGCCTTGGGCAGCTTTTTATCTACACAGCAGGGAGGAATAAAGAGCAAAGTATCATTCATAATCTTATCTTATTCGTTCGATGTAAGTTTATTCACTAATAATCATCGGCATGATCAGGGTCAATGCTCTAGGTGATGATTCGTTTGCGGTGATTACCCCAGCGCGGCTAGGGTCGCCAAGATGCAGGCATACGGTATCAGACTGGATAGGTGCCAGGGCATTCAGCAAACTGCTTGCCTTGAACCCGATACGATGACCATCTACGCAATTACTATCGATGATAAGTACCTGGTCGTTCGCCGCCATATTGAAGTCCAAATCCTGCGCTGCTATATCGAGGAACATGCCTTCTTTCTTCAGGACGATCATGTTGCTGCTTTCTGAAGAGAAGAGTGCTACACGCTTTACTACGCTTGCCAACTCCCGTTTGTCTACCACAACATCATAAGGGTTGTTGCGAGGAATTACCGAATTATAATTAGGGTACTGACCTACCATCTTTTTGCAGACGAAGGTAATATCATTACCCGAAGTGAAGCGCACCATACTCTCGTTTGCTTCTATATCAATATCTGCGCAGTCATCAAAAACCGCCAAGCTCTTGAAGAAGGTTCTTTCTACGAGAATAATGCCAGGTGTACCGCTACGGAAGAAATTGCTGCCTCCCGTTTCAGGGTTGTTGGTATGAATGAGCTTGATGAGAGAGTGACCATCAGAGGCTACAAAAGTAACCTCACTTCTGTCCTCGGCTACATCGATGCAGAGACAGTTCATGATTGGTCGAAGTTCTGAATTGCCTACAAAGTTACCGGCATGAGAGAGCACATTACCAAAGGTTGCCATCGGCAGGGAGATATGAAGACTGGCATTATCAGGCTGCGCTGCACGAGGAAATTCCTCGGCGCTGAAATAAACCAGACTGACGTTACCCTTCTTTACATTTTCGCCGTTCTGGGTACAATACTCAATATTCATTGAGCGGTTCTTATCCTGAGATAGATCCATGGTGACTACGCAGTCAGCAGGGAGTGTAGAAAGGAGAGACAACAGAGACGTGATAGGAAGAACAACGTCTTCTTTGAAGCTGCCTTCCACGATACTGAGAGGTGCAGGGATAGATAACTCCGAATCAGTGGTAGCTGATACGAAGAAGAACTGACCATCTTCCTTGCGCTGGGTAAGGAGCACATTGCTCAAGATGGCGATGGTTGACTTGCTGTCGATACACTTCGCAGCTTTCTGCAAAGCTTGACGAAGCAAGAGGGATGATTGCGCTTGTATTTTCATTTTGCTTTTATTTTTTAGAGAAATTCGATTTCTTTGTTTAAAAATTTAATATATGTTTGGAAGAACTGCTTTACCTGCTCACAGGCTCCGCTACCGGTATAGGTACATCTGCCCGTGCAGTTGGTTCGGGTACCATCGGGACTCTCGCAATACCCACCGGGACCAGTGCCGCCTCGATGCTGCGGGCAGAGATACACGAAGGTATCTACCCAGGCTTGGCGATTGGCCATCCTTATGCCTTTCTTCTTTGTTTCTTCTTTCTTTGCCATTTTTGCTTATAACTTAAAGATGACCAGCGATAGAATCGCTGGGAACGGAGACGTAAAGGGAATAAGGTTCTTTTTACCTTTTTACCCTTTTACCTTTAAAAAGGCAGGTCGCTCTTATCTATTTCGTCTACCGTAGCTGCGGCATTGTTGCCATCGCTAGCGTTCGGTATAGCTTGCCTTCTGCCCTGCTTGCGGGAGGTGAATGTCTTCCATCGCTCTTCCTCTTCTGGGGTGAGAATAACAATGTTGCCATCGTCATCACGGTATGGTAATGGGTCGGGACCTTCAACGTATTCCTTCGCTATCCGCTTTAACTCGTCGTAGCTTTCCGGAATATGATCCTTTCCGCTACGGAAGAAGAAATAGACGTGCTTACTGGTCTTTACCCTGCGGATATGCTTTGGCTCCACACTATCATCGTTTTCCCATTCACGCCCTACGAAGTATTCCTCCGTTATCCAGGCGCGAAGCTTGAAACAGCCATGGCGCTTATTGTCCTCACCTATCAGGAGATGATCAGGATTGCAGATGATATTCATATTCTTGCAATACTTCTTGATTTTCTTCTTGAAGGTGGCTCGGCTATATTCCTTACTTTTACCCTCGCTGGCATCAGCCCAATCACGCATGAACTCATTAAACATTTCGTCTGCACAGATAGGTGCTGAATAGACTTCATTACGACTGAAGAACCACTCGAAGTAGTTCACCGTGTTCTCGGTCAGCTCTCTTACCATCAGTCTTCGCTGAACGTTTTTCTGAGGAGCAATCACAAAGGTATGATAGCGCATGATAAACTGAACGGCTAAGGCACAGATGTATATCGCCTGATTGCGGTCTCGCTCATTCAGATTCTCCGGTTCCTTAACGAGGTTCTTCATCACTTCCTTTGGGGAACGTGCCAGCTTATGCTGCATCGGATTTTCTCGACAGAATCTATCCGAGAAAGATACCAAAGGAAAACGGCCGATGGTAGACTCATCATCATCACTCAACTGCGAGTTGCTGGAAATTACGTTCGTTGGCGATTCTTCCAACTTGAAGACGATAGGGTCACCAAACTTTCGTTCTACCTTGGCTCCCGCCGTTACCTTATTATAAAAGTACTTCATGGGGAAACCCGAAGGTTTATCTTCCCAATGTACTACCCTATATTTACCCGGAGAAATCAGCAGGTCGGAAAGACTGAACTTTGCATCGGCAATCGTCAGGAAATCTTTCATATCGACGCGCAGTACATTGACTGCTGAACCTACCACAAGTTCTATCATCAGTGATTTACCCGAACCGCCACTTGCCTGCTTCTCGTCCTCCACCTCATCTTCGAGAAGATAAGGACAGATACTCTGCATATCAGCCCATGAGCGATAACAAATTCTTCCTAAACAGGAAATCATGTTGGCAAAATGGGAGTCGATGTCGGCGATAGCTTCGGCAGGCATGGGCTCTTTGTTACGGATGCAATCCTGCTCCAGTCGCCACTGCATATTGCAGCAGCCTCGAATCACTCTCAGGATAGGCCAAAGCTCCTTCTCCTGCTTACCTTTCCAATCCACCTGCCAGCGGAAGGTTTGCGCCCAATCTTTAAGCTCGGATTTTTTTTGGTCGATTTCGGCTCTTGTGAAGACTGGCGAACCGTCTTCGTTGGTCTGAGCTTCCTGCTGGGCGATGACTGCCACCCTATCCTTGTATTCCTGGCTCTCGCTGATAACAAACGGAGGATTGAACACCCTCATCGTAAAATCATACGGTCTTTTAGCCAGGGCAGGTATAAAGAAATTCAGGCGGTCATAGCTGACTGGCATGATGGTTTCGGGCGTAATCTTCAACGCTACATTGCGGAAAAAGAAATATTCCGTATGCGCATCGAAACTTTCTGTGAAGTCTATCACCATGCCCTGCAAGCCGCCAGCCGATTTCTCGCTGAAATTCTTGTCTATCAGGTTCGCGCAGTCTGACATCATCTTGCGCTCCTGATCATTATGCCGCCAACTCTGTTCAGTAAACTGCAGAAGTTGGTTTTTCGTTGCTTGGATGATACTCTTCTGGTCGATGTATTCTACGAAACATCTATCCAGATGGATATACTGACCTACAAGGTCGGTACTCTCAGGGTCTATCATTCTGTAATAGCCGTGACAGGTCATAAAGAGCCACACCTTGGTAGGCGATACCTTGCAGGTAGGCGGTTTAGGTTTGCCGCTTCTCGGATCACGGGGATATTCTATCTCGAATGGATCGGTGTTGTTGGCACCCCGCAATCTCGAATATAGCGGCAACCTTATATCGTGGTCGAACTTGAAGTTATCGGTATCATCCATGTGGTAGCACATCAGATAATCTCTCACTGAGCGAGGAGAGCAACCGTACAACCAGTTCCACCTTTGATTATATCTACTTCTGAAGCCATCGGGCAGCGTGGCATAACAAATATCGCAATACTTGGTTGCGATGGCTCCGCAATCCCTTTGGCTGGCGATGTCGTTAGGGTAAATCATGATAACCCTTTCGGCAAATCGCTTCATCTTCTGATACTGAACAGCATTGAAATCGAGTTTTTCCTGTCTCCACTGCCCACGCTCGATATACCAGAAGTTTCTTCTGCCTAGCGAGAAGGCTACGTGGTACCAGCAGTATTTCTGAAAATGCTTATCCTGCGCCTTATCCTGACGCAGGGAACGCATGGCGTAATAAATACTCAGTGCATCTTCCGGGGTCCGGCAGAAAACGATGTTCTGAGCTTTGATGTCGCCTACTTCTATAGGTTCCTCCTCAACATGGAAGGTGCCTTTCGGTTCACCATCCTTGGTTTCGTTCTCTACCCATATTTCTTTCGTCTCGGTGTAAGCCTCTCCCGGTTGCAACTTTTCTATTGCCGAGTGAACGGCCGTAGAGTTGTTACTCCGATGGTCCATCGCATAGGTGAAAACCTTGTCACCCATCAGCCACTTGCTCACCTTCCTAACGCTATGTTCCTCACAGGTAGAGAAGACGATAGGGTCTTGCTGCATGGCTGGACGGAAGAAGCATCCGCAACTGCCTTGAGGTGCTATTACGTCCGTTGCGAAGCAGACGAATAGCGGGTTCCAGGGTGTGCCGTAAATGATTTCACTCACCAGTTGTCCGTTTCTCACTACGTGGGGCAGCGTTACCTGGTCCACGGCATAGATGCGGAAATCTTCATTCAGCATCTTGGTGTTGAAGTCCTTTCCGAAGCCGTATTGCGGGATTCCCTTAACCGATGTGACTTCGCACCCCAGGGCTGCGAGCTCCTGGGGGTTGAAGTCAGTTTTTGGCATAAATGAGAAAGTTTCTATCGTTTGTTGAGCGATTGTGCGATAGTCCATTTTTGCAAAGAGCATCGGCCATTTGGCTCTCGTCTTCTCGTTATCGCCATACACCCTCACGATGAAGTCATGGCACAGACGCAGCAGACTGGCTCCGTGCATCGGCAGTTTGCGCATGGCAGCATAAAGCTCTAAGGCTCCATAGCCATACTTGCCGGTCTTGGTACACATCCAGCGCAGAGCACCATGCTCTGCCTTAGAATTGTCTTCCACCCCTACACCGTTATACATACCGCCTCGCTCATTATTGTAGATAATGAGGTGAGGAGTCTGCTTTGCTTTGCCCTGCTCGCCATCATCCGCCTCTTCCTTCTGGCAGAGGGGACAGAAACAGGCTGTCTGTCCCTCGATGCGCTGCTCATCGGCAGGTTTTACGAGGAATGCCATGTCAAGGTTGGCAATCTGGTTCAATATCGGGTGGAATAACATATCTTACAGTAAGAGTATTATAGTTAAAAGAGAAGGGAAGGCACCACTCTTGACCATTGACCAGCGATGGAATCGCTGGGAACGGAGGCGAAGGGTAGGCCAAACTTCAAGTGTTTACATCTTGCCGGGTTATATTCCAGAGCGAGCGGTCGGAGCATTTGAAAATCTGTGGTACTCGCCCGCTGCAAAGATGCAGTGAATCGTAGTCGTAGGGCATTACTGACTCCTACAACCCTTGCATAAGAGTGTTTCCAGAATGCCTCCCCTATTCTCTTTATATCATATTGTCAAAGAAAGAAGACCTTTCGGGCGACTGGCAAAAAACTGAGGATGCCGCAGATACCGTCCGATGGGGTTCCCAGGCTTTTTAATCAGACTATCCCCCTTCTTCTTGAAGCTGCGGGTGTGAGATAATGCGATGAATGTTTCCAAGTCCACCTATCGCCCGTCCGGTCTTCCTGCCATTTTAACCGATGGCTCGGTGTCTAACAAAATAAAAATCGGAAACGAAGTGTATCGTACCGAAGTTGCATGATGTCATGCAGAATATCTTTTATTTCTTCATATCTTTATGTTTTATAAATTCAGAAATGTTTCCAGGCGATAATGCCTTATCTTACAGTTGCAGATGGTTTCCATGCGGTGTACTATCATCTGCGAGAGACTTTCCATCGTGAGGAAGTCGGTATTTAGACCGATAATCTGCACTTCCTGCCTCCAGTATATCTTCCCGTTCTTGCGGCGGCAACTGTGCGAAGGCGTGATAATCATATCTTCCACGCTGCCCGTCATCATCCTGCAAAGATACTCACAGGTATCTTTCAGCAGGGCGAAGGGCGCATAGAAAAGGAGGGTTGGAATATCATCCTTCAGTCCGCTCATCGTCTCGGTATAGGCGAAGCGATGCAGCATTCTGTATTTAGATAAGTTCCTATGCCTCTGCTGTATGCCCTTTCGGTTAGGGATATATGGCAAATCAAACAGTCTTGGCATAGCCTTCTCTTATCTTTTTCATCATCTGCCAGGTACTATAGATACTTCGCTTGCAGTCGAAGATAGGGTCATGTGCCGCACCTTCATCGGCGATGTCTTTATAGTCCATAGTCAGGGCATAAGCCTTGTCGAGGTCGAAAGGTTCCCCGTTTGGCTCGGCTGCATCCCAGATAATTCTCGCACATTCCAGATAGAACGTGCGATGATCTCTCAACTGGGTATGCTTTATCTCGAACTTGATACCCATCTCCCAGCAGATATATCTCAAGATAGCTACATCGAAATCAGTACCCTGCGCCCAAAGGCAAAGTTCATCATCACCGAGCTTCTTCTTGATATAGGCTATCCAGCCGAACAGATCGTTCACGATTACATCAATCGGCTGACAAGGTGCCTCGTCGCTGTCATTGCCGAGCAAGGCAGCTTTTGCCTCGTCACTCTGTTTTGACCACCATTCTGCCGTACTCTTGTCAAATGCGAACCCGTTGATGAACATGCTTCGCAGGTCAACGTGAGCAGAAAAAGTGGAATTTCTTAACACACCATCACCTTCATCAAAGAAAGGTGATTCGTCCCCATATCGCTTCCACGCCACCGCACCGAGACTCATCACGGCTGCGGTGGGCGAGAGCGAACAGGATTCCCAATCAAAGGTTACATCTATCATTATATATGGTTACGAATTTTACCTTTTTACTTTTTTACCTTTAAAAGCAAGAGTGCTTTAATTCCTTCCTGCTCCCATGGCTTCCAGTCATCAGCGGTAAAACGCTTGATGATGGTCGTGCGGCTCATGCCTCGCTCCTCCATAAAGGCAAAGAACTTCATGCAGAGACCGTTGTTGGCCTTCTTCAGACAGGTGTAGAACACACCCGACTCATCGCTCATAGCAGCCTCAAGCAAATATCCCTTCTTACTAATCTCGTTGCCCAGGGCATCGGTCTCTACATACCCAGATAATAGGTTAGCTACTTCCGGTATAGCTAAGAACTGCTTTTTGCAGTTTTTAATGCCTTGGATTTCCCAAGCGTCGAAACCTTTCTGAAAGAAACGGAGATAGAAAGTTGAGATTGTGAAGCCCTTATCCGATAAAAACTCAGCTAAGTTCTTCTTTTCCTCCACAGAAATATCATTTACCTCTAATGGAGAGTTCTTTCTGCAGATTTTTTCTATAATTTCCTTTGTCATTTCGATTTTATTTCTTAATTTTGGTGCAAATTTAAAGATTAAAATCGAAACAACCAAATGTTACCTATATTTTCTTTCAGAAATTAGGGGAATTTAACATAGGTTACATATATGAACTGATTTCGAGATGAACAGATTAGAGTTATTCACCTTATAAATGTAGTTGAGATATGAAGTACTTTTACAATTACAGCTTCCTAGACAAATGGATGGAAGCAAACAGCAAAATCACCAATAAAGAAATTATGAAGGCTATGGGTACTACGAGTAATGCGTGCCTGGATAGCTGGATAAGAATGAAGTCGCCGCTGCCTACCATCGCCATGCTGCGATTCTGCAATGCGTTTCACGTTCCGCTCTCGGCATTTATCGTAGATGCGGACCAGCAAGGAAGGGAAGGCTGCTGCGAGGAGGGGTATGTATGCCCTGGTATAGATGACCAGTTTGAACCCGATGGGGGCTATCTGGATAATGAAGAGAAGCGCAAACAGGGTACGAGGGCGCTGCGCAATCCGCTCGATGTGGAGAGGATGAAATCGGTAGTGCCTGGGTGGACCAGCGTTGGAAACGCTGGGAACGGAGGCGCAAAGGGGTTAAGGCTCGGACGCAAGGAAGAGCACAAGGAAGAGACTGCCGCTGCGCCTATGGATGCTGCTGCGCCTATGAATGCCGCTGCCCCTACTCCGATTACGGAACCGGTTACAGCAGCAGAAACGGACATCAGCTTGAAGACCCTTAACCGCATGCTCGATATTATTGCTGAACAGCAGAAGCAGATAGGCGATCAGCAGAAGCTCATCAGCGAACTCACCCATCGTCTGGAATCTCAGCAGCCTAGCTACGGCATGGTGGCAGAAGAGATACATCGCGAGACGGAATAAAATAAAAACAGCCAGCTATCCATCACGGACGGCTGGCTGAGAATGTTTCAGCTTAAACTACGTTTTAGAAACAACTCATATAAAACATATAAAATAAATATATATAAAATATAAAGAACGAAATATGATTAATGCTCATTTACTGCTGCCATCTTGCGACGAAGGAACTCCTTCTCCGTGATAACCTGGCAGTCCTCGCTTGTGCTCACGTAAGGCACATCGGTATAGAAGAAGCCATGATGCAGAAAGAGGATAGGCGTTGTATTGCCAAAGGAGAACGGAAGCTGCACCTCCTTGCCTTCCTTACCCTTCGCCATCTTAGGCTTGAACTGCAGGATAGCGATAAGAGCCGTTTCATTTACGATAGGCAGTGCCATCATCTCCTTCTCCAGTTCGCTGTTTTCTTCTGGAATAAAGAGCGATGTGCTCTGCATTCCGTCCTTGGTAGGAGTCTGAATGCTCGTCCAGCCTTCATTGCTGATCGTGTTTTTGAACTCTACCATCGCCACACCACCTGCAAAGCCTTCGGGCGATTCGTAGTAGGTATCGGCTCCCTGCTTCTCTGCCCAGGCTCTCGCCTTCTCGCTTGCTTCACTACACTCAGCAAGAAATGCCTTCAGCTTCTTGCCTGTCTCACTCTCCTCAGCTATCTTCAGATAGTTGTGAGGTCTGTTTTCTTTTTCCATAAATCCTTATTTTTTTTTATCTATTATATAATTTTCGAGAAAAATTGTATTTTTGAGTATATATTTTCAGCGAAATATTGTATTTTTGAGAGTTAAACCAGCGATAG